GATTAACCCTAGTTACGGAAAACTACACATCAATGGCAATGGTGGGGGTGCCTGGACTAACTACTACTATTTTAACGGTGGTGGCGGTCTTTCCCATTCGACCAATTGGGCACTGGCAAATACTTCTTTATATGTTACCGGTGGCATAGTTGCTGGTGATTATGTGGCAGCGTCCGACGAGCGTATCAAAAAGGACATTGTCGATGCTGATGATTCCGAATGTTTGGAAGCCCTGAGACTTCTCAAACCCAAAAGGTATAGGTACAAAGACGAACTTGATAGGGGTGAAGGAACTGTATGGGGTTTCATCGCCCAAGAGGTCAGGGAAACACTTCCACACTCTACTAAATTACTCAAGAGTGTTGTTCCAAACATTTACGAAATGGGGAACGTTTCCTCCTCGAACGTCATTACATTTACGAACTTTAACACAGCCGATTTGGAATCTAATGCGACCACATTCATCAGAACTATGGGAGCCGATGGCGCTGAACATGGCATCCACTTAGAAGAAGTTATTGACGAACATACCATTCGTGTCAAGGAAGACCTGACGGATTGGATTGGGTCGGTCGATGAGACTGGAAACATTATAGCAGGTACCCAACTCTTCGTCTATGGACAAGAGGTGGATAACTTCGTATTCCTAAAGAAGGACGCCGTGTGGACCACCGCAACAGCGGCTCTCCAAGAGGTGGATAGACAACTCCAAGCTGAAAAGACCAAAACGGCAACACTCGAAACACAAGTTGCATCTCTACTCGAACGAGTCACGGCTCTTGAAAATGCCTAACTAAATTACATCTCCTCGTCACCAACATTTAATAATCTTCTCCCGATATATTAAATGTCTATACAATCCCCCGTGGGGACTTTAGATATTAAGAACGCCACTTTGCGTGTGGGGAAATTGGAGGTCTCTAACATTCAGGGCGTGGACACCGCCCTCAATGTGACGAGAGCCAATGCCATTCTCATCTATGACGACCAGGTCTCGACCACGACGTTCACTGGATTTACGAGTACCGCGGGAGTACGAGACACGGGGAATGGATACCTCGATCTCGCCGATGGGAATACGTGTATTGGGGTCAAAAGCTTCCTAATTCGTGGGTCATGGAATTTGAGATGGACATTCGTTCGGGGACGAGTGCTGGACCTCTTTATTCAAATATATTTAGCACTTCAAATGTCGGGGGTGACGGCTACACGTTTACATTCAATGATAACAACGACAAAATCACTCTCAAATACGATGGCACGACGCTCACGGAAGCGACCGTCTCGGGTCTTTTTACAGCCTCCGAGAATTGGCAAAAGGTCGCGATCAATTACGAGCGAGGGAGAATAGCGATCAGTATAGGTGCGTCTCGAAAGTTCTTTTATCAAGACATCGAACGCTCTACACCTTACGTCAATGGTGAATACGTAAACTTTTCATCGGCGTCCACGGATGGGCGCAAAATCCGTAATCTCAAGATTACGAATGGTACTAAGTGGACATACGCGGGTGAATCCAACGTCGCATTTCAGCAAGGGAGTGTGGGTATAGGTGTCACAGATCCAGCGTATACACTCGATGTTGGTGGGGACATTAACCTTTCCGGGTCGTTCTACCAAGGTGGTTCACCATTCGTGAGTTCTCTTTGGACCGACGGTGCCAATTCCCTCTATTACCGCTCCAATGTAGAAGTTGGTACGGGGAACTTATTTGTGGATACGACGACGTCCAACGTCGGTATTCGTACGACCACACCAGCGTACGAGTTGGATGTCGCGGGGAATGTACACGCTGATTATTTCCTAGGTGATGGATCCCTTTTGACGGGTCTCGTCACCAAGCTCGAAGATGTAGTAGACAATGGAAACGTGTCTTCAAATACAATCCAACTCACAAACACGGATGTGGGTCTCAAGGCCACCGGTAATGTTGAAGCCGCGCGTTTTATAGGTGATGGTTCTCATTTGACGGGTCTCGTGACAGATTTACAATCCGTGTCTGATAACGGAAATACCACGAGTAATACCATACAATTTACAAACGCCACGACGGGTTTCGTCACCGAGTCGAACGTCGGTATAGCGAACACAAATCCACAAAATGACTTGGACGTCGGCTCTAATCTTTCTGTATTGGACACGGGATCTAATGTATTGAGTGTCACGGGGAACGTGAGTGCGACGAGCATAACTATCGGGGATTTTCAAATAGTTTCTGCGTACGGTCTCGACCACGTCACGAATGAAAACAATCAAACGACTGATACCATAATTTCAACGAACGCCACGACGGGATTCAATGCATCATCCAACATAGTGGCTGGGGGTACCGTACAAGCCAATAAGATTGTGAGCACGTCTAATCTCGAAGTGGGCACGGCGAATCTCTTCGTGGACACGACGACGAGTAGAGTGGGTATCGGCACGACGACACCCGGCTACGACCTAGACGTTAACGGGGACATTAACTTTACGGGAACCTTTTACCAAGGCGGTTCCACCTTCGTGAGTTCCCTTTGGACGTCCGGTAACGATTCCCTGTATTACACAGCGAGTAACGTGGGCATAGGCACGGACACCGCAGAGTATACCCTCGATGTACACGGAAACGCTAACGTCGGGGCACTCACGACGACCAGTGTCTCCGGGGACGGTTCGGCACTTTACGGAATCCAGTCTTCGAATGTGAGTGACTTTGCGTCGAACGTGTCGCGGATCGGCACTCTCGAGACGGATCTGGGGTCGAATGCAACCAGAATTGGAACCCTCGAGACGGATTTGGGGTCGAATGCAACCAGAATTGGTACCCTCGAGACGGATCTGGGGTCGAATGCAACCAGAATTGGTACCCTCGAGACGGATTTGGGGTCGAATGCAACCAGAATTGGAACCCTCGAGACGGATCTGGGGTCGAATGCAACCAGAATTGGAACCCTAGAGACGGATTTGGGGTCGAATGCAACCAGAATTGGTACCCTAGAGACGGATTTGAGTGATAACTCGTCTAGAATCACGAGCATCGAGAGTGGTGCACACACGTTTACGGGCATAAAAACGTTCGAGGGTGATGTGATTCTCGAATCAAATCTTCGTATAAACGGAGACCTGTTGGTGGCGAACACCGTGCACATGATCGTATCCGATCCAATCATGGAATTGGGTGCAAATAACATAAACACCGGGGATCTTGGGATCATCATGACCCGTCACGGGGAAACCGGGAACGTCGCGATCGTGTACGACGAATCCCAAGATGTTTTGAATGTGGGGTACACGTTGAGTAACGCCTACGGAAACACGATCACCATGGATACCGCGAATTCACTCACCTTACAGGTAAATGGCGCGCTCAACGTGGGTTCAAACATAGTGATCGACGACACGGCATCGAACGTCATCGAAGTTTCCGGGAACGTGAAGACAGATTCCCTATTTCTGGGGAACTTTGAGGTGGTGGCGTCACATGGTTTGAGTCACGTGACCGCAGTGAGCGCGGCCACGAACGATACCGTGTATCTCAATAACCCAACCACGGGACTCGTGGTCGTCTCAAACGTTTCGGTGGGTGAAAACTTAGACGTCACGAGTAATTTGACAGTGAGTGGGAACACCGTGGTTTCACAGGAGTTGAGTGTGAGTGGGAACACAGCGCTTTCAAGTAATTTGACAGTGAGTGGGAACACGGCGCTCTCGAGCAATCTGTTCGTCACCGGGAACGTCGGGATTGGGACCACGGAACCCACAGAGTCCCTCGATATCGTGGGGAACCTCAATCTCCAAAAGGTGTCCAACACGGCTTCGATCAAATTGAACTCCAACATCGTCATGGAATTGCCGAAGCACGATAGGCCACTCGTGAAGTATCCGGAGGTGGCGATGACGAATACTACGGCACCGAAGAAGGCGACACGTCCGTCGACGTGGTCCACCGGAGCATCCCGAACAAGCCCGGGCACCATTTTACGGTGGATGCGTCCGGGAAAATCGGGTACAAATTCTGGAGTAACGATCTCACGGGACAAATCGAGACACCGAAAGGGCAGTGGGTACACGTCGCGTTCACGTACGACGGTGGCACCCTCAAGGAATCGCGAAAAATATATATCAACACCGTTCTAGATGATTTGGGGACGGGTACAGTGAATGCATTGAATTTACCCGCTAACTCGCGATTCATTTTAGGTGGGTACCAGGACCGTACGCAGTGTTGGGACGGGTACATCGCGGGCGTGCGTTTGTATTCCAAGGTGCTCTCGCGCGAACAGGTTTTGGAGTTGTTTGATGAAGGCGCGGAGCGGTTTGGGATCCGCGAAGATCTGGTGAGTGTACACAAAGGGAACTTGGGCATAGGTTTGCGCGACCCGGAACAGAGGTTGGTCGTCGCCGGATCTTTACAAGAGTTTCCACCCGGGGCCATGACTAGCGAATACACGCATTTCACTGGTCATGGGATTTTTAAAGCGATTTCATCTGGCGGTGAGATTGCCTCAACGGAACCACTTGACGCTTTTAATAAAGATTGGTCATCATCTTCGTATTGGTACTCCCGGGATAATACGTACGGTACAAGCGCAACCAATGTGACCGGCGGTAGAAACGCATACACGGGTAGCAATTCTTTAGGTGGTTATTCAGGTGAGTGGTTGGGTTTAATGTTTCCGTGTGGTTTTGTGTGTAAAAGCGTGGAGATTGCAGCTAGAAACGGTGAAATCATATCAGCACCCCACGATATCGTCGTTTTAGGCGCCACCAACCCTTTCGACGAAACAGAGTGGGAAACTATCGGTACGTTTTACGGGAAAAGCTCAAATGACTTCTGGGTCGACGGCGGTGTCGGAATGCCTTTCCCAATCAATTACGATAAACCCGTCTATGGCATAGCGCTGGTGTTTACAGCAGGAAACTATCATTATGCCGTGACTGTGGGTGAAATTCAATTCTTCGGCGTTCCCCAAATGAACGTCACCGACGGGCGCCAACTCAACGTCGGCCAGGTCATGACCAGTTCGGTGGGAATCGGGAAAGTCCCTGAAGCGCAGTTGGATGTGAGGGGGAGTTTGAGGTGTGATGTGGTTTCTGATTTTCTTAAGATTGATCATCCTGGTAATCAGTTGAGTATAAGTAGATCAGATGCGTATAAAAATGAATTTAGGTGGTATGCATGGTCTGGCGGATGTAATTGGTTCACACCTTATACCGGGAATGGTATTTATATTGGTCGTGACGGTGAAACATTGACTGAATTTAATTTTTATAATGTTACTACAGTTAAACGGGGTTCTAGTGTAATATCTTCATCCGATGATAGATTGAAACGAGACGAGGCATTTATAACAAATGCAACTGATACTCTTTTAAAACTTAAACCACAAACATACATTAAGAAACACAGGTTACCCTCCCCGAACAATCCATCCGTGTAAAGATGCCAACCCATCAGAAACAAAACCGATTTCACCAGATCCTAATGATCCCACACAGGATCCAGATTATTCTTCATGGGGAACTACACAGGCATATGTAAATTACGAAGGTTTTTTACCTTACCTCATTAAATCGAACCAGGAAATATATACAGAACTCCAAGCCGAGAAGGTGAGAAATGATACTCTTGAAGCCCGCGTGACAGCTCTTGAAAATGCTTAAGTCCCGAGTTCCAATCAACTTTGTTGATTGTTCCCTTTCCCCTTTCCTTACAAACCCATACCAAAGGTTTCTAAGGTCTGCCTCCCGTTCCAATCGACTGCGTCGATTGTCCCATATCAAACAAAACCCGTTGGCTTTTGGACGTTTAAAAAACCTCCCCCTATATTAGAAAATGCCCATCGGACCAACCTCAGGGTTCTTGGATTTCACCAACGCGACCCCCAGGGCTGACGTGATAATCGCACTTTCTAATGTAGGCGTGGGCACCGATGTCCCGCTACACGCACTCGATATCCGTGGCACGGCGAACGTCGCGGACATCATCATAAACAATGACTTGACCCTCACGGGGGGTCTCACGACGAACACGCTCACGATCAACAACGTGTCGATGAGCACCACATCAAATTTCCAACAGGTCACGAATGTCGCGAACGCCACGACCAATACGGTACGGTTCACGAATCCAACGACCGGATTCACGGTGTCTTCGAACGCAGAGGTCGGTGGGGAGTTGAGTGTGAGTGGGAACACCGAGGTCGGCACAGCGAATCTGTTTGTGGATACGACGACGGGGAATGTTGGGCGTGGGGACCACGGAACCCACAGAGTCCCTCGATATCGTGGGGAACCTCAATCTCCAGAAAGGTGTCCAACACGGCAACGATTAAATTGAACTCCAACGTCGTCACGGAGTACACGAGGTCCAAGAAATTGATCAAGTATCCGAGGGTGGCGATGACCGCCGCGACCACGGAGGGGTACACGGCGAGTGCGAGTACGACCGAAAGTAGGAATTATTGCCACCTAACAGTATTTGGCTTTCGATCATAACATAACAGATACAGCGGGTACAACGTTATGGACATCTGCTGATACGACATACTTATAGTGGTGATAATTACGCTTATAGTGGGAGTCCGCAAGTCTTGGTGGTGTGTTAGTGGTGAATGGCTTAAATTGAAATTACCAATCAAAATTAAACCTGAGTATATTCGAATTTTTCCAAGAACCTATTTACCTCCAGTCGGACATAACCAATCCCCCGAGGACTTCGTCTTCCTCGCGAGTAATGATGATTCAACTTGGGTTCACCTTGGGTTCCGTCACTGGATGGGTCACTAATAACGTGGGGGCAGTGGTCAATATCCGTCTCAAACACCGTCTATGTATGACTATTTCGCAATGGTGTCGTCACGAAAACTATCGGATCAACCTAACTTATTTTCGGTATGGCTGAACTCGAATACTACGGCGTCCCCGAATACGACCCCGAAGCCCACGGCACGGACGTCATCATGCGGTCGGTGCCGAACGTGCCCAACACGGATTGGTTGGAGGTGTACTACGATGGTCAGGATTACACGTCCATGCCCTCGACCGTGACGGATAAATCCGGGAACGGTGTGACGGGGACGCCGACCAATGGCGTGACATTCGATTCGACGTGGAAAGCGTTCAATTTTGATGCCGCAACAAACCAATATATTACCGCAACGACTACAAACCAAGCCGGTGCGTTTGTCCATACGGTCAGTATGTGGGTGAAATTCTCAGAGTTGACAAGCAGTCAACACTTTTTGTTCAGGTTTGGTAGTACTGCTGGCGCGGCTTTTACCGCGATTGGTATGTACTATAGTGCTAACCAGGGCATTCGCGTGTCGACTGGCGTAGATTATAGAACCAGATTCCACCCCACACCGGGTGAGTGGGTCCATATCATGTATTCGTACTCTGGCGGAACACTAGACGAAGCGGCATCTGATACACGCGTCAAGTTTTATGTAAACGGAGTCCGATGGCAATTCCAGGATTACTATCAAGGGGGTTCAGTGACTCCCGCTGCTCTGAATCTTCCGGGTACGAACACCCTCCAGGTAAATGGTAAAGATGGAGCTAGCAATATTATTGTAGACATGAGTGTGGCAAATTTCCGCCTCTTCAACCGGGCGCTCACCGGCGACGAAATCGTGGCAGCTGTACGCGTACCAGAAAGATTATTTCCAAGTGAGTCCGGACGTGGTCACATTCAAGGGTGGAAGGTTGGGGATCGGGACGTCGGAGCCGAGAGCGGTTTTGGATGTGGCCACCGAGGAGGCTCAAACAAGCGTGGTTGGATTACCGCCAAGCCCTCCGTGACCTCCCCGCCAATACCACGGACCCTGAAAATCCCGTTTGGCCCGTGGCACCCGAATAACTCATTTTCCACCTAAAAATAACCTCATTAAATATTAGATGACCTCGTCTACAGGAACGGTAGTATTTAATGACGCAAAACTCCAAGCGATAGACGTGGTCGCCACGGAACGTCTCGGTGTCGGGACGCTCGATCCCGCGTCCAATTTACACGTCGTGGGTAACGTTCACGTGACAGGGAACGTCAACAAACTTAATTTTACGGATGGGTACACCATCAAGCGAGGTGCGAATGTCACGGTGTTCGGCACGACGGATGTGATCCAGGAAATCACGGGACCTCACGCACGTGACGTTGTGCCTTTGCGGAAGTATCCGGAGGTGGCGTTTGCCGAAGGGCAGTTTGACCGCAACGACACGACCAACACGTACACACAAGGTGGGTACACGGTGAGTACTTCTGATCAAAACAATTCTACTACAAATGCTGCATATGGTGCTTTTGATGGTGTATATGATAATTACGAAAATCGCTGGAGAACTGATGATCGTTACGTGAATAATGTATCTACAGCGACACCATCTGCCCTGAATCCTTCATCACCTCAAACTCAACTCGACACGAATACAAGTATCGGTGAATACCTCATTATAAAATTACCTTCAAAGATAAAACTAAAAAACATCGTTGTAAATGGACCTCACATGCACATGCCTTATGAAGTAGATATATATGGCAGAAATGATGTGAGTACATGGACACACGTGAAAAATTATGTATATGCAGTACCCACGGGTACTTCATACGTGTGGAACACAACCAACCAAACGATTGACGCCACAGAATATTATTTAGAGTACGCTTTCGTTGTTGTAAAAACTAATGGTCACGCGGGTGCTTCGATAGGCGAATTGGAACTCTACGGCTACGAAGAAACCTCGGACCCCGACACGTCCGTGGACACGAAGATTACGTCCCAATTCAACCTTCCGGATACGACGGGTGTGAAATTGTACATCGATGGCGACAAGGGGTCGACCCCGACGGACTTCTCGGGGGAGGGACACACCCTCACCGATAACAGCGAGAGTTTGATTCCGGAGAAGGCGTGGGAGTTCACGTCCCTCTCGACCTCGAACGTCACGATGACTACCGGGGACTTCGCAATGGAGGGGACCACCCACACTCCGTATCCATGTGGTTTAACGCGGCGAACGTGTCCTCGAATGCGACCCTCTTCCACGTGGGGACCGCGGCGGGTGAGGGCGACGCCAAGACCGCCATCTCACTCACGGAGTCCGGACACTTGGGGTGGATCGATGGTGGTGATAACCAGTTCCTCTCGGCGAACACGTGGCACAATCTCGTGTACGCGACGCAAGGGGGTGGTGGCGTCCGCACGTGCTACCTCGACGGTCGAAAACTGGGGGACGTCTCCGTGCAAGACACGTTCGGGGACTACCCACCGTTCGCGATGAGCACGTATTCGCAGTATGGGTACACGGTGAGTGCGAGTAGTGAATTTCTACGGCCACAAAGAGAACGACACGACCCGGTTCCCCGTGTCGTCGACCGTGCTGAAATATCCGCACGTGGCGATGACCGGACAGCCGGGGACTTCCCAGAGTGTTTCTGATTTACAACACGCCCAGAGAGGTTATGAGGTGACTGCGAGTAGTATGTACGTCGGCAATGCATCGAACCCATACCAACCGTGGCGTATGTTCGATGACATCGGAAGTTCATCTTGGTGGGCGTCAACTGGACAGGCAAATACGTATGGTGGTGGGAGTGGTGCTTATGGAACAGTTAGATCTGCAAATCTCGGAAGTGATTCGGGTGGTTCCGCAACACCCGAAAATGGCGAATGGGTAAAAATAAAATTACAACACGCAATCGTTTTATCTCATATTGTGATGGTAGGCACGACTGATACGTCAGCTTTACCAAAAAGCTGGAGAACTCAAACTCTACGGCACCGAAGAAGACCTCGACGTGGTCGCCCGGGTCGGCGAGGGTTTGGACGGCAAGGTCGCGAACTTCCGGGTGTACGACAAGTATCTCCACGAGGAACAGGCCCTCGAACTATGGGACGCCCAAAAGGACCAGTTCGGGAGGGCGGAGTCGTCGGTCGTCGTGCACAAGGGTCGCTTAGGGGTGGGCACGACGGAACCGGAAGGGAGGTTCGCGGTGTTGGACGAGGCGGGAGAGATGGGGGAGTTTCCACCGAGGGCGATGACCGCTAGAGGAGACGTACATGGAGGGGCATGGGGTTTTTAAGGCGAGTGCGAGTTCTACGACGTCGCCCTCACCGCCGACGAGGTCAAGCGACTCTACGATATGGGACGGTGCGACGAGGGCCACCACGTCGTCAATTTCAGCAAGACGCGGGTCGGCATCGGCCTCGGGGATGGGGAAGCTCCCCAAGCGGCTTTGGAGGTGCGGGATCAGGGTATACTTTCGAAGGGATACATAGGTGGACCCTACAACGGGGGAACGGGTAGGACCAGCGATCTAGTTATTAAACAATCGGGAGATGTCAACGATAGCTGCGAAAGCTTCGGGTGTACGAATGTTCAGAGCTGCCAATAATACCAATTCATGGCATTTTGGTGTTAACACGGGCACAAACCTTGAATTTTTATATAATAATGCGTCTATGGCGTACATGGGAAGAGTCAACGTTTCAGCGCTTGATTTCACCGGTCAGCACAGGTCATTCGTAGACGGTGTACCACACACGGAGTATGACAACCTCGAAGGTCTCATCGTCTCGGCTAATAAGAACAAGTACTACGACATTAACGAAGACCTCACGACGGGTGCGAATGCGATTCAAATCAGTCAATCCCTTCCTCTCGTGTCGTTGTCGACTGAGGAAAAAGACAAGGCGTGCTTTGGAGTGATATCCGGTTCCGAAGACCCAGAGTCGCGCGAATATGCACAGGGTTCATTCGTGAGTGTCGCACAAAAACAAAAGGGGGATAGGCGTGCGTTCATCAACTCCGTCGGCGAAGGCGCGATGTGGGTGGTGAACACGGCGGGCGCCCTCGAGTCGGGCGACTACATCACGACCTCCAACGTCGCGGGCTATGGTCAGAAACAGGAGTCTGACTCACTCAAGAACTACACGGTGGCCAAAATCACGATGGATTGTGATTTCAATCCACAAGACCAGCCCATCCAGCGTATCAAGCAATCGAACGTCGTCGAGACACACTACACGGGTTTGGTGCCGGTCGTGAAGGGTGTGCCACACGAGTTCGTGACGACGACGGTCACCGCAGATGACGAATGGTCCAATGTTTCCGTTTCGCCATCCGACGTGACCTACGCGGAGTGGTCCAACCTCGAGGCTAACGTACAAAACACGTACACTTTGACGTACACACAGACGTCCAACGTCGTTTACGACGTCAAGTACACGAAAACCACGACGGCGAATGTCACCGCTGAAGACGCGTGGGACGCGGTACACATCGAACCACCCTCGGTCACGTATGCAGAGTACTCAAACCTCGAGGCGAATGTTCAGAATACGTACAGTTTGACGTACACAATGACGACCAAGGTCGAGGCGACGGAAGCGATCTACAGCAATTTGTCTACCGAAGATAAAGAGTTTTTCGTGCCCACGTATTACCAATTGGTCGAACAAACCGTCGATGCCGAGTATCCAGGTGCCGTGAAACACGAAACCGTCACGGACAGACTCGAAAACGCGCTCGACGAACACGGTCAACTCCAATGGGAAGACGATCCCTCGGGTGTCACGGAGAAGGCGTACAAGATTCGGTATCTCGACGCCACCGGACAACAGACGGATGAAGCGAACTGTGTACACAGGGCTGCATTCGTCGGGTGTACGTACCATTGTGGCTGATTACTTTTTCCTCCCCTATAATAGAAATGGCCATAAACCCAAATAACGGTGTATTGGATATTATCAATGGTACACTGAAAGTATCCAGTATAGACATCAAGCAGGCCGGTGGTTTTACGACCGCCATAAACACAGTCGCTCGAAACGACGTGCTTCTCTACGACGATCAACACACGAACACAACCTTTTTACCCGCAGAAGGTACAGATTATAGATCAACCACGGGGGTCACCCGTGACACGTGCGGGCCATAGACCTCAACGATGGATGGGTCTATTGGCCTCTCCAGCTCCCAAACTCATGGCACACGGAGTTCGATATGCACGTGACGACGACGGGTGGTGTACTCACGTTCAGTCTCTTCAATACATCCGAACCCAATCACACGGATTACACAAACAACGATGGAGGTTACAAAATCGTGTTCGACAACACGAATAATCAAATAGACGTCCGTATTGGGAAGGATCCGTTCACGCCACAACTTGTCCAGTAAATCTCCGTTCCACCGATTGGCAACACGTCAACATCAATTATTTCCAGGGTGCCGTTTCGATTAGTCTCGCCGGGAAAGTTGTCTTGACCCACGAATTCACCCAAAACTACCAAGAATTTGATTCGCGTTACGTGGGTTTCTCAGCCACGTCGGGGGCGTCCCACAAGATTCGGCACCTCATCGTACACAACAGTGATAAATGGCTCTATACAAAGACCTCGAACGCCTCTGATATCACGTATGTATCAGGAAATGTGGGTATAGGAACACTCACACCGACGGAACTCCTCGATGTTCACGGCAACGTCCACATTGCCAAGGATCTTACGGTCAATGGGAATCTCACGGTTTCGGGGACGACCACGTTCATCGATACACAAAATCTCGCCATCGAAGATCCAATCATAGAGGTCGCGAGGGGGAACGCGAGTGATACCATCGACGCGGGTCTCGTGATTACGCGTGCAACTTCGAACGTCGCTGTCGCCTACCGCGGCGACGAAGAGGAGCTCGCTTTGGGTTACACACAAAGTGGAGCATCTGATACGGACGTGACACCCATCACCGACGGTGGCCTCGATGTTCGGGTCTACGGCAACTTGTTTGCAAACAACTTGACGACGACGGCGAACGTTGAAGCGACGTACCTCAAGGGTGACGGTTCGGAAATCACACAGGTGACACTCGACCAAGTGGTTGACTACGGAATACCACATCTAATACTATTCAATTGACGAATTCTGATGTAGGACTCAAAGCTACTGGAAATGTAAAAGCGAACTACTTCGTGGGTAACGGGTCTAAACTCACAGGTCTCGTCACCGATTTACAATCCGTGACCGATAACGGTAACACTACCTCAAATACCGTACAATTTACGAATGCGACGACCGCGCTCATCGCGGATTCAAATGTGGGTATAGGTACATCGACACCTTCAGCCAACCTTCACGTTATGGGGTACCAATACGTGAATGACCCACCGACCCTCGCAAACGCATTCGACCACTCCGATGCACCACTCACACTCACACACGGTACGCCTACGTCTACGACGGCCATCGACGACCCAAAAGCCGTGCTTCACCTTACACGGGACGGGACGAGTGGTGAATCCTATGGTGCTCGCGCGTCTTTCAATTTGTCCCGTTACGAGAATAGCGGGACGGCGTCTCGTTCGAGACTCGACGTGGCACTCGCGGATGGGACCTACACGGAATCTACCGTGATGACCCTTCGCGCGGATGGGAAGGTTGGCGTCGGGACGGACACGCCTGCGTACACGCTTGACGTAGCTGGTGATATCAACTTATCCGGAGACTTTTACCAAGGTGGATCTGCCCTTTGTGAGTTCTCTTTGGACGTCCGGTAACGATTCTCTGTATTACACGACGAATAACGTCGGGATAGGTACAAATACCGCGGAGTATACCCTCGATGTACACGGAAACGCCAACGTCGGAGCACTCACGACCACGAGTGTCTCCGGTGATGGCTCGGCGTTGTATGGAATTCAATCGTCGAATGTGAGTGATTTTGCGTCGAATGTCACTCGCATCACCAATTTGGAAACATCTAACGGTCACATCTGGTCGAATTTGGAATCCAATGTGACTACTTTGAGAAGCGAAATGGCTTCAAACACTGTAACCTTACGAGGAGATCTCCAATCCAATGTGACTACTTTGAGAAGCGAAATGGCTTCAAACACTGTAACCTTACGAGGAGATCTCCAATCCAATGTGACTACTTTGAGGGATACAGCAATTACATTCACGGGTATAAAAACATTCCAAAACGATGTCATTCTCGAATCAAATCTTCGTGTCCAAGGAGACCTTCTCGTGGCGAATACAATTAATATGACTGTATCCGATCCAATTCTTGAATTGGGGTCAAACAATCAGAATACCGGTGACATCGGTCTTGTGATGACACGGCACGGGGCTTCAAACTCTAACGTTGCTATATTCTTTGACGAAAGTGTAGATGTTCTCAAATTGGGATACACACTCAATGGAGCTAATGATACAACTCTTGAATTTGATTCAAATGCACTCGCGGTGAGTGTGCAGGGAGCATTGACCGCAGCGAGTGTTTCCGGCGACGGTTCGGGTCTCACGAGTTTGAATGCGGGTAATGTTAGCAGTGGGAACTGTCACACTTGGCACCGCTCGTATTCCCAACCTCGACGCCGGTAAGATTACTACGGGGACGCTCACGAGACCTATAAGTACTACGACGGGGACTTTTAGTGGTGACGTCGGCATTGGGACGATGGCAACGTCGGCATCGGGACGACGAGTCCGACCCAGACACTCGACGTGAATGGGAGCGTTCGACAACGGGGGGCTAATACCTATCTCGATTGGGCGGAACGGCGCATCATCATGAATTATGATAACACTTATCGCCAGGGTATTAAATTCGGTACAGGCACTCGCGAGATGACACTATTTTCAACTACGGGTGATAGTGGAGGTTCAATCATCTTTAAGACTCGAGCAGGTGGTGGATCTTCTGATACAGATTACGGTACAGAGAGAATGCGAATCACTGGAGGGGGCAACGTCGGTATTGGGACGGCGAGTCCTGGGTACAAACTCCACGTGAGTGGTGATATAAACTTTACCGGTACCCTTTATCAGAATGGAACAGCTTTCTCTGGTGGTGGTGGTTCGTCTGTGTGGTCCACGTCGGGTTCGAACATTTACTATAATACTGGCAACGTCGGCATCGGGACGACGAGTCCCGGTGTTAGATTACACGTCGAAGGATCCACAGCATTTGATGGGTCGTGTACGACTCGCTTGCGTTGCGCGGCATCCCAGTATGGAAGAAATCAATTACAACTCATAGGTAGATACGAAGGTTCTAACGATGCGTGGTCGGCGACTGGTGCGAGAAACGCCATTATGTTTAAATACCAAACCAGTTCAGGTAGTGCTTATACAGACGCGTGGACGATTCAATCTTTTCCAAATGGGTCAAATAATGACTTGGGATTCATGTCCGGGACTAATAGCACCCCGAGGGTGGTGTTTAGGGGAAGTAACGGCAACGTCGGCATTGGGACGACGAGTCCATCTGAAAGATTACAAATACAAAACGGTAACATACTAATTACTGGCACATGGACACCCGGCACTTATTACAGAATCATGGGTTACAATACAGCTAAACAAATTCAGTTCAATTACAATGACGGAATATGGATCAGTGATAATAATAAAATATTATTTGGGGTCGGAGGATCACAAGATTCAAAAGGTATATACGATGAAAGAATGAGAATTACTAATACTGGGGTGATTGTGAATAATGAACTATTAGTTACTACAACAAATGGTAATTCTGCTACGGGGTATGGTGTTAGTATGAGAACTAATGCTAATCAGCGATGGACGTGGGCACCCGGTACTGACAATTGGTTACGACTATATGGAGACGGTCAATCTGGTAATACTTACGGCTCTTATAGAGCTATGGCTGTGGGTAATTTCTGGTCGGCTGGCGCGACACGCTTTTCAAGTGATGATCGTGTCAAACATTTTGAGGAAGAGATACCCGAATGTTTAGAACTTATAAAACAATTAAAACCATACAAGTACAAAAAAACATCTAAAATATATACGGAAAATTATACTGGCGAGATAGGAGAAGAAGGTAAAGACTGGGATTGGGAAATTGGTCTTATTGCACAGGATATTAAGAAAATACCGTATTTAGAATTTTCAGTAACGAATCCGGATACTACTCCCGAAGGTAAATATGGTCTTAATTATACAATTTTTATAGGTGTTTGTATTCAAGGTATAAAAGATTTAAGTAACAAACTCTCGGAGACCCGCACCCAGCTCGAGCAAGCTCTCCAAACTGAAAAAGAAAAAACGAAAACTTTGGAGTCCCGTCTCGCTTTCCTTGAGACAGCTGTAGCTTCACTTATTTCTTAAACTACTATAGATATTAACACCCCCTCCCTAAGTCCGTCCTTCCAACCCCAAATGGACGCCCTCCGAGACCTCCCAGCGAATACAACGGACCCAGAGAATCCCGTTTGGCCCACAGCCCCTAACTAAACTCCTTTTCTCTCCGGTGAGTGAGTATTACTCCCCGTAAAGAAAACCTCCCCCAATATTAGATATGTCTGGTTCACTCATTCAACTCGCCGCGAAAGGCGCCCAGGATGCATACATCACGAATTCCGCGGGTGTTTCCCTCTTCCGAACCAAGTACACGAGACACAAAAACTTTTCCCAGGCTCCAAAATTGATTAAAATCCTCACGAACAAAGATTCCACCGTCATCATCCCCTCGTATGGCGACCTCCTCGACGGACTCTGGCTCGAAGGTACCGATATCGTGTCCAAATTTTCGGGCGCCACGTTCCATCTCTACATCGGCGGAACTAAAGTTGATTCCCAGCCCTTTGATTTCATCGCAGATATCTGGCAAAACTACATGGCCGAGACGTACACGAAGTCACAGGAAATTAATAACGCGACCTCGACGTCGAACACTCGGTTTTTGCCACTTCACTTTTACTTTTGCGACCACGACATGTTTTTACCACTCATCGCACTCCAATATCACCAAATCGAACTTCGTATTGATTTCCCAGATGTGTCACAGCCCGTCGACGTGAAGCTTTACGGAAACTATGTGTATCTCGACACAGAAGAACGTTCGTATTTCGTCGATAACTCACACGAATTCATCGTGACCCAAGTACAAAAACAAACATACGATACATCGGATAATCTCGATATCTCCTTCTTCAATCATCCCGTGAAGTCTCTATTTTTCGGACACCCCACGAAGAGTGGTATTCTTCTCAACGATAAGTTTACATTTGACACCGCGGATATCTACCTCAATTCCACGCCTCTCGTCGAAAACATGTCACCACTCTACTTTCACTCCATTCAAAACTACAAACACAGTAAATTTGGAATCAATCAATTCGACGAAAACGAAAATTGCCCTTTCTATACGAGGTACTACGCGTACCATTTCTGCAAAAACGCTTCGAGTTACACACCCACGGGTACGTGTAATTTCAGTCGTCTCGATGACGCGAAGATCACACTCCGTAACGTCCAACGAGGTACGCTCAGAACAGGTGAAAAGATCACTGTGTATGCCTTAAACTATAATATACTCAAAGTATCAAACGGTATGGCTGGTATTTTATTTGGTAATTAATAGTAGTAGTCATGCCTTTCATTGGGAACGCAGGACAATTCTCAAACATTTACGAGAAAAACTACGAAACGACGACACTTCGTGTGGTTGAAGGCGACGCGGCGTATCAAGCCTACAATCCAGCAGACAGTCATTACAAGCTCATCACGAATCTCCAAGAAATCACTGACACAGGTAATGTTACATCGAACACACTCCAATTTTCAAATGCAATTACGGGTTTCACGACGACCTCTAATGTTGGAATCGCCAATCCGACACCCACACATACATTAGATGTAGGTTCTAAGGCATACATCGACGAAAATGATTCTAATACGTTTTGGACGAGTGGAACTCTTTACGCAGACAAAGTATTAAGTGAAATAACTGAAATCACAAACTCGGTCACCACCCGAGAGGTACTCGCAGATAAATTTTTCCCAAAAACAAATGGATTCATCGAAGTAACGTCGAACGTGGGCGTTTTAAATACAGCGCCCGTGCACACACTCGACATTGGTGCAAATGTTCAAATAGATGAATACGGGTCGAACACGTTTTGGACGAGTGGGAATATATACTCCGAACATTACAAGGGTCCAAATGTGACTGTGAGTGGGTCGGTAGATACCGATCAATTAATCGTTAACGATATCAATTCAAAGGATACAGATTTTGTAAACTTTACGTCGAACGTGGGCGTTTTAAATACAGCGCCCGTACACACACTCGACATTGGTGCAAATGTTCAAATAGATGAATACGGGTCGAACACGTTTTGGACGAGTGGGAATGTGTACTCCGCATCGAACTAGTTCGGGATACCGACAATTAATCGAAATAAACTTTACGTCGAACGTCGTTAAATACAGCGCCCGTACACACACTCGGGTGCACCATCGTAGCGAGTCCGAATTTATTCTTTCGGGTGGCTCTGAAGCCACTCCAACACCTGACATTCAGGCTATTTCGGAAGTATTGGCATCTGGTGGAGGTGTGCCATTTTCGAGTGATCGAACGCTCACACTCACAAATACGACAACGTCTTTAGATGCAAGTGTTATACAATCGATTACCACAAAGAGTAATGTGATCGGCAACAACGTCACTGCGGTCACGGTCAATAGTAACTTGATTGGAAACAACGTCACTGCGGTCACGGTCAATAGTAACTTGATTGGAAATAACGTCACTGCGGTCACGGTCAATAGTAACTTGATTGGAAACAACGTCACTGCGGTCACGGTCAATAGTAACTTGATCGGCAACAACGTCACTGCGGTCACGGTCAATAGTAACTTGATTGGAAATAACGTCACTGCGGTCACGGTCAATAGTAACTTGATTGGAAATAACGTCACTGCGGTCACGGTCAATAGTAACTTGATTGGAAACAACGTCACTGCGGTCACGGTCAATAGTAACTTGATTGGAAATAATGTCGTCACTGCGGTCACGGTCAATAGTAATGTGATTGCGGGTAACGTCACCGTGGATAATAATTTAATCGTAAACACCGATGACTTGGTGGTGGATACGGTTAATTCAAGAGTTGGGATAAATAAAGCTTCACCCGCAAAAGATCTCGACGTCACCGGAGAAATTGAGTGTTCATCACATCTCACCGTCGGTGGAGATATTAGTGGGAACGGTGACGCTGTTTTCAGAAAATATACGATTGCCAACCCGGGTTCTGGTAAGTACTCGGTAATTGGTCCGGGATTTGATACGGCTACGCTTAATCCAACTCTCACATTGATGAGAGGTCAAAAATACGTGTTCGATAACACCGTACACAATAATGGACATCCCTTAGAAATAAGAGAAGGCAATGAAGAGGCTGCGTATACGGATGGAGTCAGTGGTGCTGGTACTGCTACAATAACCTTCACGGTACCTATGAATGCACCGATAAAGCTGTATTATCAATGTATATATCATGCGGATATGGGCAACACGATATACATCCACTCGATAGTATAGATACTAGCCAGACTTTGAATCTTTCAAACAATTTAGTCGTAAACACAAATGATTTGGTGGTGGATACGGTTAATTCAAAAGTTGGCATCGGGACGGGCGCGCCTGCGTACACGCTTGACGTAGCTGGTGATATCAACTTATCCGGAGACTTTTACCAAGGTGGATCTCTCTTTGTGAGTTCTCTTTGGACAGATGGTACCGATTCTCTCTATTACCGATCAAATGTCGAAGTAGGAACAGCCAACCTGTTTGTAGATACGGTGACCAGTAATGTGGGTATAGGGACGGATACTCCGGCTTACACTTTGGATGTCCATGGGACTGCGAATGTTGGGGCTCTCACGGCGACGAGTGTTAGCGGCGACGGTTCGGGTCTCACGAGTTTGAATGGTACTCAGGTGACATCCGGTACCGTTGCAGCAGGGCTTATAGCCAACTTGAACGCCAGTAAGATTACTGCGGGGACACTTGGCACCGATCGTATTCCCAGCCTCGACGCGGCTAAAATTAATTCGGGGACACTTGGCACCGATCGTATTCCCAGCCTCGACGCGGCTAAAATTAATTCGGGGACACTTGGCACCGATCGTATTCCCAGCCTCGACGCGGCTAAAATTAATTCGGGGACACTTGGCACCGATCGTATTCCCAGCCTCGACGCGGCTAAAATTAATTCGGGGACACTTGGCACCGTATTCCCAGCCTCGGCGCGGGTAAAATTACCCACTTGGCACCGATCGTATTCCCAGCCTCGGCTAAAATTAATTCGGGGACACTTGGCACCGATCGTATTCCCAGCCTCGGCGCGGGTAAAATTACTTCGGGGACACTTGGCACCGAGTATTCCCAGCCTCGTAAAATTAATTCGGGGACACTTGACCTCGTATTCCCGCCTCGCGCGGTAAAATTACTTCGGGGACACTTGGCACAGCTCGTATTCCCAACCTGTCTGCCACTAAAATTACTTCGGGGACGCTCGCGAGACCTATAAGTACTACGACGGGGTATTTCTCAAGTACAATCGAGGCTGACGGTCGCATCTACGCGGATAACGGGTGTCACGTGAGAGGAGATTGGCTACGTGTAGATGGTAATAATGGTATATACTTTCAATCGTGGGGTGGTGGGTGGCATATGCAAGATACAACATACGTACGAGCTTATAACTCCAAAACTATATACACAGCCGGTAGTATCCTTGCAGCCGGTAATGTCACTGCATATTCGGATATCAGACACAAAAAGGATCTCACCAAAATAAATAACGCACTCGAAAAAGTTGAAAAACTCAATGGGTACACATACACGCGAATAGACAATGGTAAACGATACACAGGTCTCGTCGCCCAAGAAGTTCTCGAGGTTCTGCCAGAAGCAGTCTCCGAAGAGGAGAGTGGATATTCCCTCGCATACGGAAATATGGTAGGTCTTCTCATAGAAGCCATAAAGGAGCTTAAACTAGAAATCGATGAATTAAAGAAGTCGAAATGAACATCATAGACGTGCTTGGGTTCGCGAGTTCGATACTCATAACCATCATGTTTATTCCGGAAGTCGTACACGTGTATAAAAATCACGACGCGAAGGCAATAAACTACTCCTTTTTACACCTGAATCTCCTCGCGAGTGTGTTTGCGCTCGTGTATTCCATACATTACGATGTGGTACCCATGACCATCACGAATGTGGCGGCGGGTTTATTCTCATTAGTGATATATCATTTTAAATATACAAAAGAACTTAAAGAAAAAGAAAGTAATACTAATGAAGTGGGGATATGAACCCCTCTTCAACCCAGGCTCTCATAGTGTAGTGGTCATCACTTTGGACTTTGAATCCAACAACCCTGTTTCAAATACAGGTGGGAGCTTTATCCGGCCTTAGCTCAGATGGAAGAGCAATGGATTGTAGTGGTATGAAATGAATCCTCCATGGGTCACCCGTTCGAATCGGGTAGGCCGGACCCATTCACCCATCTTCTAGTGGTTAGGAATGTCGGCTGTTAACCGATCAACCAGAGTTCGAATCTCTGTGGGTGAGATTATCTTTTTAAATGTGTTGTTCCATATTTAAAAGGATAACATTTGTGCGCGATTTTGAATAAATAAATACATCATACTATTGTAAAGCCCCCATAGTTCAAAGGTAGAATGTGGATTTAGTAAGTCCAAGAAGAGAGATCGATACTCTCTGGGGGCAAACGGGATTCCCGTTAATTTTTAGAATCTCTCCAGGTTGTAAAAATTATACTTTTCTTTTCAGCTGAAACACGTGTTCGACGACGATACTCGCACCCATGAACGTCAAAATCGCATTATCGTATTGAAATCCGTACGCCACGAACACGAAACCCCAGATAAACGCCAGTAGGTCCGTCACGGGCGCCGCCATGTAACTACAGTTCGACTCGGTCGGTAACGATGCCTCCATGATTTGATAATACGCGTACCCAGCGATGGTAGATAGCACCAGAGCAATAGTATGTTTATTCATGTGATAACCTCACATAAAAAAATAACCTCACTATATATAAAATGTCTGGTGGTATTGCCCAACTCGTCGCCGTCGGTGCCCAAGATGCGCATCTCGTCGGTCAACCTGAAGTCAGCTTCTTCCGCTCTAGCTATCGACGTCACACGAACTTCGCCCAAACTGTGGAGCGCCAAGTGCTCCAGGGCATCCCAACCAATGGTGGTATCTCTACCGTTCGTTTTGAACGCAAGGGTGATCTCCTCGGATACGCGTACATCACGCAACGTACTCCAGCCGCGCTCACCAAGGCGCAATGGGCGAGCAGAATCAAGAAGGTTGAACTCTTGATTGGTGGTCAAGTCATTGATGATCAAACGTCGCATTTCTCGCAGTACATCGCGCCAACCATCATGGCCCAAAACACAAGCAAGGGTCCAGACCGCTCTTCCACGAGCACCACTCGATTCTACCCACTTCGATTTTCTTTCTGTGAAAACTGGCAATCGGCGATTCCATTGATCGCCCTCCAATACCACGATGTGGAATTGCGCATCACGTGGGATACGCCAGTGGCCAATGACTACGAAATCCACGCGCAATACATTTACTTGGATACCGATGAACGCACGACTCTCGCGTCCATGCCACAAAACATGGTCATCACCCAAACGCAAAAGTCCATCGCGTCGGGTAGTGCCATGCAAGAACTCAACTTCAATCACCCAATCAAGCTCTTGGCGTCATCTAATGTGTTTGACGCCACGTCGCTCGGTATCGCTACGGGTAGCATTAAGCTTCAAATTAACGGTACGGATGTGACGGATTCGAAGCCAACCGTTCCACACTACACGGAAACGTCTCTGTACTATCACACGGCGGCGTCGTCCATCGAAGGTGATGCGGGTAACTACTTCTTGTACCCATTCTGCCTCGAAACCTCCAAATTGCAACCAACCGGTTCTCTTAACTTCAGCCGATTGGATTCCGCGCGTCTCGTGTCTACCGGTGGTTCTTTCACCGCGGGCCAAGACGTGTATGCCGTCAACTACAACATCCTCCGCATTGAAAACGGTATGGGTGGTTTGATGTACTCGAACTAAATTTATTTACAGGCTAATAACAAATGCTTTGGAAGTATATATTTCTCTTGGCTTTCGTATTCGTACTCGCGTACGATCCAAAATCCAGGACACTCGAAAAATTCATAGCTCCCGTGAATCACGAGGAAGCTACTTAAAAAGATTCAACGTTTCTATTACATAAATATGTTGTCTTTCGATCGAGAAACACTCACGATCGTGGCCATCGTCGTCTGCATTGCGGCGACGGTGTACATGTACAAGGAATTCACCAACGCGAAATCCGACATCGAAGGTATCAAAACTTTCTGTAATAAAATCGTTCAAGCGCAACACCAATCACCACCACCACGTCAGCAAGTTATCGAAGAGGGAGACGATGATGACGATGAAGAACCAGTCCCCGTAAATAAAATTGCCGACTCAGGGGATAATTAACATCTCCAACGATTATAACTTGCGACATCGCAATGAAAAAATATAAAGCAATCGCAATACCGGTAACATTTACGGGAGACAAACCAAGGTTCCTCACAGTGAGAGATAAGCGCTTTAAGGACTGGATATTCGTGACCGGAGGGTGTCGCCGAAGAGAGATTTTTAATCCGATTCGGTGTGCCCTCCGAGAACTTGAAGAAGAGACTCGTGGTGTTGTCTCTTTAAAACGGGGCGAGTATACGGACTTTAAATTTACAGTAAAGGAGAGTCCCACGGTTGATCTCGAATATAACGTATTCGTGTTTTTCGTGAATTACACGAAACCAGAACAAGTGGAACTTGTAAGGAAATTTAACGATGAAAAACAAAAAACAATAGCAAAAAAGATACAAAAACAACCCATCAAACGTACACATGACGAAAACGATTTCATGTCGTTCGATACACTTCAAGAGTTCAGGGTAAAAAAACAATGGGAACGCATCATGAAGAATATTCTAGAAAACCCAGAATTTTATGCATGTGTTACATCTTTGGATAGAAAATCCTTTGCTATTAAATAATGAAGTCCAAGAACTACATTTTAATGCAAATACATGAACTCCTCGTCGATAGACACTCGTACACACCCAAGAAAGCGAATGCTTTTATTGAAGAACACAAGGAAGACAAAGTGTACGAACTTTTGGTATTGAAAAAGAAACTCGTAGAAGATGAACCACAATATCCAGACGTTTCGTATAGACGGACGATGTGGCGAAATTTTGAAGAAGACGAAGAAGATTAAAAGAATAAAACTATGTATTGGTAAGTATGTTCAAGGAGTGGTGTAAGATTCATGGCTTCTTTGAAAAAAACCCCAATCCATCACACGTGCTCATGGACGGTGGAGTCCTATCCGTGCCGTTTGATAGATTGACTGATTTTTATGAAAAATATGTGGAATGTGTGAAAGTAAATGAGAAAATATACGTCGTCGAACAAAAGACGATCGATGCATATAATTTTTTCGTGGATCTCGATTATAAGGATGACGACCCGTTAACTATAGAGGAAATAAAACGAGTATGCAAGGTCATATGCGATAAAGTCTCTAAATATGGTGGTAAGAATGCACTCGTTTCGGTCGCGAAGCCCAAACCCGTGGGTGACCTCATGAAGACCGGTGTACACATCAATTGGCCCGATTTTCCCGTCAATCGAGATTCTGCCATCGCTCTCAGGGAGCACTTGATTGGCACACTCACTCTCGTGTATGGTTCCAAAGATTGGAATGAAATCGTAGATTTGTCCGTGTATGGAAGTAGCGAAAGAAACACGCGTGGGAGTGGGTTCAGAATGCCATTCTCACACAAGTGGGTCACACACAAAGACTGTGGTGGAAAGGGGTGTCATGAATGCAACAATGGAAAGGAGATACAGGGTGAGTATCTCCCCGTTTTCGTTTACAAGCATGGACCACTCGCCATGTTTGAACGAATATCTTCCGAACCAACGGTTGAAATTATGTACATGGCAACACTCCGAGTCGAAGGTGTCGAACCAAACATTATAGAGGGGGCTTCCAATAAGTCCGAAGGCTCTTTTACAGTGGCACAACTCAAGAATGAACTCAAAGACCCAGAAACGTGTGCACTTCTCGAGTCATTCATACGAAAGAATATGGAAGGCCAAGGACATGCACGCATAAAAAATGTATACAAGGAGAAAAACAGTTATCTCGTCGCCACGACATCGAGGTATTGTGAAAACACAAAAAGAGCACACGGTTCAAATCATGTATGGTTTTACATTTTAGGGGATTCCATTTTTCAAAAGTGTTTCTGTAGATGTGAGACTATGCGCGGACGATTTTATGGATTTTGTAGAGACTTTTCGGGTAGAAAACACCAATTACCACCGACGATAGTCGATAAACTTCAAGTCACAAAGTATAAACCTCCCCCGAAGAGACTTCCAACGCCACCGAAACCAAATGATGTAGTTAAAAATGAGCTCAAGAACTACATTCAAAAGTATATGGTAAATGGATGTGACGTGACAGTGCGAGACATCAAAAAAGACAAAGGTATCAGGAGATACACAGTGTCTTCTGATTACAGGTGTAAAGTGTGTGAGGAGATGTGTACCTTTTCGATATCTAAAAGCGAAATTAAGCGAATCTGTAAATGCAAAAATCGCGTACATATGCTTATAGATAAAATAGCAAGTAAATTATAGATGTTAGCACTTGCATTTCTCATCGCAGTCATATACATGTCATCTAAACTCGTAAAGAGGGGTACATCCCCAACAATACTCGATGATCTCATAAGGAAGACACACAAGTATTCGGGTCTGAGTGAAGTTCTCTATAGAGAGTTTCTCGCCAATATAAACATGGCGAGAGAATACAATGGACACGAAGATATATCGAGAAAACTTTTAGAACGCGGACTCGTAAATTTGGAAGATTTAGCACTTGAATCCGTGTCCGGTGATACATCGGTCGTTGAGGAGATACACGAGTTAATAGTAAAGATAAACGCTGAATTTGAAAACATATATAGAAGGACTTAAAGATGTAATGCTAATCGTATACAAATGAGTACATTTAGAACCCGCTCAGGGCGAATTTCCAAACAACCGGAACGACTCGAAATTTTAGAAGAGGTTGAGGATGATTTCACCGACAACGAAGACGAAGACTTCGATGAAGATGACTATGAATCCGAATCCGAATCCGAATCCGAATCCGAATCCGAATTTGATGATGAAGACGCTGACGAAAACGGGAATTTGGCCGGATTTGTCATAGACGATGATGATTGCGAGAGTGAAGATGAGGAATAATATACTTAAAAAAATAATTCGCCAGATTATAAATGGAGAGTGATATAGGAAATCCAATCGAATACACACCCGATATCATGGATAAAGAGAGTGAACGCGGGCAAGAGGAACAACAAGAACAAGAGCCCATGTATTATTATCCACCTCCCCCACCTCCACCTATGCATCACCAATACCAATCTGAAAAGGTTGATATATTTGCGACACTCGATAAAACGGCGTATACCATTATTTTTGTGGCTTTTATATTAGGCTTCTTCATGGGGAAAACCATGCAACCAGTTATCCTTCGACCAGGATGAGAATCCTTTGAAATCAGTCGTTGGTTCGTCCCTCGATTCTAGGAAATACGCCCGACTCACGACGAGAGGGTCTTTAGATGCAGCTTCTGCGACTTCTGTTGCAGACACGTATGGATCTTCTTCTTCCATCTTCCGTTTAAGCTCCATGACCTGACGGTCTCTTGTGTTTAAACCGAATATGTATAGCGCGATAAGTATGGTCACCACGTTAAGTGCGATGGTCAACATAATTATTATATGCTCATTTTTTTATTTACTTCGAGTTCACTTCTTCTTCTTTGTCTTCTGCTACCGCGATTTGCGCCTCCACTGACTCTTCAGCTTCTCGTAGTTTTTTTCGCTCCTCAATTTCCTTCGCGACGATTTCATCCGCTTCCTTGATGAGTTCTTCCATGATGACGTCTGGCTTCTCTTTCTTCAATCGTTCCAATACTTCGGCTGGGTGACTGATTGGCTTTTCATCGGGTTTCGTGTAATACTTTGAGTTTTCATCACCCGGCTTGATGAATGTGTTCGCACCAGCATCCATCATGTCTCGCTTACGTTCTTCAAACATCTTCGCCGCCATTTGTTGGTTTTCCTTGTATCCAGACATCAACGTATCGAGCTTTTCATTCGTGTAGTGTACGTCCTCGATAACAGTCGGGTCGGGTGGGATCAATAGCCACTTATACATGTCGACCACGTAAATATCAAACGTCGCGTCTTCCTTTTGGAGGCGCTTCGCATGAGACGCGGCTTCTTCGCGGGAGTTGAACGCACCACGAATCTTGATACCAAACTTATCATTCTTTTGTGGACACTCTGGGCCTACCACAGAAAGACAGGCGTAGAGTTGACCGGGGACGGTAGTGTAATCTTGTTCGAGCGACATTTTCTAAGAAATACTCGTTTTAAAACTTTAAGCCAGGTTAAAAACAAATCACGTATTGATATAAATGCACGCATTTTGGAATACACAACCCATGCCACGTGCACACGGGGATTATATAGGTGAAATCGATTCTTCGAGAACATACAATGAAACACCCATCGAACTCCCCGAAGAATATGAATGGTCTGTGTGTTCCATCGACGAGGCGGCGCATCTACTGAGTGCACATTACATACGAGACGAACACTTTTCACTCGAATACACGAAAGAGTTCGTGGAATGGGCCACCGAACCAGATTGGAACCTCGGACTTCGAACCAAAAGTGGTGGGAAGCTCGTTGGTTTTATTTCGGGTGTACCTTCTAAATATAGGATACACGATAAAGTCGTCGACGTTCTACAGATTAACTTTCTGTGTGTGCACGATACGATTCGAAACAAACGCCTCGCGCCTCTGCTCATATCCGAAATACGTAGAAGAGCTAACGCGGTCGGAATATGGCAAGCCGTGTATACGGCTGTCGCGGAGTTACCCACACCCATCGCGAAGACACGGTACTGGCACAGACTTCTCAATGTACCCAAACTCAATAAGGCTAAATTTTCACAAGAACGCGAACGCCCACATCGTCTCATCGGGGGTACTTCACACTCGTTTATTATGAAACGAGACGTACCACGCGTAACACGTATACTCAATAGACATTTGTCTAAATATGCGATAGCGCCCGTCATAGACGAGGCATACGTAACACGGTGGTTGATTTCAATCAAAGATGTGGTACATTCATACATAGATGAGGCGGGACATGTCACGAGTTATTACTGTGTTCCATACACTTCCGTCAAAACTGGTATTCGTGTGAAACAGGCATACATGTTTTATGACACGGGTGACGAGCTTAAATCAGCGGCGATTCTCGCACGCAATGCGGGTTTCGATGTTTATAATACACTCGACGTTGGTTTAAAACACAGTACACTTCGTGATTCAAAATTTATGGAGGGTAATGGTCATAATCACTGTTACGTTTACAATTGGTCTTGTGGTAACGTTTCACCGGAAAATGTTTTTATGAGATTTTTCTAAATTCAAAATTAAAAATAAAAAAAATTATTTTTTTCTACGCTTTCTTCTTTGAAAAGGATCGAAAAAAATAAAAAAAGTTTTTTGTGTTTTTAAAATTGAAAAAGTACCAAAATACTTAGAATATTAAAATTTAGTATACCTATTTTAGACCAATTGACGAGGTTATATAGAGGTTATACCTATTTGATATCTATTTACAATTTACTCCGTGTATATAATCCCAAAATTAAAAATAAAAAAAATTATTTTTTTCTACGCTTTCTTCTTTGAAAAGGATCGAAAAAAATAAAAAAAGTTTTTTGTGTTTTTAAAATTGAAAAAACATGGTGTTGCTTCGCACTTATTCTCGTCTTTTGGTCTGAAACTCTATATATAAAGAAATAATTCGTATATATACCACACATGATATCACATGGAGACGGTGGATCAAACACGAATGCGAGTGGTCTACCATTTGAAAAATGTGTCTTACGAAATCATATACCCGGACAGAAATATGTGATAGGCGACAAAACATTTGTATACTTGAAACAATCCGATTTCATGAATCACATGTCTGACCTAAAAGATACATATTGGGAACACGATAAGAAACCAGATGGCGCTTACGTCAGTTCTGATAGAAAGACGGTAATCCTTTTCGAGTGTAAACACCAAATAATACCCGGCTCTGTCGACGAAAAACTTCGCACCGGTCCGTGTCTACTCGAAGAGTATCGTCACCTTTACCCGGGTGTGAATTTCCATCTCGCATTTATCGTAAATGATTGGTGGTTCAAACAGAAAAAATATGAAATACCTATAAAATTTAACGAAAAATACGGTATAAAAGTATTTTTCGCGAAACATGGCGACGTTTCATGGAAGATGCACATCAATCGTAAAACACATAAGTGGACATTGTTCCCGGCATACTACACATTAGATGAATCTGAAGTTAATCATTGGATGACCGAACGATCACTTCAGTCGTAGTCGCTTCTGGATTTTTACTATTTATAGCCCGTCTCGCTTTTACATCAGATATGTTGTAATCACAAAACGATGCACGAACTAAATCTACACCCGCATTGCTCATCGTAAATTTAGCGCCACACGACTTCGTTAACGCAAATAATTCTTCGTGGTCCTTCATTCCGAATCCATCTTTTGTGTATCCCACGAAAGATGTTTTTGTTTCCGGTGCATACGGTGGATCGAGATACATGAAGTCACCGGACTTGACACGAGCGATTGCATCCCTAAAGTCACAGTGTACGAACTCCACACGTTGTATACTCTTCGATATTTTTTCAAATTCGTCGAGTGTGACGAACTGCGGCGTACTTTTATAATGCCCATACGGTACATTGAACCCATTTGGACCTTCCCTGAACACACCCCTAAAACAGGTTTTATTTAGAAATATGAACATAGCCGACCGGTCGCCAACGTTTGAATTGTACAGGTGTCTTACCCAATAATAGTAACTCTCCTTGGATGTCATCGCTTCATCTTCATTCGATGGCTTTCGATTGATATCCGTACCAGTTAATCCATCATACACATTAAATAGTTTCGTGACTTCTGTGTACAATTCTTTTGGTCGAGACTGTACATCCTTGTATACGTTTATGAGTGTCTCATTGAGGTCGTACGCGTGTATCTTACCCCGTACATCGCATCTATCCAACACAGCAAACAATACACTCCCACCACCCACAAATATTTCGTGATAATCGTTTATTTCTTTTGGAAAACTACCTAAGACGGGCTCGAGTAATTGCGTTTTTCCACCAACCCACTTAAGGAAAGGTTTCATACTTATAGTAAGGTCTAAACTTTTAAGTGATGGAAGAGATACGAAAGTATCACAACCAAGAAAAGAGGGAACTCATAACACGTGTGTGTCGAGAAGGTAACGCCGTGTTAGACGTAGGATGTGGTTTCGGGGGAGACATAGGTAAGTTCAAGCAGTGTGGGGTAAACTTGAGTGCATGTGAACCACTCGAAGATGCACTCGAGGAAGCTCGTTCTCGGGCTTCTAAAGTGTATAAAATGCGCATTAATTTTTACCTCGGTGACATCACGAGTGCACCAAATAGAAAATATGACGCTGTGTGTTATAATTTTTCGATTCACTACATTTTTCAAAGCGAAGAATTATTCAAACAGACTACGAAAGAAATTGCGCGGCGAATGAAACCCGGGGGAAGACTGTTTGGAATTGTACCAGATTCTCAGCAAGTGATATTCAAAACACCATTAAATTACGGAAAGGACACATTTTTCTTGATGAAAGGCACGAGTCACGGGGCATTCGGTGAAAAATTGTTCGTACAACTCGAAGACACACCTTACTATCACGATGGCCCAAAAATCGAACCGATAGCACACAGAGATTTATTCGTGACGCGTTTAGAAAAAATAGGTTTTAGACTTGAGACGTGGGAACCACTTCGCGGAAATCCAGTTTCCGAACTCTACTCGAAATTTATCTTCGTATATAAGAGATGATACTCACACTCCTTCTCATCATTGTAAATTTGTACATATTTTTAAACACAAAACAACCCGAAAATTTGCGTGTCGTTCGCGAAAGATATCAAATGCTACGAGACCACATACGCGACACAGGAAATGATGAGTTCAGAGAACTGTGCACCGAAATCCCTATCACGGCACATCGCCGCGCCCAGGCTGGAAGTGTTGGGTATAACGTAAACAAGGGGCGCGAAATAGGTATATGCATAGACGGCGAACCAAATGAAATCACGCACGTGTTAATACACGAACTCGCGCACTGCACCGTCGACGAATATGCACATAGCGCGAAATTTTGGGAGAATTACGATAAGATCAAAGCCATGTGTATAGCCATAGGTATTTACCAAGAGATACCAGAACGAACCAAGTTTTGTGGTAAGCACATTCAGGATAAATAATCTGTGTTTATCATAAATGAAATCTGATATAGGCAATTTGATATTACTTTGGTCATTGACATTTATTGCTTTGTATATACCACTTCTGACCGGTAATGCGAAGCCGGAAACACGCAAGTGGGTGAATTCTATTCTACTCACGGTCGTGACCCCACTGTTTATTAACATGGTCGCGCGTGGTACGGGTATGTTCAAGAAGTTTGGCGTTGATTATAGATACGTCGTCACTGCGTCTGTGGTGACATTCTTGCTTTTCATCGCGTATCTTCAAAACGAAAAACTCAAAACGAGTATCACGGAATTCGGGGAGAGTATTGAAAGCACGGGGACTACACTCGGTCTTTTAATACCCACATTCATAGTTGGGCTATTCATCGCAAATATTCAATTTGGCGGTGCAATGTACACGCATTATTACTAATTACGCGTATCTCTTAAGCACGTAGAAAATACCCGCCGCCACGGCACCGGTCGCCGCGAGGCCGACCATGCTTCGGTGTCCCTGTTCGTTCAAGAATTGGGGCACGTAGTTGGCGAGTTTTTCCTGTACAGGCTTACTAATGGCAGCCGCAGTACACGCCGCGACGACGACGGCTTGCATCTGCTCATCAGTAAGGTTGAAAGGGTTCTTGGTTTGCATAGCAACTTGCTGTTGCTGCTGTTGCTGTGGTTGCATGACAACTGGCTGTTGCATGACCATCTGCTGTTGTTGAACACGTGGGTCCGATTCCATCATAGGTGGTTCGAGTGGCATTTCTGGTTGGCCCATGATATCATTAATTGGTGTGGAATCCATGGTCATTTCTTTATTTTGGCTCACATTTTTTTCGAGTTGATTATTCTGCACAAATGATGTCGTCAATGGAACCATTCCATCATCATTTTCGGAGAGATTCAAAGTTCGAACGTCGGTCGACATTTAATGTAGAGCTATGTTTTTGAAATTGGAGAGTGACGCATTCGTTATTTTCGTTTGGTAATCGTGAGATGTGTTTTCTTTGTCGCCTTCTTCGCATCAGCCTCCTGCTGTTCCAAATATTTTGGGTTGTATGTTTTCTTGTGCATGCTCCAAAGTTGCGGACTTCCCACCCTGAATCCCGTCCTGATTTTCGCCTTGTACCAAAACACACAATCGGTTATTTTGTTTGATTTAACCGTGTTATCCAAGACAAGACACTCATAATTCTCGGTGCATTGGTCCATGACTTTACAAAACATATCGAATGATGGGAAAATACCAAAGAATGACTTATACAGTTTTTCCCTATTTTGTATGATGTTTTCCCTGAGTATAAACACATAATCTACATTTGCTCGAAGTGCGGGAGGGAGATCCATGACGTATTGCATCGTCAGCATAAAGAATATGTTAAAGTGTCGACCGTTCATAAAACATTGACGAATTCTCGTTTCTTTCAAAAATTTTGAATCGTACATACAATCGTCAAGTAACATGAATGCACCATTTGATTTGTTCTTTCCCCTGGTACCCACGAGCTTTCTTTGCCTGGATAAAACACGATCTACCGCTTCTCCGTCGTAATCACCATAGACACACACGTCTGGTATAAAATTTCCATAAAAGTGGTTACCTTCTTCGGTGCCAGATAAAACGATGCCTGCTGGTATATGTTTCTTATAGTACATGATGTCTTTGACGAGCGTGGATTTACCTGTGTTACGCTTTCCAATGAAGACGCATATTCGGTCATCTTCCATTTTTAATGGATTGAATTTTCGCAACTGAATGTTCATTCTAAATTAGCGTATCGTTTTATTTCGCAAAATTTTACTCACAAATAGTAGGAATGTCGGGTCGTCTGTTACTCGCAGCCACTGGAATCCAGGGCAAGTGGATCACCGAAGAACCACAGTATTCACACTTTCTTTCCAGGTTTAGAAGACACACAAAGTTTGCTTTCGAACAAGTTGAAATCCCAATCGAACGCTTCGAGGAGTACGGTAATGAAATCTCCGCCCGTGTACCAAACACATCGGGTGATTTGATTCGAGACCTGACACTAAACATCGATTTACCGCCACCTACACCCACACTCGGACAAGGTCACTCATACGTTATCGCGACTGGAAGTACAAACGCGACCTTATATGTCGACGCCGTGGAGGCGAGTGAACTCTCTGTGTACCAAGGGGTCGAATACGTGTTTAACAGCACAGAAGAGTTCAATATCACTGGGGTAAGTGTGAATGATTACACGAAAGAGAACTTGGGGGGTGGAAATTATAGAATTACTTTGAATATAGAGATCAATATCATAGGTACCTACGACAATGTTAGAATAACATCCGCGAGCGATGCATCAAAGTATATAACCCTAAAAGTAAAACAGATTCGTTGGAATACGTCTACACCTACAAAGATGATTAAATACGCAGACCTACTCATCGGTGGACAAACGATTCAGCGTATCACTGGCGAATACATATACATGTACAATCAACTGTACTATACACAAAATGACGCGGACTTTACTCTTGTCGCCACCACCTTACATAATAGTTACCCTATCATTAACGATGCCACGTACCCACAGTACACAGATTTTCAAAAATATAAGGTACAGTTGCCGTTTTATTTCAATAAACATCCAAGTTTAGCTATACCGACGTGTGGTCTTTCAGTACAGGAAGTCGAAATAAAACTAAAGTTTAGACCTGTCGATGAGCTCACAGTGGAATACGATCTCAGTACATCGACATACAGCACTACACCGATTACGTCTGGTGTCAAACTTCGAAATGCGAGTTTATTCGTAGATTACGTGTATCTGACGGATGTGGAACGGGCTTTCATAATGACTCGACCTATCGAATACGTAATAACACAAACACAAGTGGCTGAAATACGCATGGATTCCGGTGTTTCCAAACGTGCTGTGATGATAAATTTTAAACATCCAGTGAAAGAACTTTTTTTCATCGCGACGAATGATGATACACAAGCACACGTACCTATCAAACACGTGAATTTGAAATTCAATAATAACACGGTGATAGATGCAGACAATCTCGAATTATCCGCGGAACAACCTCTACGACATCACACGAACTCTGTCGACGAAAACTACGAGTTTGGTATATATAGCTTTGCACTCAAGCCAGAAGTGTATTATCCCACGGGTCAAGTAAACATGAGTCGCGTGATACACAAACTTCTCGAAGTTGAACTCGACGACCCGAGTATATCAAGTGCACATACACTTCGCGTGTACGCATCAAACTATAATGTTTTGCGCGTGAATGGAGGTATTGCTGGGTTAAAATTTTAGGCACTAATAATAGTAATGGCTGGTAGAGTCCAATTAGGTGCGACCGGTCCACAGGACAATCTGTTCACAGATGACCCGGAATACACGTATTTTATAAAAAATTTCAAGAAGCATTCAAATTTTTCAAAGTTTTATACCGATTTAGATTTTGCGGGTCATATTGAATTCGGTGAGGAACTAAGATGTACTATACCACAAAATCAAGGTGATCTCATCAAAGGTGTACGCTTAAAACTCACGCTCGGTGGAATAGATCAGAATCTAGTGAGTGGGTATGACCATATTACGTATTGTGAATCAATCGCACATTCCATGATAGAATATGCAGATTTATACATTGGAGGTACTCTCATACAACGGCTTACCACTGACATGTTAGCTATACACTCCGAACTTTTTGTCACCCAGTCTAAACAGACATGTCTTACTAAATTATTAGGAAAACCATATCAGATTTTCTCTGTCGCTGACGATAGATACAGTGTATTACGAGAAGAGCTCGTTACTAAGTCAAAGTCTGATGCGTCGTATCTTGTAGATATTCCATTCTACTTCCATGAGTATCCAGAGCTCGCTGTACCTTTGTATGCTATCACCAAACAAGAGATAGAAATTGTGATAAAATTCAGAAAGGCAGAAGAATGTATATTTGCGGTGAATGAGACGTCTGACCTCATAAGTGAGTCGTATTACATAGGCAAAAATCCAACTGGACTTATAAAAAGTGCGAATCTCGGTTTAGAAATGGTATCACTTGAAAATAAACCAAAATTAGGACGCACGGATTATATCATCACACAGACACAACTGAATACATTTACACTCAAGAATACCGATGCTAAATACAACGATTTACTAAAAGCAAATGAGCATGAAGTGCGTACGAATTTCAGAAATTCCGTCAAAGAGCTATTTTTTGTCGTGAAAGACAAGTACGAAAATCGCACGAATGTTATAAACGATTTCGCGACACCACTTGATTATTCATCAAATACAAACATAACGAGTGACGCGTCTACATTCACAAACTCCGAGCAACTTAAGTACCTCGAAATGACCCTTGATGGCAGTGAGATACTCGACCACACGACTGGTGATATGATACACCTTCGGTCGATACAACCTGGTAAACACCATTCAAGAACACCTGTGTATAGGCGCTTTTACCTGTATAGTTTTGCGCTCGAACCAGAACGCTGGTATCCCACAGGGCAACTCAATTTTTCGCCCATAAAGAACCAAACTATAAAAGTTGGCTTGTTTAATTATACAACAAATTTCGACAAAGAACTTAGAGTTTATGCACAAAGTTATAACATACTCCGTTTGGAGAACGGAACCGTAAAGTTATTATTTGATACATAATGAAAACAGGTTTCGATCTCGCGGGTGATACGAGCGAACAAATTAACCAGTACACACAGGCGATGATAAACATCGTCACACCTGTACTCGAAAAAGGTATGATTCTTGCATGCGAATATTCAAAAGCATGTGGGAGAACTGCAGTTCTCGTGAAAGATTTGGAATATTCGATGAAATACTGCGCGAGATATGAAGTCGGGCAGCGAGTGGGTTCATACTTCCCAGACTTGGACGATGACGACGATGATGCGAATGACATTGACGTCATAGACGAGTCGGGCATAGAGTTTACTAGATATACAGGTGATGACCCGGGTATGAATAAAATAAACGAAGCTTATGATACTTGGGATTCGTGGGTACCGACGAATCCGACAGAAGAACTTTTAAAAAATGCTATTGATAGTAATGGACGATGATGATACTCCAGAAGGGTGGACGGACACTGAGTATAAGGAGTTCAAAGTAGATGATGGTTCAGATTCAGATTCAGATTCAGAATCTGAATCTGAAAAGGAAGACATGAAAGGATACCAGAAGAAAGAATACAAGAAAATCCTTGTCGTAGAAGAATTACTTCCGGAATAATTTTTTCTAGGAGTATTATATAAAATGTCTACCGCCGCTGAAACCGTTACGCTCATCAGCCAAGAACTCGAATCGCAATCCTTGAACGCCGTCGTCGCGGGTTTCTCCTTCGCCGCGGCCTTGTCGTGGATGGACCTCGTGCGATGGTTGGTTAACCAGGTCGTCAAGGTCAGCAAGAACGGTGGCATGAACTACACGCTCACCGCCTTGTTCACCACTTTGTTGTCGATCGTCGTCTACCTCACGGTCTCTCGTGTGTCTACTCGTGTCCAAAAGCCATCGCAACCACTCTACGCGGTTACCCGCTAAGATTGTTTCTTGGTCATCATGAGCATCACGACACCCGCCAATACTATCAGAAATATGGATACAAATGCATCCCATCTCTGTACATCCTCAAATTCGGGGATGTCCACAGGTGGCGGGAGAGACACATCTCTCTCAACTTTAGGTACATTTTCGAGTTTATCCGTTGAACACGCAATGGCCAGTTTAAGCACGTGATTTGCATTTCTAAAATCATACGGTATGAGTCGCCCGTTGCTACTGTAGTAAAATTGCACGCGTATGCTTGATATGGTTTTTTGTGTTCCAGAAACAAAATTGTGCTCGACCACGTCGTCTGCACCCGAATGATTTATTACATCGCCACATGCGAGTATTCTTCCTGTATAAAAGGGCGTATCAGAATAGACCGTTTGATTAAACTCGTCCGAACCACTACTTAATTTAAGTATGAATGAGTCGACACCTTGAACATTTATGCTCCCAGTCTTGAGTGTGTTATTCACAGAGTGTGCATTATTTGACGAAAACCCGAGAACGTCGTGTGGTGTCGTGTATATATTTGACGACGCGTATCCATGTATACCACCATAAAAGGCGAATGTAAAATCGTTTGTTAGGTTTGAAAACACTATATCATTGGTATATGTATTATATGACGCGGCATCGACTATATCTGATACTTGTACGACATTACTCGCGAGTTCATCACCGTCATAGTTTCCATTTGGTATACTTATAGTTTCAACATAAGACGCCGTGTTAATCGTAAATGTATTATTTCGTTCGTGTATGAGAAACTGACTGTTGTGAATTCGAGCTGATGTGAGTGTTATCTTAGACACGTCATAAATAGGGTTCTTAAGGTGTACCACGTAATCACCTGGATCTGGGTACAATATAGGGTCTCTATCACCACTATCTATATCTAAGGTATGGACCTTCATTAAAATACATGGACAATATTTTAATGAGTGTTTTAATCTATAATTTGATGTTTTTAGCACAAATGGTGTGAGTATGGGTTATTCAATAGTTGACGTTTTGCGACACTGAGACTCGCCTGAGAAGCTTGTGGGTTTTGGTTACCCTTGTATGTATTGAGGTCGTGATACGACGTGTTCGTGTATTGTTGCGTCCATCCGGCACCCATTGGGTTCACACGACCATCAACGCGAGTTGTGTCCGACCGCGCAGACGTAAGCATACCACCTTGGTTGAGTGCATTCGCTCGAACATTCATACGACCTGGGTTCGAAGCGCGGTTAGCTTTACCACGACGTTCATCTGGCCTGAAACCATATTTCTGGAGTTCTTCCGTGGTGTACGCCCCACGTTGTCCGATAGAAACCTCTGGCGATTCGAGATATCCGTGTGCATAACTGTGAATACCGGGCTGTGGTTGGTTTCTGTATTGATATTGTTCAATATTCCCATCCTTCTTATTTCTAGTTGGGTCTTGAGACACCGTATTCGCGGAAATGAATCTCTTCGCGGGCGCCACACCCAGTGTGTCAGTTCTGAGACCAGTTTCGGCACGGTTGGTCGTGCGCTTTGTTCGTTCGTGTTCACCACGCGGAGTTCTACCAGAAAATCCTTGCGAACGCCCGAGCGTCATTGGAAGCCGCTCTGGGAGATACGCTGTTTTCTCTGGGCGGTTGTGTGCGACCTTACCCACTATACCACGACGACCACCTTTCGTGTCCTGCGCTGGACCCGATCTACCTGGGAGTGTCGTGAGCTTGTAGGCACCGACATTCTCTGGGTTCACACGCAACAACTGTTGGAAACCACCATACGATGAAACGGATGGGTCCACACCCAAACCTGGACCAACGAGGCGCTTCTCGACGGGAGATACGTTATTCATTCGGTTATAGTCATTCATTCGGTTTCGCATCTCAAGAACTTCTGCGCCACTCGTTCGCATTTGAGGTGCGATATCACCGAAATTGGATGCAACCGCCTTATCGATTTGTAAATTTTCAATAGGTCGTTCCTTCACAAGCTCGACTTTTGGTGACACAGGTAATTCCATGGCTTGGCGGTCTGGGGAGTACATCTCTGTCTGTGGCTGACTCAATTTTCGCCCGGCGTATACAAGACCTGCTATAGCTGCGACAGATATGGGATCGGCCATTCTTATTTCTTATTGATATTTTTATTTAAGTATCTTTGGTTAAACATTCCATTTTGTACTTCGGAACGCGTACTCAATGGTTCATATGAAATGGTTCTAAGAGGCAATTTACACTCCATGTTTTGAAGGGGGAACAAGTTTTGTTCGTACGTTTTCGCGAGAACTTTGTTGAACCGAGAGGTTGATTGCGGTCGGAGTTGATCGCTCGTTTCGATGTATTCTGATGGAGCACCCTTACCCGCCATGAATGGCGCCGTACCATACAACATAGTGTTTGGTCTTTGCGAACCATAGTTGAGAGTACTGGGCTGGGGATACACGAATACTTCTTCTGTCGCACAGTTCACTGGAACGGCTGGGTTCTGGACTAACTTAAGACCTGGCTGCAATTGGTAAGCCATTTTACTATTACAAAAGATTTATTTACCGCCTATCACCATTTGGTTGAAGACCCGCGAAAGCTTCGAGTTGGGTGCCACGTGCATTTGGGTTACATACACTACCATCGGATTTACACATGGGGGCACCCTTCTTTCCATAAAGCCACTCCGCGAATCCAGTTTGGTCTCCCCCGACCGTAGATACGGGAGCGGTCACGAACTGTCTCGATAACGCGTTTTGTTGGTACTTAGGAAGCGCGGAACGGGATCTCGCTGGTCCAAATGGTGTTTCTCCGACGACGAACGCATCAGCATCGGCGCGAACACTCGGATAAGAACACGCTTGATTGCGATTTGGGTCGTCTCCTATCAATACATTCGCCATTGGGTTGTCACGGGATGGGCGCTGACACGCATCCCCGATATTCTCATAATATTCAACGCCTCTTGGTACACCTTCCTTAACCATACCAGATCTTTCCATTACATAAAGAACACCTAATGCAGTCGCGGCAAGAACGAATATGCGGACGTCGCGCTTAATGAGATAGTGCACGGACGCCGCATATATTATGAATCTCGAACCAGCGTTCACGCGGTCTGCTGAGGATTGAACATTTGTGGGCCAAAATTCGAGAACCTTCTTATCATCAACGAGTTGTTTTGGGTCTTGAAACCAAGAGCTCATTTAATATATATTAGTTTTATTTTTTCAACATACCACCTAGCATACCCTGCATAGTTTCCATGAGAGCGGCTTCATCGATTCCGCCACCATCACCCTCCAGCTTATCGGCACATTCCTTGGCGACCTTTTCAATCATAGAAAGTGTGTCTGCTGGGATAGAACTTATGGTAGTTCCGAGCATGTATAGCGTTTGCACGTATTGCCAAATGGCGTCCTTAGTTTTGGTGGAGACCGAGGCCCACTTTTCTTCGAGTTTCACATCCTTCAAAAACTCGAGGTTCTTCGCTTCAGTGAGGAAAAACGTATCATCCTTGGCCGAAATCTTGTCCGCAAACGGCGTAACACTGGTCATGAATCCATCGATGACGAGACGTGGATTAGACGTTCGCATGATTTCAAAGCCGGACATACACTTCTTGATACCCTTTTCTTCTGGAAACGTCTTGTGAAGTTCCGCAAGAAATTGGCCCATCATATCATTGAAAGCAGTCACAGACGTCATGTTTACTGTGATAGATAACACCGTTATCTTTAAGCAAATGGTTCAGTAGATATGGTTTCTTTACCCCCTATTCCGTTAGATACAATAAAAAATACGAGAATCGCGTTTAAGAATGCTGGTTTAGAATAAGCACTCGTTGGAAGTTTACCTTCGTTGTTAAGCTTCGCTTTCGCGTGAATGTACCCCGCGGTAATGATACCGGCGATGATCGCCGCCCAAGCTGGATCTCTGAGATAGTCTTCAAACTCCATTTAACTATAACCAACTTTTTTTACGGGCGCATCCGATGCGTCTGGGAATAACACGGGTTCTTCGTCTTCGTCTTCGACTTGTTCCTCCATCATTTCTTGTGGTGCACCACCAGCCGTGTTTACCGTTTTAAACTCGTTGTCGAATGGGGACGATTCTTGTTCTGGGGGCTGTGTGTCTTCCATGGGCTCAGCCATGGGCTCAGCCATGGGGTCAGCCATGGGCTCGGCCTCTTCGGGTTGTGGTTCCGATGGATATTCGTCAACAAATTCGGGGTCTTCGGTATCCTCATCGCCCTCTCCACCCACGTCGATATCTTCATTTTCGTTGTTCATGTAGGTTTGAAGAATTTGTTGAACTGGGATGAGTTCTCGCACAGACGCTTCGATCACCACCGAGAATCGGTCAAACAATTTATCGTTTCTCGCGTGTTCGTTCTGACTTTCACTGAAAATGTATGGATCTTTATACAAGTCCTTAGCTACGTTATTGTAACACGTTTGAATGAATACTTCATTGGATGGCAATTTCAATGATATCTTCTTATTGTCTTTACCGAGACGCACCGAAGACAGGATTTTTACACAACTCACGAATACCGCGGCGAGTAAGTCGTTAAACCACGCACACCTGTTCGCGATGTTATCCGTGTGCTGTTTCGACATGGCGTCGGACCAATTGGGTACTTCCTTCAAAAGTTTTTGGTACATAATGAGTACCTTTCGACCCTTGGACATAGTGTACGATTCTTCATATAATTTGTCGAACGTCTCGATCATAACTGGACACATCAAATGGCACAATTGCCCAATGTACTCGCGTTTCGCTTCCGTGAGCACACTCAAGTTATCCATTTATGATAGAGTGAAATTTTTTTACTAGCCTTTTCCCGCATTCCCCCTGTATTTATTTGCAACCTTTTTCAAATTAACGAAGGATGGAAAGTCCCCAAATTCTTCCACGGGTTCCTCTCTGTGTTTCGTCTTCTTTTTCTTTGACCATGTAATGTATATTTCGTGGTCGCCCACAAACTTGGTATGAAACCCACCTAGATCGAGCTGGCGTTTTATGTAATGTGCCGCCTTAAGTCTATCGAACGCCGGATACCCCACGACAAAAGATGGAATCATGATGAATAAATGTTTATTTCCGAATTCAACGGTTTGTCGTATTTTTTTAGATATCTGTTCGTATATTTTGATGTAGGTTTCTTTGCGTAATTTGTTACGCTTGTCAGTTATTTTATTTATTTCATCCACACTGATCATTAAGTTATACGAATTAATTATTTTCTAGGATATTTGGGCGACCGTACATCTCCTCGGCCGTTGGGACCTTCTTCTCTACGAGTGACGTGTTCTTTACGTAGTGTAATTCATGTTGCCTGACTTCGTCGTACTTTTGGAATTCTTTGATATCGAGGTCTGTCGTGAACATCTTTGTGTCGGTTGGCTTTTCGGTGTCTAGAGGTTGTGTGCGAAGCGAAATCACGACGATGACTGGGTTCGATTGACTCACGTCTTTCATGTATTTCGCGATGATGAGCTTTGTCGCGTCAACTTTACCGGTTTCTTCGTCGACAAATTCGATTGGAACGTCTATGAGTGCCTTGTCGACATCACTCTGAGAAATACCCATCGTGCGAAGAGTGGCTTGCATGTTGATATCGTTCCAATTGACGCGGTCTGGGTCGTTCATGATCCGGACGTCCGAGGACACCGCGAATGCGTATGGGAAACCACCGTGTTTCAATACCATGAATCGACACCTATACACTTCATCACCCGTCTTCTCGTGTTTGTATTTGCGTACTTCGTTTGTGTCTATGATATATGTGCAAAGTCCGGTCATCTCTTGGATGCGCTTATTCACGGAGAGTACGATTTTTTCCATCACCGTGTTTGAAACTTTCGCGTTTTCGAGACGCTTATATTGTGTGAGGTCTAAAACACCTTCATCTATGTCCGACGTCGTCTCCTTCGTCTTGAACATCTCCGTCCTGGACATGAGATAGAGAATAAGGAGGATGAGCAAAACCAACAGAAGTGTGTTCATTACTATATCTCACAAAAATTTTGAGAATAAAAAAATTATTTTTTTCTACACTTTCTTCTTTGAAAAGTTTCTGAAAAAATAAAAAAAGTTTTTTGTGTTTTTAAAAATGAAAAAACATGGTGTTGCTTCACAAATAATTTAAAGTATTAGAGGAAGTATACACATATCATGAGCGAAGAAGACACACTCGAGTGTTTAGAATATGCGATCGAATCACGGATTAAAACCGTCAAGAAACCAAAAGATGTCTTTGACGCAAAAGCCTTGGTAGCACTTTATGACCGACTTCCTAAGACAAAACAAAAATATCACGATGACCTCATAAAAAAAGCGACACAAATCGTAGAGGGTCTCGATGAAGTGATGCGTGTATTCGTGGCCGAGGTGTTACGCGAAGAATGTTACATCGCTCCGATCGAATGTGACAACGATGTAATATGCAATTACTGTGATATAGCGCGCGATGAAATGTGTACCGATGAATGTACATGTGATGTAGAACGCCTTGAAGTATTTGCAGACGCCATAGGTGCTCACATATAGGTCTTCTTTACCCAGTTTCTATCGGACTTGAAAATTTTAGAGAGTTTTGGATCTGTACGTTTAAACGACGAAACAAACCGAGCGGTGGTTCACCCACACGAATGACTTTTCCAAGTGCACGGTGTCGAGCGAGTTCAGTAAGCTTACCGTTTGACCTGATGGGTATTTTCATTGTATCGTGTATTGAGAATATTATATAAACTGCGCCCTTTTAGAGACAAATTTTTGCGTGTGTATTTTAAATGTCCTTGTTGATATACAGCCCAAGGTGCAGCCACAGTATAGACCTGATTGACTACATCAAGCGACAACCACAACTCGCACAGCTCGTGGGTTATCATAACGTTAATGTGAAAGGTATTCCACCACAGTACGCACACAAAATTACCCGTGTACCAACCATGCTCACGAAGAATGGTAAATTTCTCGTTGGGAATGAAATCAAAAATTGGTTGGAATCTTTGCTACCAAACCAAGACATAGGAACGTGTGGCTTTGGTGTGTGTTCCATGACAACCCTCGATGGCGAATCTAACTCAGACATATTCGGGCTCGATGATTATGGCCGAACACTCCAACCACCGATGACACCTGAACTCGAAGAAAAGATCAACCGTGACGTCAGTCAGTCGTACAACAACAATATAAAGAAATAATGCATCTATCAAACAGGTTCAACTATGATGAAACTCACGACCATACAGGCGAGTGCCATCAAATCCACTTTCGAGGTACTCAAGGACATACTTAATGATGTTAACATCTACTTCAAGTCAGATGGTATATATATCACTACATTAGACACGGCTCGAACATCACTCGTAGATATGTATTTGTCTTCAGACAATTTCGAAGAATATACATGTGACAATGACATAGTGGCAGGTATAAATGTCACGAATACGTTCAAGCTTCTCAAGTCTATCACAAACAATGACGTACTAATCATGTCAATTGATTCACGAGAATTTATGAATATTGAGATACACAACGACACAAAAAAGACTTGTACTAAATTTGCTCTCAAACTTCTCGACATTAATGAAAATCAAATTGAAGTTCCTGAAATGAACATGACGACGGTGACGCCCATGCCATCGGTTGACTTTCAGAGAATTTGCAGAGATATGTACAACATAGGAAATGACATTGAAATCACGCGAGATGGTCATTTATTTAGACTTAACTGCGATGGCGATTTTGCAAACCAGAAAACAGAGATTCAATGTACGGAAGAGAGTCCCCCTATATCGGGTATGTATTCTCTTCGATACATGAATATTTTTACGAAGGCTACGAGTATGTGCTCAAATGTGCAAATCATGCAAGAGGAATTAAATAGGTTCTTAATTCTTAAATACAACGTCGCAAATTTGGGTGATCTCAAATTTTATCTCGCGACTAAAGAACAAATAGATCAGTAACGTAATCATCGACCGTACTCACGGATTTCACTTTACCTAAAACGTTTTTGAGTTTTATGGTAGGATACATAGTTCTTAGTGTATCAACATCGTAATATAACATATCACTTATCTTTACTTCTTCTCGATGGAAATCTCCTCTTGGTCCCGCATAGCGCCTAATTTTTCCTAGTATGTCTTTTACCGGTTTATCATCTGCATCCATGAGATACGCCGACACTAAAGGCATATTAAATACCACGTGGTTTTCTTGTGCGGGTGGCCATTCGTGTTTCGTATTATAAGTTAAATACTTGTACAATTTATCATTGTACCAGTATTTGATTCTGATGATAGCCTTTTTCACATTTGATGGCGTTTCCTCTGCTGTGTAATTTAGGTCATTGAATTCGGCGTAATGCTCATTGAAGAATTCATTCCACTTAGTCATTTCATTCTTCCAAAATGGTCCATCGGCTGAGTATATCTTATCTGTACCGGTAACATATTCCATGGTCACGCATTCTATTTTGTGGTTTGGGATAGATACAAAATTTTTATATGTATCGTAAACCCATAATATTACGCTGGTTAAAAGATTGCGTAGCATTTAAACTAATTATATGGAAGGAAATTTTTTGAGTAGATATAACAACAAGTTAGACGCATGGAAAGACTCGATTCATGAAGATCCATCGAATCGTTCCATGTACGAACAAGACATGTCTGATTATATCATCAAATGCATGCCTTATATGCGTCAACATACAGAAGACATAGACAGTGAAGTGAGTACAGATAACGTCTTTAACTGTAAAGTGACATCCGGTCTTAAGCGAAAGGACATATTCAACGAATACTTAGCTGATGTTGAAAATCTAAACGTGGACAAGAAACTCGCGAAGAAGAGGGATGAATGCCCCAGCTGTAATGAAAGTAACGTGTTTCACTTCGCAGATACGAGTGAACTCGTGTGTGATGGGTGTGGAGCGGTACTGGCCTGTCTCATAAGCGAAGAATTGACTTATAGAGAAGAACAAGAGACATCTGAGAAAATTGTGAACTATTCGTATAAAAGGGAAAATCATTTCAATGAGTGGTTATCACAGTTTCAAGCACAAGAAACGACGAATATACCACAAGAAGTGATGGATCAGTTGAGAAATGAATTGAAAAAACTTAAAATCAAGGCACTCGAGGAAATCACACACGCGCGAGTACGAAGTCTTCTTAAGAAGCTCAAGATGAATAAATATTATGAGCACGTACCGTACATCACAAACATATTGAGTGGGGTCAAACCTCCTAAGATGCCACAAGAACTCGAAGAGCGTTTGAGAATAATGTTTAAAGATATACAGAAACCCTTCGACGACAACTGCCCGTCGAATCGAAGAAACTTCCTTTCGTATAGCTATGTGTTGTATAAATTCTGTGAACTCTTGAGTGAAGATTCATATTTACAATATTTTCCACTACTCAAGAGCAAAGAGAAACTCTATCAACAGGATGTCATTTGGAAAAAGATATGTCATGATTTACGTTGGGAATTTATACAGACAATTTAAAGAAATGATACTTTTTACCACTAATGAGCGAATACGAAAAGTTTTGTATTGACGAAGCCGCATTTTACATGCAGAAAGCGCATCACATACTCACCGAAGAGATGAAAAATCCTAAGAAGTACTACGAAGAAACTTTTGACACCTATAAACATCTCGCTAAAATGCTTCCGTTTATAGTATTTACGAGATGCATCGAACTTCCACAGAACCTTCCATCACCGGAGGAAAGTTTATCAGATACGCAGTCTTCAGACCAGTCAAGCGAAGATAGTTATGACATTGTATCTCAGCCGACTCATTTAAGGTTTTGATGGTTTTGAACTCAAGTACAGTTTCGTTATTTATGATTATATCCGCACGTAAATTTCCTATCACATGTCCCTCGAAGGGAATGGGAATAACTCTCTCGGATTCATAAGGCACGTGTCTCGCACGAAGGAGTACCTCCATCGCGTTATGATATACACGTTCACTGTATCCCGCCCCAAGTCTATCATATATAAGTTCGGCTAACATACCAATATCATGCAATGTCGCCTTTTTATTTTGGGAGATATCCTCTTTGGAAACCATTGCCCTTTTGTCCAGGATGTATTGAATAACTTCCGTTTCCAAGTTTAATAATTTTTTTATTGCGTCGTTTGTTTCACCCTTTTCATGTAAATCGCACACAATTTTTTCTAATTTAGTTTTCATTTCGCCGATCGATATACCATAGTCTTTAGCAATCTCAATTAGGGTTGCACCTGAATGCAGATTTTTTATTAATTGTAATTGTTCTTCGTGTGTGCAATCTTTCATTTTATATTATGTTATTATTTCTTTTCCTTATATAGATTAAATGTGGCACACTTGGCCATTTAAGTTTGTACGTATTTCATCTTCTAAGTCATTTAGTTATTTGTGGGGGGAATGAATGCCTAAGTCAAATCACATCTAAAATTTAATACAAGGACCATGCGAAAACAACTCATTGAATTTGTGAAAGCCCTCACTCGCACCGAATCAAAGAAACAACCACTCGGAAGGTGGACACTCAAGACGTGCGACGAACTTTCGACGGGTGTAAACGCTGTGTACCAAAACAGAGACCATTGCGGGGATCTCATCTGTAAGACACCTAAAAAGGCCTCTGAGTATATCCTAAGTCGACGAGAGCATCATAAATAGTATGTCTCCCCGAACATGAATCGCCATCATCTTCTTGGGTTACTCGACAAGCTTCAGTCCAAATATGATTTTATGGATTCAGAATACAAAGAATTCGCGGAAGCTATCGGTGGTAAGAAAAAGATGATCGAAGTGAAGGTGGGTGACATGGTGAAAATTAAATATGAAAAAATTGAAACCATCGTCGATACCAGTGATGATGAATTTTTTACAACGATCCACGTAATGAACAAGTGTTGCGGTATATGGAAAGTGGTGGATAATGAAAATAGATGGCATGGGCATGACTGGCTTTCATATACATACTTACATAAATCCTATATACATATTGATGCTATGAAAAGAGTTATAAAAGAATACACAGAAGGTAACTTTATAAAGACTACAATCGAATCAGACAGCCACCGACGATACTGTTTATTAGTGACAGACGTAGAAATTATTTCTTGATACAATGTAAGATGTCTCCAGCCCCATTTGTTGACGTTCGAAATATCAAATCTGCATCAAGTCCACGTTTTAAGAAAGCCGTCGAAGACCTCAAAAAACTTTCTCTCGATGCCATCAAAACGGGTAAGAGTACCCTTAACAAAGAACTCAAATTTTATGAACTCATGAAAGAGCGGGAAAAAAATAAGGGAACTGCTGTATATGTAAGTTTGTTTTCTCGTGTTCAGAGTGCACTGAAACCTTCCAGTTTAAAGAAGAAAACCCCTAAAACTACACGATGACGTGCGGTGTATGCTGTGAACCTTTTAATAAAACAAATCACAAAAAAGTATGTTGTCCTTTCTGTGATTTCGAATCGTGTAGAACATGTTGTCAAACTTATTTATTATCCACCTCGGAAGATCCACATTGCATGAGTTGCAAAAAAGTACATAATAGGGAATTTGTAGACATGTTTTGTACAAAGCGTTTCAGAAATAATGAATATAAAAAACACCGAGAACAGATTTTGTTCGAACGGGAACTCGTACGCATGCCCGAAACACAACCATATGTGCAACGTATTTTAAAACGCAGAGAGATAAATGCACTTCGTGATTACATAGCACAAATATATATCAAAGGTAGACGGAGATATCATCACGCAGTAGAAACGAATGGAAAATATGTTGATATGTATCTCACCGTGTGTATGTTTACTGAAAAAGCACACGCTTTCTTACGAGAAGAACTTGAAAAGCTGCGAACTTTACCCATAGATGCAAGCGAGGAAGCCACCAAATTTATACGCGGGTGTCCACATGATGAATGTCGTGGATTTCTAGATGATTTATGGAAATGTGGAATTTGTCAACAGTCATTTTGTGAAAATTGTAACGAAGTCTGTTTAGATGGTCACGTGTGCGACCCAGAGACTGTTAAAACAATGAAACTCATTAACCGAGACACAAAACCGTGTCCAAAATGTGCGACCATGATTCATAAAATAGATGGATGTGCGCAGATGTGGTGTACAACGTGTCAGACTGCATTTGATTGGCGGACGGGTCAAATCGAGACCGGACGTGTACACAATCCACATTATTTTGAGTTTAAGCGTCGGGGTAGAGAACATGGAGACATTCCATGTGGGGGAAGACCCATGTACAGGGAACTTCTCGAAGCCTCTGCACCTGGACCCATCATGGGGTTAAATACGGCGGTAGGTATAGCTGATTATAACAATACTTACAAGTACGATTACATACACACGAATAATCTGAATTTGCGTATTTCATATTTGATGAATCACATATCAAAAGATGATTTAAAACGTGAACTTCAAAGGAGAGACAAACACAATGATAAAATGCGAGATATTCAGCAAATATATCAGATGTTTATTGATACGGGAAGTGATTTATTACGGCAATGGATGGTAGACCCAACGAAGGAAGATGAAATCATGGATACAGCCTTTGAACTCACAAAGTACACGAATACTGTAATTACACGCATACGAAACAGGTACACGTGCCAAGTTCCGAGATATATATTTCTGAGTAGATGATAGATGTGGCACATTGTACTCATTTTGATAGTACTAATCATCGTATTCAGACCCAAATATAAATCACCTGAAGTCATACGGGGTGTCATTACAGATGAAGAATGTGAGTATATAAAATCGATGGCTAAAGAAAAATTGAAGCCTTCGACAATCGGTGATGAATTTGTTGAAGACGAAGAAATCCGGAAGAGTGAGACCGCGTGGCTCGACCCCGACGACCACCATATTCAATCGATTATTGCGAAATGTGTGGATGATGTCACTCTGTGCGAGAACTTACAGGTGGTTCGGTACACACCCGGTGGGTTTTTCAAACCACATCAAGATGCAGACATCGAACATTCTAATCGTCGAAAACATACATTCATATTCGCCTTGAATGACGAATATGAAGGTGGGGAGACGTATTTTCCCATATTAGATAAAACATACAGACTTCGAAAAGGTGATGTGCTCAGTTTTGATACACTCGATAGCTGGGGTCGAGTTCCATACAAAGCGATGCACGGGGGTGCACCGGTCACCCGAGGTGAAAAATGGATTTGTAACTTATGGGTTAGAAGTGAAAAATACATTTCTATGTGATATTTATGATACCCATCTATAAATTTCCGACAGTGGAATCAAACTCGCTCACCGATGAAGAATGCGAATATATAAAAAATATGGCTTTACCTCACCTAGAAGAGGCTGGGGTTGGTATTGTTAAATATATTGATTTTACCATGCGAGATGCTCGGGAATGTACATTGCCAATATCTAATCCTAAAATTATAGAAATTATGAATAGGTACACAGACCACCCAGAACGTTGCGAGGGTCTGAGGGTAGTTCATTATAAGAAGGGTGGGTTATTCAAAGTTCACCAGGATAGCCATAAAGAACACGAAAATGATAGAGTACACACATTCATATTTGCATTGAATGATGATTATGAAGGTGGTGAGACTATTTTTCCTAACTTGAAAAAAAGCTTTAAATTGAAAAAGGGTGATGTCCTCAGCTTTGATACACTCGATAGCTGGGGTGGTATAACAGAAGATGCATTACACGGAGGTGAACCTGTCACGTCTGGTGAAAAATGGATAGCGATTATCTGGGAACGTCAATTTATATTTCAAGATCCTTAGCTCGTAACTTTCCTAGGTACGGCATAGCCGATCGTGTGTCAAAACAACCTAAGTGAGGCATAGGACCTATGTAATTTAAGCCAAAACAATGGAACCCCTCACCCATTCATTACCCCTTGAATTATCTCTGCCATCGATAAATTTAGATGAAAGTAAAATATCACTTTCACTTAATATTTTTTCGATAAATGAATTTATGAATTTTGTATAGCTTTCAATTAACATTAAGATAATGATTTCTTTATCAGACTTTCTTTAAGTATAAAATCTTTATTAAGAGTTGTTGATATATTTAATAAATTGCCTCTTCTCATTATTTGTCGAAAAAAACTTTGGGGGAATATTCTTTAATATTTTTTCTTTTTTATTAAACATTGGTTCCACTTTTAAATATTTATTTGTAAAATTAGTAGTATTTTGTTTGTTAAAAAAATAAGTAATTTTATCCATTAAAGCATCCACTTCCTTCTCAAAATCTTCTCTAATCATATGTTCCAACATTTCGCCATAGAAACCATGTTCACCCCCTTGAACTTTCATCTCACTTAAAATAACTTTAGAAGTAATATATATTTTACGTTCGGTTAGATATTTTCCAAATAGTAATTTATAAAATGTTTGAATTATATAAATTTGTATTTTTGCCATACCATCTTTTGTAAAAATATTGTTTTTGATGTAATCATAAAATTTATTTTTATCAATTTTAAACTTTATATGTTTAGGCATCTTTTTTGCAATATCTGACATCAATGGATTTTCCATATATTCAGCTGCTAGAAGTGTTTTTTCTAACACTGGAAGCATTTGTATAAATTTATTTTTTACATTGTTTGGGTTATTATTTGATTTTAATTCTTTTACTAATTTTTCTAAAACAAGTGTTCTAACTTTTTTGAAAAAATTAGCCCACTCTTTATCCCCGTTTAAAGTGTTAATATGTTGACTTTCACCATGTCTAGGTTTGAATAATGAAGCGTTAGTTTTTGCATAGTTCATGGTTCCAAGTGCTTCCTCAATTACAATTCTATTTGTTCTTGTTTTTATGGGAATGTTTTGTTTTGGAATTGTAAATTTATTTATTTTGTTTATTAAATTATTTAATTTTTTTCCATTTTCTAATTCATTTAAATATTCCATTTTCTGTTTAGCAGATAAATGTTTTCTTGTTTTCATATGTTGAATAATTTTGTATCTATGTGAATTTTTATGTTTAGATGCTTCTATTTCTTTGTTTGTATATAAAAAATTCCACCACCTGTTTGGATTAACTGGTTTTCGTGTCATTGGAGAACGAGGTGGGGGGTCTCGTCTCCTTGGAGACTGACTAATAAAATGTTTTAATAAACCTCTTCTGTCATACGCAGTTCTTGGAGAACCATTATTTGGTAAATCAGTTGGTAAATACGCCGCGTATTGCTTTGGAACTTTTTTAAGTTTTGTAGGTATAAAATCTTTATTAAAAGTTGTTGATATTTTAGATTTATTTACAGACATATATATTAATCATATTTTTTATTTTCATCTTCTTCAGAATAATTAATTTGCATACCATTACCAATATCCAACGCTTGTTCCTGTGGGTGGTGTCTTCTCCAATTTTTATTATCATTTACTCTTCTTTTATCATCGGGGTCTACATCCCATATATCATCACCATCTGAGCTTTGATATATGGGACGACGGCGCCTTCTTCGTCGCCCAAAAACAGGGAAGAGCAAAAGGTTAGACATCGCAGCGCTTATGAATCATTCTATGGACGACCATATTTGTAACGTCAATTTAAAATTCAGTATTCTTAGTGCGTAACTTTTCTAGGTACGGCATAGCCGATCGTGTGTCAAAACAACCTAAGTGAGGCATAGGACCTATGTAATTTAAGCCAAAACAATGGAACCCCTCACCCAGCTTATGTCACTTATTGACCTCAACTCCAAGTTACTCCCAGAGGGGGACTACTTGGAGATGTGTAAGGAAATGAAACATATCTACAAAGTTGTACAGAGACCCACGTCACCCGAAGCAGCTATTCCCAGAGTTCGTGTACCAAGACCCTCTCTAGACAGTGATGTATTTCAATACGCACTCGCAATTGGACAAGCCACGAGACAAATACAACAGCGAGAAAGTCGTCTCAAGTATCTCAAAATAAAAAAGCGTGTGACCGCAGCTGTTAGAAAAGATGCTGTGCGAGAGCGTGCGCAACAACTTGGTATTAGGTTACGAGAGTACACACTTGAAGAACTTCGTGCAAAGGGACACGGTGTATCCGATGAACGGAGCTTTTATAGAAGTTATCTCGATAGAAGTAATCTTGTTACACAAGGCGTCATACTTGACATACAAGATGAGATTGTAGAAATATCTGCACACAGGGAAGAGCAAAAGGTTAGACATCGCAGCGCTTATGAATCATTCTATGGACGACCACCATATTTGTAACGTCAATTTAAAATTCAGTATTCTTAGCCCGTAACTTTTCTCTATTCGCCATGTGGAGTGCTTCAACATCCGCCTTGTTTTGACCCACATAAGGTACGGCGTAGCCTTCGTCACACATCCACTTATTGACGTTCGTCCAGTTACCATCTTCACCGACCCACACTTCCGCTAAAATGCGACCAAATTTGCCACGCGAATCCTTTTCCGGGCATCTGAGTTCGATCTCAATATCATCCTTCTCAGATTCCACGGCTTTCAGACACCATTCCTTGAGTTTCTTCTTGGAGAGAAGACCAAATTTCTTTTCTTCCAAATCGCGTGTACGAGATTCAGGGGTGTCTATACCGAGCAAACGCACGCGTTGCTTGGTACAAACATCGAAGCCGAGATCGATGGTAACATCTATCGTGTCTCCATCGACGACCTTTTCTAAGGAGGAGACACGGTAAATGAATTCACAGGGTTCTTGGACGTAGGTGGACATATACTATGGTTTAGAAAATTAACTGGCATAAGCCTGTGCTCTAATACGAGATGCCGCCGCTGGACCACCCGCTTTTCGATTTTTTGACATTGCATTTCTAAAAACATCTTTTGGATTTTCACCCATGTTTATTCTTTGTTTGAGTTGCCCCTTTGTTTTGGCTCCTATACGAATGAGTGAATTTATATATTTCTTTGCATTGTTTCTATTGTTTTGTTTAAGTAGTTCACCCCTGTTCACGATTGGTTGAGTTCTATTACCAAATTTAAAATTGTTGGTCGACGAACCAGCCATACTCAAAGTTTTATTCATTCTTTTTTGAGCGACTTCAGTATTTTTTATGTTTTTAGCCGCGGCGATCTTTTTTCTGATTTCCCTGAGTTGTGTCATATTGAACACACGTTCCAATTCAGATTTCAACTGTCTTCTTTTCTGTCCAAATAGACCACCTATGGTGTAATTACCATTGGGTCTTTTTGAGTTTATGAGTGCGCGTAGTGTACTTTTAGCGACACGAAGATTTTCTTCATTTTTGAGATACGTCGCACCAGGTCTAGCTACATTTTGCCAACGACCGCGTACACCACGTTTCCACGCGTTTTTGTTTGTCGTGAGTCTATTACTCATTTGTTGAAAAGCTGCAGTCGCATTAAAGTTTTGGGTGTTTGATGCTCGGTTTCTTGTGAGTCTAGAGGCTTCTACGATTCTCTGCTTCGCGCGTTGTTCGTTGAGTCGAGCGGCGGCTAGATTTTTTTGTGTAGCTTCCAATTGGGATCGCGTGGTCGCATACTGTGCCTGATTAGCGGACATTCCACCTCTTAAATTTCTACGTTGAGCTTGAACCTTTCGCAATTGTTCTCTGAATACATTTCTTTGTTTGTTAGAAATGTTTTTGGATTTTTGGAGTTGTTTTAATTTATTTATGAGAGCGATTCGACCACCCTCAGCCATGTTGAATTGTTTCTTCAATTGGTTTCTTTGTTGAGTTAATGCTAGTCTACGCGACCCTCAGCCATGTTCGACTGTTTCGTCAATTGATTTCTTTGTTGAGTTAAAGCTAGTCTACCACCCTCAGCCATGTTCGCTGTTTCTTCAAATTTTGCGGCTTCGAGTTGCGTTTTAATTGCATTTTTTTCCGCGGCTGAAGCTGTTTTAGTGTTAGTAAGTTCTTTTTGAAGCCTCGCGACGTTGGATTGCGTTTCCTCGATCTCAACAATCTTTTCCAACAGGTTGGTCATTTTTCGCGGCGAGGTTCTCTTGTGTGGCGTAGGTTAATGATTTTTGACCCTCGCTCCTAGCTAAGCTTCTGGTAGCCTTCGTTTAACTTCTGTAGATATTTTTTTTAATGCATTGTTCCTATTTTTAGATAAAGTTTGGAGTCGACGTACTTTCATTGATTTTTTGCATTGCGTTCGTCTGGCGACACGGGCGTTTGCGTTATCCGCTCTAACTTTGCCTTTTCGGCCGCGTTTGCACCCTTTTCCAATAACTTGGCACGTTGTTCGGTGAGGTTGTTTTCTCAGATGCGTTGCTTTCACCAAGTTGTTTGGTGATGTGAGCTTCTGTTTCTGCCGCCTCTAGTAATGCCTGTTGTCGTTTATTGAAGATTCTGGCCTTTCAAATTAGTTGCGCTTCAAGTGCTAGCTTTAGTGGCGTTACGCACTAAGATTTTGCGCCTCTTCGATTCGATGCTTCTGCGGAGTTCTTCTTAGCTTCAGTAAGTAAACGGTTATGCCACATGTCGGATTCCTATCTTCATGTTCGCCGCAGCCTGTTCGCATCTTGAGCCGCCTCTACATTCATGTCTAAGCTTGTTTGATTTTGCGCCATACTTAAACTTCCCGCCGCCGCCATATCCTTTTCTTTATTTGGTTTATTTCTTTGTTTTTGCTCTCTCGCGTTGCCAGCTGAGTGCATTACCATTTCGCGCATGTATTGCGAGTTTCTCTGCTTCGAGATGTTTTCTCTCATCGATTATTGAAATGTTGGCACTGTTCTTCATGGCGTTATTGAGTTGTTCTTGCAAATTTGCCCGTATTTCTCCATTGGACAGGTTTTTATTCAGTTGCAATTTGTTTCTGAGACTACTTATTTCTTCGTTTGCAGATTCTTTTTGCTTTGGTAATCCATTTCTCACGTTAACCAGCAAATGTACCTCATTCTTCACGCATTCTATTGCATTTTTTCTGCGTTTCGGATTTTCTCAATCTTTGATTATTGAATTATTACGCTCTGTTCTCCAGGCGTTATTGAGTCTGTTCATTCGCGGTGCCCGTTTAGAATTCTCCATTGGACAGGTTTTTATTCTTTTGTAAGTTTGTTTCTGAGTTTCTCTATTCGCATTGTTCAGTGCACTCTTCCCTCGTTCAGATTTTGAGTCTTTCTATGTTTCTATTTCTGGTGTTCACAGTAGTCTTCATATTACCCAATTGTTCACGCATTACATTCATGTTTTCAATGTTTCGATGCAATCCGTTTGTTGTTCCAAATTATTACGTTCTTTCTTCAGTGTATTTCTTTCATTCGCAGTGAGTTTAGAGTTTCCGAGTTTAGCTTCTAAATTTTTTATTTTATTTTCAAAACCTTTATACACACCCGCAGATTCTTCGAGTGCGTTATTAAGTCCTCTCTTAACACCGCTAATGTTCAGAATACCAGACACGTATGCATTTCTTAATTTGGTTCTAACATTCGATTGAACGTTCTTGTAGGCGTCATTTTTAGTCAGTTCATTGAATTCGGCACCACGTTTTTTCATGTCTTCTTTAACTCGTGTGTTAATTTTAGCTAGCCCGTTTCGTATGTTGTAAGATTGTATATTTTGTAAGGCTTCATCTCTCATTTCGTTTAAATAGAGTCGGTTTACAGCCTTTTTGCCGAGCTCTTCGTCCAATTTTATCAACTTAATCACGGCATTTTTTGAACTCGTATCTGTACCACCCGACTGCTTAAACGCGTTTAATTTTTCACGCGCGGAAGATTTTATTTTTTGGTTTCCTATGGTATTTACGTTTTTTTGAAGTGTATCTATGGCATTTTTAGTACCCATATCATTGAGTTGTGTCTTGTATGCATTTTCGTATACCTTGGCGATACGCGCTTCTGCCGTCTCATACATGTTTGTACCATTCTTGTACGCTTTGATGCTTTTTTGGGCTTCATTCATGAATGTAATACGGCGTTTATCATTGAGTTTACGCGCTTTATTTACTATGTATTTCTCAAGCTTGGCCACTTTCCCATCTTTTTCGCTCATCACTGGGACTGCCAACTTTTTTCGTAACGCGTTGAGTGTTGTGGTGTTACCGCGTTTCATCGCATCTTCGATTTGTTTCGCCAGTGCTCTTGTATTTGTAGCAGAAGATGTCGACTTGGCTCGCTCGAGCGCACGTCTTAATGCATCACTATTTGGACCACTAGTTTTGGATTTTTGAAACGCGTTTACGAGTTGAGTCATGGCCGGATCGTTCGAACGACGTGATGGTGCCGGTTGTTCTCCGCGCACTCTCCGGGCCATGGCGTTCATGTAATACTTGTTTCGTGTGGTGCGTGACGCCCCGTTCCCGTTTTGACGGTTCCCGTTTTGACGGTTCCCATTTTCACGGTTCCCGTTTTGACGGTTCCCGTTTTGACGGTTCCCGTTTTCGCGGTTCCCATTTTCACGGTTCCTGTTTTCACGGTTCCCGTTCCCAAGATTACTCGATTCATTTGAAATGCGTTTCAAATTATTGTCGTTCTTTACACCGTTTCCGTTACGGTTATTTACATTAAAATTGTTTTGATAGTTGTTATTACTATTTACGGAAATGCGCTTTTCCTTGCGCACTGTAATGTGAAGACGGATGGGTTCTCTCACGCCTTTTGACTTTAGAACATTCTCTATCGCATCGACGAGTTGTGCTTTTGTCATTTCTTTGTAATTTGAAAGACCCACTTTACGCGCCAGACGTTTCAGTTCGTCTGATTTAGATGAGGAACTGAGTAGTACTTCAAAGTCATCACCCGTGAGTGGGGATTTTCGATCTAACATGTACTTACCATCTTTCGAGAGAACCATGGGTGGAAGTGGGAGCTTACCGTCCTGGATAGACTTGTATGCGTCGCACACTTGATTTCTAGTAAGATTGAGATCCATACCCGTCTCCTGACGTACGAGACGTACAAGGTTTTTGGTGTTTATACCGGGATTGCACGCATCCATATTGTTATAAACTGATAAAAAATTATGAGGTACCTTTCGTCAACATTCGTATCTTATCTTCATAAGACATATTGAAATCAAATATGTCCATGTCGTCCACGTCTATGATTTTGATATCATAATCACGTGTATCATAGTCGTATCTATTTACCAACGCCGAGCGCATGATATTTTCGGCAAACACACGTGGGTTGTCTATATTTTCTACGTACGGTATATTTGATTTTATTTGTATACAATGAACATCATATGGTTTATATTTTAAGAACGGTGCGAGTGGCATCGATTCTACGGTACCACCATCTACGTATGTGTTCCCTCTATATTTTCTGGACGAAAACACGAAAGGAATCGCTATGCTCATACACACGGCGTCCAGTACTTTCATATCGGGGTGTGTATCGACCGAAAAATACTCGGTCTTTCCTGTATTAACACAGAATGCAGATATGTATATCTTTTTCTTAAGTTCGGCAAACGTGGGGTCACATTTGCATATATCCACAAACTTTTCGCGGAGTGCGTCTAAATCTACGAGTCCATAACTATGTAAAAAACATTTCAAGTTCAATTTCACTAAATCTGAAATGTTTAATCTGAGTGATACGTCTATCATCTCATCAACGCTCTTTTCGAGTGCAAATAACACTGCGAGTATGGAACCCGCAGATGCACCCGAAATTTCTTCTACATTACTGAGACGATTTTCTATGTTTTTAAGATATCCTAACATGGCATACAGTCCCATAGCACCTGGACCAATTACCAAATATTTCATCGGTGGTCACTTAATAGTACTTAGGAAATTGCTTTCGCAAAAGAGCGAACACGAGCGCGAACACGACGGTGTGTACGAAAGCAGACGCTGGGCTAGTCTGTCCCGACATGTAAACACCCTTAGAGCCTGGTGGCAGGGTGAGCAACATACCTGGGCTCAAGGCCAAGAACAAAACGGTGGTCACGATGAGGTCGGTTCGCGTCAACACGAGACCCATGGCTTTCGCGATCAACGAATAGACGAGGAAAAACACGAGTGCGTGGAAAAGAACGGCGGTACGTCCTGTGAGTCCATCACGGAACTTAATGCTGGTACCATCGGTACGCAGCAAAATACCTGGGCTGAGCGCAAGGAAAAGGGCCGCTGGAATAGAGACCTTTTGTGAGAGCATGTTTACTTTATGTATATATTATAATTCTATCGCTCTATCATCTGAGAACTGGTAACAAAATTCAATAAAATCATGATATTTGGCATACTTGAGAATGTGATTGTCGAGATATCTATCTCCTAGATACCTTTTTAGTAGTTGCCACATCCACCAAAGATCATCGTCGAAGTGTCCGCCCCAATCGTCTATGTGAAGATGACGATTCAATTGGATTTCATTTTCTTCGTCATCACTGTATTCATTATCACTATTACGTTCCGCCGCGTGGACGTATTCATTCCAAACCATTATTTCTTATCCTTGATGCCCGTGAGGGAAAGTGAAGTGGATTCCTTTACTGGAAGACTATCGAGTATAGCCTTTAACACACTTTCAGCCTGTTGTTCATTACCATTGAAGTAGTTCACAAGACCTTCCATCACGGTGGTCTTATTAAGGCCAGTCTTTCTGGCACTTTTACGAACGGAAATTTTCCCCTTCTTAAGGTTAATGGCGTCGAGACCGTTATCCATCATGAGCTTTTTCACTTGCAATTTGAGGGATTTCTCGGCCTGAACGAGGATCTTTATATCTTCTCTGGCTTCTGTAATTTGCTTGTTTAATTCAACCAATTTAGAGACGCTGTTTGAGAGTTCGTCTGAAGGAACTTGAGACATTTATATATATTTAATACGTTATTCTTTAAGTTTAGGCGCACAAACCACGTTGCATCGTGTCTGGTGCAATAGTGGAGTTGTTCCACACGAAGGGATCCTTGGGGTTTGGTGGGTCGGCGCGAATTTGTTGGTTCGCGTTACGAAGAGCACCACCGATGGTTTCTGGGTAGCCGGTTTGTTGGCGTGGTTCGAGGAAGTTTTGGCCGGAAAGGATGTCATCTGGGGCAAACTCACCGAAGTCCTCCTGAGGCGCGACTTCACGTGGCAACAAAGAAGAGGCGAGGCCAGTACCCGCCTTCATTTCGCAACCAACACCGGCTTCGGCCGATGGACCGACGGCATCAATGCCACCGATGCCCGCATATTCGGTGTCCTTCACGCTGTAGCTGGAACGGTTATTGGAAACCATGAGGTAAATCACAACCACGATCGCAAGGGCGACGATCGCTTGACGTGGCGTGACCTTTTTCATCTTCATCATCTTTTATATATAGAAACAATTTTTTTATTCATCATCTTCAATCACGATGTCTTCTGGGTAAGCCTCAATTTCTGGTTCTGGTTCGGGGGTTGGTTCTGGTTCTGGCTCCGGCTCAGGGGTTGGCTCTGGCTCCGGGTTCAGTTTGACCTGGACCAAATTCCAAGATGGACCGAATGCCTTCTTCGCGAACCAAAGACCCGCGTACTCGAGCATGATAGTACACGACGTGCCTGGGGAAAATGCTTCAATTTGCGTCATTTGCTTCGACGCGTCGAACACCTTCGTGGCTGGAATTCGTTCCGCCGAAATTGTATCTTCCTTCGTGTACACCTTATTGATGGTCTTTTCCGTCAACTTCTTACCGAACCACGTCTCACTGTTTTCAATTGCGGACGTCAAGTTCTGGGTATGGATGGCCTCAATCTTTTCGACACCCGTTGCATCAGAGATGTCGAACGTGACTTCACCGGATACATCATCGACGACCTTCACGTTCTTCACCTGTACATAGCATCTTTTCTTATCTTCGGTGAGAGCATTCACGTGATAGAGACCATCTTCGCCCTTCGAGAGAGATCCGTAAATCATTTTATAGTTCATATACGGTTCAAATCTTTAACCCCTATAAATGGTATCATGGCGGATTTGCGTATAATAGGTTTTGGAACCCATGCATCGCGTGCTGGCTTAAATCCATAAAGGGTTTCCTCTAGTTTTATCTTTTCTGGTAAAGGAATTGGACGCTTTGGCCTGTAATTAAATTCATTTTTAACGTAGTTTTCTGATTTGTTTTTGACCCAGTTGAGTTCTTCTGTGTTGAAGCGCATATTACCTTGTGTTTTGGTAAAACCCGAGAGATTTCCCATATTATGAGAAGTTTTAAGTCCATGCACGTATTGTTTTGAAATCTTTTCCGGATCGGGGGTCGTCGTAAATGCCGTGTATTTCTTGGGATTCACTTTCTTCGCGTTTGACATTTTCACGTTGCGAAACACCGCGCGCTTTTTTGTGACTTTCTTAAGCGGTATGCCGACCTTTTTCATGATATCTTCCATCGAGTCATTTTGAAGAATCTTTCGCTTGGTAACGAGGCGGGCAAGTTTAATCATTCGCCGACGATCTTTTTCTTTCTTTTCTGGTGCACGAAGGCCTAGTTTCTGCATGGTATACGAGTCTTCGATGAGAAACTTTTTAGATGCAAGTTTGATGTTATCGAATTTACCGATAACGTATTTGCCCGTGATTTTGAATATATCGAGTGCCTGTATCTGGTCATCACCTACTTCAAATCCAAATTCACCGGGTCGCATAAATGCTATGTCAAGTATACCACCCATATTAATGGGTTCGATACGCCCAGTCTTCGGTGAATACACACGAGCTTTCATGTCGAGGGTGAAGAGCTCGATATCCGCGAGTGTGTCTGGTCCTTTTTTTGAATCCTTTTTCTTTGGAATGAGGGTGTATCGGCGGGTCACATATGGCCCCTTGTTCGCAAACCCGAGACCAATGAATCTACCTGGTTTTCCTCGCCCCTCTTGTACGAGCTTCGCAAATCGCGTGTTTACACGTTTCGAAATTTCACCAAGTTTATTCCATAGTAAAAGTTTCACCGCTTGAAGTTTTCCAAAAAACTTAGCATCTGGTTTGAATCTGGGTGTGAACTTGGTGTCTATATCGAGCGTCATGATTCTCTGCGTTGGTTCTAGGTACGAATTCACTGCATCGCCACCCGATAAAATCAAATCACCGACGGGATTCAAAAACGCCGTGAGTTCGTCGATGATCGCATATATTTCATAACGAAGTATGTCCGTGAATATAACACTCGCGAAGTCTTTGAAATCTTCATCCTTGTGAACGCGGTGCATTCTCGCCCTGAATTTGGTGACATCATCTTTATCATAGAACTTCTTGAGTACGGGGTCGTTATGAAACAGTTTCTTTGTCCTGAAACGATTTATGACCCCAGCTGAGTACTCGGCTTGATCCATATTATTAGTACATTACATATTATTTCAACAAGCTTAAAGATGTGATACCTAAGTAAAACATAAAACGAGATGTCTTTTGAATCTGTCCTCACCGAAATTGCCGCTCTCCGTAACGACGTCAAGTCCTTGACCAAGATTGTTCGTAAGATCAAGGCCAAGCAAGACGATCCAGACGGAACCAAGGCTGCTTCTCGTGCGAAGAACAACGGTTTCAACCGAGAACAAGCTATCTCCCCAAAGCTTGCTGATTTTCTCGGCGTCGAGGCCGATAAGCTCGTCTCCCGTTCGTTCGTTACTCGCGCGATCAACAAGTACGTTACTGAGAAGGGTCTCAAGCACCCAGAAAACGGTCGCGTTCTTGTTCTTGACGACAAGCTCCGTACTCTTCTTGACCCACCTGCGGACACGCAAATCACGTTCTTGAACTTGCAAAAGTACTTGAGCCCACACTACACCAAGGTCGAACAAACTGCTTAAAAAAATATACACTTATCATATAAAATGTTAATCGACAAGGCATCCGTCGAAACCCTTGTTGGTACAAAGATATCTAAGATAGATTTGTACCAAAAAGCATTTACACATAAATCTTCGTTGAAAGAAAATGAAAATCTGGAATCATTTGAGACGCTTGAATTCATAGGGGACTCTGTATTAGGATTCGTTATCACAAAATTTCTGTTTGATAGATACGAGAAACAAAGGGAAGGATTTCTCACAAAAGCTCGCACTAAACTTGTGCGAGGTGAGACGCTTGCAAATATTGCGATGAAGCTCGAAATGTACAAATGGGTTCAAATGGATGAGAAGGGTATGCGCAACGAATGGTTCAAAAATCCAAAGATTTTAGAAGACGTGTTTGAAGCATTCATAGGCGCGATATACATGGACCTAGGGCTTCTACACGCAAAACGATTTATTTTAAACATTTATGAGAATCCTCAACTCGTGAATATGCAATCCATCATGGTTGATGATAACTACAAAGATCATCTCATGCGTTATTGTCAAACACATGGACACCCTTTGCCAGATTATCGGGTTATTTCACACGATAATGGCATATTTTATGTAGACGTATACGTGAACAATGTCATTCTAGGTAGAGGTTTTGCTAAAAACAAAAAACAGGCTGAACAGAACGCGGCAAAGTATTTTTTCTATCCAAATTGTAATATAGTACAATAAAGTGTAGATATGCTTAAAAAGTAAATTGTAATACATATTAGGATGCATCCAAATGTCGCAAAGTTGATAAGTAAAACGTATGCGGAACAAAGATCGCAAGAATGGCTCGACTTGAGAAAAAACATGCTCACAGCGAGTGATTGTGCCACAGCCATAGGGGAAAACAAGTATGAGAAACCATTTGATCTACTTCTCAAAAAGTGTGGAAAGGGTAAACCTTTCACTGGAAACGCGGCGACCGAGCATGGGAATAAATACGAAGACGAGGCTCGTATTCTATATGAACAGAGACACAATGAGGTCGTACACGAGATTGGTCTCGAACCACACCCAAAATACCCATGGCTCGGTGGGTCACCTGATGGTATCACGGAGAGCGGAAAGCTCGTAGAAATTAAGTGTCCAATGTCCCGCCAAATTTTACCGGAGGTCCCGAAACATTATATGCCACAGTTACAATTATGTATGGAGATTTTAGACCTAGAAGAGTGTGATTTCATCCAATATAAAAATGCCGATTTTAACTGGCCGAGACCCGAAGAGTTTGTGGTCGTGCGCGTCCCACGAGACAGGGGTTGGTTTGAAAAGTACTTTCCGGTGATGGAAGAGTTTTGGCAAAAGGTATTGTATCACAGAGAACACGGTATAGAAGAGCCGGTAAAGAAGACCAGGACCCGTAAGAAGAAAGAAGATGAACCACCACCTCCATGTGAAATCAAGTCTGACCCTGATGACGAATATAGGGACGAGTGATTTATTATCTTATTATATATAAATGAGTACACAGCCTATTGTCATACAACAAAAATCGAATAGTACTTTCGGCACGGCTATGAAAATAATAGGCTTCATTTGTTTGATTTCGTGTCTGTCTTCTATGTGGTCATCTTATAGAACGGCGAGAGCCGTTGGAAATGCATTTGAAAATATGAACGTCAAAAGGAAAGAACGGAACCCGGGTCCAATCATAACTGATATGGAAATCATAACACGAGATTCTACACCGAGTGGTACGACCACGATGGACGTGTCCTCCGATGAACCACAAGCAGAACCGGTAACTACGAAGGATATGAAGATTGCTTTGTATAAAACGGCTGACTGTACAGATGAACCCATTGATTCTGTCACATTGACGGCGGGTGCATCCATGACTGGAAAGGGTAAGTTCGATAAAAGAGGTACCGATAAGGAACATAATTACGTGTGTTGCATAAAGCACGAAAATGCCAAGCTCGCGGGGGAATACACGAAGGCGGGTGAAAAGAAAAATTTTGGTATATCACGTGATGGTCAAACAAGCATCATTGAATTTGGGGAACCGGATGGACCCGAAAATTGTGCGACCGATTTTTTTGCAAATTGGGCTCCTCTCGAATAATTATCAAAAATTAAAAATAAAAAAATTATTTTTTTCTACGCTTTCTTCTTTGAAAAGTTTCTGAAAAAATAAAAAAAGTTTTTTGTGTTTTTAAAAATGAAAAAACATGGTGTTGCTTCGCGGTTATTCTCGTCTTTTGGTTTGAAATCCTGTATGCCCCTACATAAACCATTTTACCCTTTATGTAGAGACTATGTCTTTATCAAACAAAACCTTAAAAATCTCGTCATCTCGAAAATTAAAAATAAAAAAAATTATTTTTTTCTACGCTTTCTTCTTTGGAAAGTTTCTGAAAAAATAAAAAAAGTTTTTTGTGTTTTTAAAAATGAAAAAACATGGTGTTGCTTCACCTAAGTAATCACGAACCATGTCTAAATCAAACCAAAAATGGAGCTATATACACATCAGATAGAGGGAGTGAACTGGATGCTCGAGAGGGAGCATTCGACCTCCGGTCCAAAAGGTGGATTTCTCTGTGACGAGATGGGACTCGGTAAGACAGCACAACTCATCACCGTGATTACACGTAATCCACGAGGGAACACACTTGTCATCGTACCCAAATCTATCGTGACCCAATGGAAAAATGAGATACACAAATTCGCTCCACAACTCACTGTGTTTGTGTACGATGGATTGAACCGCACAAAAGATCACACAGATTTCGTGAAATGTGACGTGACCGTGTGTCCATACAGTTTACTGACAGAGCACGACCCATTGATACACAGAGTTACTTGGGGACGCGTCATACTAGATGAGGCGCATGAAATTCGAAACCGGCGTTCAAAGAGGTTTAAATCCGCGATGAAAATTGCCACCGATACTCGCTGGCTCGTCACGGGTACACCAGTCTTCAATCGTGTAGACGATTTCGTTTCACTGTGTGGGTTTTTCGGTATAGACCGAATGGATGTACAATGTCATATAGATGCTATTAGGCAAAAGTATATCATACGCAGAACAAAGACAAAAGACGACGTCCCCGCGTGTCACTTTGAAAACATTGAACTCGAGATGTACCACGAGGAAAAGGAAATGTACAAGTATGTGTTTTCTGAATCCCAAGAAATGATTCGAGAAATGATGCGTCGTTCTCAGTCTCACGGAAACACGAGTATGTACAATATGGACATTCTTGAATGTTTGCTTCGTGCGAGACAAGCTATGATTTGGCCTCAACTCTATATAGATGGAATGTCTAAGAAGACTGGCGAAGAAATCGCGCCGTGGTCGGGTCGCTCCAAGAAGATGGAAACACTTTTTGAGTTCATTTCTCAGCACCCCGATGAAAAGACACTCGTATTTTGTCATTTCATGGGCGAGATGAATTACATACAAGAAACACTCACGTGTCCCGTGTTTAGAATTGATGGTTCATTCTCAAAAGAGCGTCGCGAGTCACAACTTGCCGAGTTTAATCGAGCTCCAAACAACAGCGTGTTTATCATCCAGGTCAAGGCTGGTGGACAGGGACTCAACATTCAAAGTGCGTCACGTGTATACATCACGAGTCCCTCTTGGAACCCAGGTACGGAACTCCAGGCAATTGGTCGGTGTCATAGAAAAGGGCAGACCAGAGATGTATACGTGAAGAAGCTCATTTACAAAGGTGATGAGAAGTTTCCGAGTGTAGACGAGTCTATAGTCGCGCTTCAGGTGAGGAAATCACACGAAACCGCGGAAATATTAGATGATGTACGTCTTAAAACGCAGCTACCCGGGAAGTCAGAGGGGCTTTCGATTTCTGAGATTAGAAATATTTTCAGGGCATAGAGTATATACAATGAAGACATTTGGATCTCGCGCTGAAGTGTTCCACGGTACCGCGGAAAAGACTCCCGGTGGATTGAAGAAGAAGGACTTGTTCCAAGACAAGTACGGTGCTATCAAGAGCAAGGCCGCGTCCAAGGCGGCTCTCACTCGCATGGAAGAAGAAGGCAAGAAGGCGATGGTCAAGGTGTTCAAGCCAAAGAAGTCCGGCTTCAAGCTTCAACCAAAGGAGGGGACCGCGGCGTACAAGAAGCTCATTAAGAAAATGTAAATGTAATATAAGAAGAGATGACTCTCAAAAAATGGGACCAAGCGGTCAGACTCGCTAAAATAAAACAGGGTCTAGACCCCGATAATTATACGATGCTTCGCGGAAAATTGCTCAAGGAAGCTCAGGCTATTTACCAACTACTTATAATTTCTAAGTAAATACATATAAATGGTATCTTTTGTTAGTATGCTGGCTAAATCTGCGGCCCGCAAAGCCAAATCAGGGGCGAAGAGTATGGCCCCTGATTTGAAGAAGGAGGCTAAAAAACAGGCAACCAATTACCTGGATGCCCAAAAGCATAGAATTTATGAAACTGGACGTGGTGCGGTATATACGAATACACGCGGTGGTAATAGAAATTACAGGCCCACACCAGTATATAGAAACGTACCAGGTTCAAATGTGATAACACCCGTACAACAAGTTCCACAGATGTTTAATCGACAATAAACTGAAATCCCTTCAGTGCTTGTGGTTCGTATGTCACGAGTTGGTACAATTTATAGGTAATTCCGAACTTTTTGTTCAAGAAATACACACTGTTTATCTCAACGATGGCAGTTCCCGAATTTCTTGAATATAATCCATTTTTACACTCCACGTTACCAATTGATTTCTTTTGTTCGTTATAAATATACGGTTTGATTTTTTGTTCCATATTCACGTCGACTTTGACGCGGAACTTTGGTTCTCTGTCAGGTGATTCCTTGATATTCGAAAAGAAACACGATTTAAGTTCATCCATGCTCACTTTTCGTTTGAAAATGACTTCGCTTTGTTCGTGCACGGCTTCAATCACTCTTTCTTCGAATGCGCGCATCGTTTCATAGAATGTCTTGACGTAATTGCCTTCTTCGTCGTATCCTTTCATGGCGAAATCGAGAGACCATTTAGTTGGACCAACTTCTGGTGTGAATCCTGAAATACCGAATGGGATATACATTCGAGGGAATTGAATTCGTAAGGGCTTTCCTTCTTTTGTACACAAGGATATCTTTCGCCCGTCGTGTTGTGGGATTTCAAGCTCATTTAGTAGATTCACGAATTTAGACATTTTATTAAAAAATATACGTTCTAAAACTTTAAGCTGAACAAGCCGCGCAATCGGCTTCGAGACTAAATTGAATTGGGCGCGCCTTCGCCTTACTTCTCAAGTAGTACATGCCTGTCTTGAGACCTTTTTTCCACGCGTAAAAGTGCATCGATGAGAGCTTTGAGAGTGTTGGACTTTCAACGAATAAGTTCATAGATTGTGATTGGTCGATAAATACACCTCTGTCTGCGGCCATATCAATGATAACTTTTTGACTGATTTCCCATACGGTTTTGTAGAGTTCTTTGAGTTCACTTGGAATATCAACGATATTTTGCACGGAGCCATTTGCTTTGATCATGAGGTCTTTCATTTCCTTTGACCAAAGACCCACAGCCTTGAGGTCACCGACGAGGTGTTTATTCACGACCACGAACTCACCCGCAAGAGTTCGTCGCAGATAAATGTTTTGTGTGTAAGGTTCGAAACATTCATTGTTTCCTAGAATCTGAGATGTACTCGCCGTAGGCATGGGTGCGAGTAAAAGACTGTTTCTTGTACCCTTCTTCACGCGCTCGCGCATGGCGTTCCAGTCATACCGCTCAGAAAGTTTTGGTGCATCCCACATGTCAAACTGCAAGATGCCTTGACTGAAAGGTGACCCTTCAAATGTCTCGTATGTACCGTCTTTGTCGGCGAGTTCGCAACTCGATTCGAGTGATGCGTGATAAATGGTTTCAAAGATGAGACGATTCATTTCTCTTGATTTTTCAGACCCAAACGGTTCTCTCGACATGATGAATACATCGGCGAGACCTTGGACACCGATACCAATTGGTCGGTGTCTCATGTTTGATCGTTTCGCTGTATCCGTGGGGTAAAAGTTCTTATCGATCACCTGATTGAGGTTTCGTGTCACCATCTTCGAAATGCGATGGAGTTCTTCATAATCAAATTCGCCCGTCTCTCTGTTGACAAACTTGGGGAGAGCGATGGAGGCGAGATTACACACCGCTGTTTCATCTTTGTCGGTGTGTTCCAAAATTTCGCAGCACAAGTTGGATGATTTAATGGTACCGAGATTCTTTTGGTTTGATTTGTAGTTACATGCATCCTTGTAAAGCATGTAAGGTGTACCCGTCTCACTTTGAGATTTGATGATAGCCTTCCAAATGTCTGCGACGGGAACAACCTTATTGGCTAAACCTTCGCGTTCATACTTTTCATAGAGCTCTTCAAACTCTTTCCCGTACACGTCGGATAGACCTTTCGCCTTATCCGGACAGAATAAACTCCAGTTTCCACCTTCTTCGACACGTTTCATAAATAAATCGGGGATCCACATAGCAGAAAATAAGTCTCTGCATCTCGCTTCTTCGTCACCTTGGTTGAGGCGAATTTCCAAGAAATCGAGAATGTCTGCGTGCCATGGTTCTAAATAGACGGCAATAGAACCCTTTCTTCGTCCAGCTTGATTCACGTATCGAGCAGTCGCGTTATACACTCTCAACATCGGGATGATACCATCGGATGTACCATTTGTACCCCTGATGTGTGATTTGTTCGCGCGGATGTTATGTACATGTAAACCTATACCACCAGCCCACTTCGAAATCTGTGCACACTCTTTGACCGTGTCATAAATTCCGTCAATGCTATCATCCTTATTCGCTACCAAGAAACACGACGACATTTGTGGTCTTGGTGTACCCGCATTGAAGAGTGTTGGTGTTGCGTGAATGAAAAGACCCTTGCTCATGGCGTCATATGTTTCGACCACGCGTTCGAGATCTTCGCCGTGAATACCTATGGATACACGGGCGTACATATATTGAGGTGTTTCGACGATTTCATCGTGTATCTTTTGAAGATATCCCTTCTCGAGTGTTTTCAATCCAAAATATCCAAAGTCATAGTCTCTTTCGGGTTTGATATGTGCATCGATGTGTTTTGAAACTTTTGTGACTTCTTCCGTGACGATATCCGCATCATACAATTTCTGCATGGCTTCAGAAAACGTAGAGGGTACACGCTTTTGAATGTTACTCGCGACAATGCGCGTCGCGAGTATTTCATAGTCTGGGTCACTGGTAATCATACCGATACAAATCTCAGCTGAGAGTGTGTCGATTTCGTGTGTCTTGATGTTATCATGCATAGAAGAAAACACCTGCTGTGCGATCATGGACGCGTCAACATTTTCAGATAATCCATGTGTAAGTTTTGAGATCCTATTGGTGACCTTATCAAATTTAACGTCTTCAATACGACCGGATCTTTTAATAACCCTCATTTTATAAATATACTAATGAATTTTTTATACTCCTTTTTTACTTGAAGTCTCGACTTCTCACCGGGACTGGTCCAGCCAATTCGGCCTTGCGTTCGGGCTGTACCAAGTAGCTGTTTACGAGAAATGTCCCGTATGCACCCGGCTTTGAAACTGGTGGGTACGACGCGACGAAGCAGTTATTGCCTTTGCATACAGGGCGATACTGTGGGCATGCTGCTGTAGAGTAGGCCTCGTCGAAATCAGAAACTGATATGTTCATTTATAATTACTGATAGTTTTTTTCCAGGACTATATTAAATGTGTGATAATCTTCACCTGAATTCTTTGAAGCAATGCCAGACACCACTGAACACACTTTTCTTTTCGTCGTTCAATGTGAACTTGCTTCAACGAGCCATACGTCAGGATTTCAAAAACAAGACGGGTATATCCATCGATTATCAAAGCGAAGATGATTTGTATGGTATCATGCGCGTCGTGTTCATAAACAATTCGGGTGACCATAACGTTCGTGTTAACGAACAAGTGAAAATGATGAACGAGATGGTGATAAAGACTGGTGTGTCACAAATTCAATCGGGCGTCTCTCAATACATGGGATATGTGCATGATATGGACAGAGGCTTAGAACCACTAGACAGACCGCAAAGTACCACGACTTACGGAAATAAGATTGGTAAGAGTGATAAGATTGGTATTTAAATTACCGTCATCACTGGTCCACGTCCATTTTGATCGCCAATGACTGGCTGCTCTTCAGACCCCACAATCGTTTCTTCGACGATATCATCGGGTTTGACGAGTTGTTTCTCTGGTGAAACTTTAACTTTCACGTTCATTGTTTGTTGTCCTGTGGTTACGGGGTTTTTGGATGACACGAAATACACAACAGCCACCGTAATAATCGATATGGCAAAGAGTGTGTAGGTAAGATTACTCTTCTTCATTATAATATATCTAACATAAAGTTTTGTTGGTATGTAACGATATGAGTCTAAATTATTACAAATCTGAAACAGAGATCATCTGTAAGAAGAAAGGTTGGACTAATGCCACCGTAGATACGGTATGGCTTCTTCTCACTGAGGAGATAGGAGAACTCGCTTCGGCGATAAGACAGCACAAAAAAACGTATAAAAAGACTAATTTGAAAAAGGAACGAGGTACGGATATCATGATGGAAATGGGTGACGTATTTAGTTATTTATTTCAGCTCTCGTACATGTTAAATGTAGACCTAGATAAGATGTGGTTAGAACATGGTAAGAAAATAAAGTATAAGAAATATAATCTGTGTTAGTATAAAGATGCTTTTGAGCGACGAAGAATCTATTGATCGAGTGAACCCATATGTTCAGCATGATTTCTTCATGCCAGGTACGAGTCGTCAAATCATAGATTTTGCGCCACACAAAGAACCAGTTGAAGAAGTTGTGCAACAAGAATACCGTAGTCCGATGTGCGACTATGGAGTGATGGTCGCAGGTCGAATTGGCCGAACGGATGTGTGTCCTCTATCTAGAGAGTTGTATCCAGGAAGAAATATTCAATATGATGAAGAGCCATTAGCTGTTTCTAGAGAAAACAAACCAAACAAGGTTCATAACCAAAAAGTTATGAATAACATGGTGGGTGCAGGGATTCTACTTCTATTAGTTGCAGCACTCTAAAGAATTTTTCCAGTCTCATATCGTTTGTACACGTTTTTATAATTTGAGGCATGTATTGTTCGCACACATCCTTTGCAAACTTTTTTTGCCATGTACAGTGCATGTTAATTACTGGAGGCGAAAACGTAGGGTCTAATATTTTGACCGCATTCATAGCGCGCACAATACTGCGCGTATTATTATTTTCGCACATCACACTTTCCAACTCAACTAAAGCCATCTTTCTCCTGACTTCAGTTGTTTTGTGTATCATGGTGTCCAAGAATTGTTCGTAGCGAAGTGTGTCTGATATAGACTGTATTGTGGTCCAGGTTCCAATGGGTGTGGTTTTAAAGGTATCTATTTTATTTTCATAACCAATTCCATTCGTATACTTTACGTATTCTATTTCTATTATTTGTGAATCACTTTCAATATCATGGGAAACACGAGCAGTTTTTACGAAGGAGGTCATGGTTTTCTTTAACGTAAATTCTCTAAGTATTTTAAAAGCCTAAGTCGAACTGGACACACACCTAAATTAACTATGTTCAGCTCAATCGTCAATAACACGTTTTCGTATTACCTAACTCTTGATGAGTTTCGAAATGAGATTCCAGAGAATATTAGACCATCATGGGTAAAACTTACGACTATCACGATGGTATCGAGCTTTAATAAGCCACTTGATATACAACATCTTCGAAAGTGTTTTGAGAAAATATCGCCGATTCGCTTGAGAATGCGTGGACGAAAAGATGCAGGATGTGAATGGATACTGAAACCAACTTCATTTTATAACCAGATTACGCTGTCTTACACAGACATGTACAGTGTAAAATCTATCAAGCTTTTTCCAAACGGTAGTATCCAGGTGGCGGGATGTTCAGATTTAGTAAACTGCAAACACATTATCAGACAACTCTCACTTCTCATTGGTAAATTACTCAATGAATCGTGTATACCACCGATAGAGACATTTCGGGTTGTGATGATAAACTCAAATTTCAGCTTAAATTGGAATATCAATTTGATGCGTACAGCGGATCACTTTGAAAAATATTCAGATATATTCAAAGTGTCATTTGAGCCAGATCGGTATTCTGCTGTAAAAGTAAAGTTCAAGCCAGCTGAAGACATGAAAGAAGTGACGACGAGTATTTTTAGTACAGGGAAGATTATCATCACTGGAGCCGAGACATTCAAAGAAATTGCATTTGCATATAACATAATCAATCAGCATATTAACACAGAACCATCTATCAGAGTCGGTGAAGTTGCACCAGACAAAAAAGAAATTTTTGATTCGTTATCAGGCGCAAACATAAATGATATAGTTAAAAAACTCAGAGGCATGAATGTAAAATCATGGAAACGTACGATAGAGAATAGACAAATTAATTTCTGATGTAATAATAAAAATGTCTCAGCGACTTGGAATGGCCGATGGTCGATGCTTCACCATCAACTCGTCTAGCCAATTGTACAACAACTACTTGATGAACAAGAACGGTGTGTCTTACGAAGACAACTACTCTTACCGCAAACTTTTGCAATCGAAGGGTCCAGAACTTTTCAAACCCGAACAAGACACCAAGAAGTGTTCTTCGTGTGACGAAGCTTTGGTCGACACTCGCAACATTTACTAAATACGCAAAATTAGTGTTATTTTAATATACAACTTTTCTAGAGAATGTCTCAGTGTGCCATATGTCTCGGTGACGTCAGAGAGACACGGCATAATAAACCCATACGTTGTGGGCACTTATTTCATTCACACTGTCTAGAAAAGTGGAAAAATAAAGGTAAGCAAACTTGTCCTATATGCAGGAAAGTGTTTGATGGGGATAATTTCAGGGTGCAGATAACGATTCATAATAATTTTGAATCGACTTCAAACGCAGTGTTACTCGAATCTGAGTTTATATTTAACGCACTCGATATATTCTTTGATGTTGAAAATGAGATTGATCTTTCAAGTCTTCTTTCTGACTTTGGTGTGAGTGTGTCCGACTTTGATCCCCTTATTCTTAACACAGAATGAACTACAGTACGTTTTGTAGTTTAACGACCCATAATCTCTAGATGCTTTGCGTGGATCTATTATCACATTACCTTTCGCATCAGTAAGAAGTGGTCCTGTCGCCCAACCACGCTTGTGGGCAAATATATTAGCCTTGAAACGTATGATTTTACCTGGTACAATTTTTGGTGCAACTTTTTTAATTCGTGTGACCGGGACTTTGAAAAATTTTGCGATGGCTTCGTGTGTGTTACCTTTTTTCAATTTATACTCCACAACATTTACTTGCTTATAAAAGTGAAAATCACCTTGTCTAAAGTAATTATTTGGATTTCCGGGTGCAACGAACATCATAACTTTGTAATGCCCGGGTTTGCATTTCTCTTCAGCTTTTGCTATGTACACTTTCTTTGGGTTATCCGCAACGACACGTTGTGGTAATTTTTTGCAGTTTACATACGAATGGTTCATGTTCTTGACACCAGCACGTTCACCGGGGACACTCTTGTATGATCTCTTTTTTTCGTAATCACCGACAGCATACGCGTAACAATTGTTATTATTGATACCAATCGCTCGCCCCCATAATCTTTGTGTAAACCTATGTTCTGACCCACTCAGGGGGAGACGTTTAGTGTCTTGACCCATTAATAATATTGGAGAAAAAAATATTATTAATAGATAAATGATCCAAGGTCTTGTTAACGCGCGCAAGACTCAAGACGCCATCACCGAACTCCTCACGTTTGTTCTCATGATTCTCATCACGACCTTCGTGCTACGATTCTTGTGGAACCGTTCGCTCGTGAAGCACGTGACTGTTCTCAAGAAGCTCGATACTTTCCTTGATGCCTTCATCTTGTCGTTGGCGCTCGCCGTGGTCCGTGGTATTTAAACTTCGCGGTATCCCGAAAACATTTCACCTTCCGAACTTTTAAGAGTTGGGAATGACTTGATTCCGTTGCATTGCTGTTTTTCGCAGTCAACGAAATCGAACGCTTTACCATTCTTTTTCATGTAATCAAGTTGCTTTGTAGTCCAACCACACCAATTAGTCCCGTACACGGTCCATTTTTCCTTACATGCTTTGCAAGTGCACCCTTTGCAATCGCAACGCCCTTTTCTGCAGCCACACCCACACGGACACTTAGTGGGACGCCCAGTGTAAAACAAAACAATTAAAACGATTATGGTCAGAACTAAGAAAGCAATCATAATTTAATTACTTCACATATTTTATTTTTAGAGCGTCGCACATCTGCTTCACGGTTTTTCCCTGAGTATCTATCCCCGCTCTTTTTGCCTTTCCGACAATCTCTGATTTTTTATACGTGGTGCACTTCTTTCCATCTATACGCGTGTATCCTTTTGGTGCTATGGTTACTTTCGGTGAAGGCATGGATTTCTTTTTCAAAATTGTCTTTGCGCGTTCTTTCGCCGCTTCTTGGTTTAAGGGTGTCTTTACAACCACCTTTTTCTTTGGTTTCATTTGTAAAATTGGTTTTGCCTTTGGTATAAAGTTCAATGGATTCTTACGCGACGTCACTTTTGACCGGTATGGTAAGAAGAATGCATCTGAGAATATATCTTCAAATGTGGGTAATTTAGTGTGATCGGCATTTAGTTTTAAACGGAAATTTTCAATCTTATTAGATTCTAAACCTATATATTCTTTTGGTAATATACGTTGAATAAAACGAATTACACTATTAGATGATTCTGTTCTTATTCGAGTACATATAAGAAACATGGCATTCAAGAAGAGGTGCGCATCGTACATCATGTGGGATGTCGGGGCTATACCATAATGTTTATCGAGTCCACGTATAGTTGGATTTTTTATAGTACCCGTCGATGATAAACCATAATCTGTTAACATTGTTTCTAAACCGATGTCTTCGACGTCCAACGTCATCTTACCTATTTTGTATTTGGACACATTCAACGTGGGTGTTCGGGTTCGCAAAAGTATATTTTTACCATGAAGATCACTATGCCTGAAAGATGGGTACTTTTTGTGTATTCTATAAAGATTGTATAACACGTCAGTGATTATAAACCTGAAATGTATAGGTCTCAACGCGTTCTTGTTTTTCATGATGTATGGCTCGAGTGCACCCCCATTCGCGTATTCACTGTACATGACGTTTCTATCTTTGCACTTTTCAAGAGCATATGGATTCACACCACCAAGTTTACTGAGTAGTTTTCCAATTTTATATTCCGTTGTCATCGATTCTTTTTGAATTTTTATCGCAATTTCATTTTTGCATCGTTTATCGACACACCCATAAAAAATCTCGCCATATTCACCTTCGCCAATCTTTTTGGTACCTACACGCGTTCGAACCGCTTTCTTAATAGACAAATTCGGGGTCACATTACCGTTTATGGTATAAAATATTTTGTCTGGATTACAACCTAATTTCTTGATAGCTTCGGTGACCTCCTTACCAATCTTTTCGTGGTCTCTGGGTGTATTGGTTTTTCCAACTTTGCGCCTGATGACCGCTAAATTCTTGATGTGTTGTTCCACCTGCATCTTGTTTTAATGCTAGATTTTATTCTTCGACTTGACATTCTTCTTCGTAATATTCTTCTTCGGCGCCTTCATCAACCGCGTCACCAGATGGGACACTTTCGACGCCTTGGAATGCAAAGGAAGGAAGCTTCGTCGATTGTTCGAAGAGTGCTTGCGATAGGCGCAAGCTCACACCAAACTTATTATCGATGAACCAGATTTGGGTCACGTTTACGATGCACATACACCGTTGTCCCTTTTCGATGGAATCAATCGGAACAAGTTCTCGCTTAGGGTTGTATGCTTCAGCCATGAATTCGCCGGTTGGCTTGGTCATGACCTTGAGTTTAACAGTGTCTGGGTATTCTTCTTTCCCGGGGCGCACAAGCGGCTTATACAAAGCCTCCTTCATCACTTCAGGATTGTACACTTTTCCGAGCCATTCTTTGGAGTTTGCCGCAACCGTCTCGATGATTCTCGCATCAAGCTCCTTGAGCTTGGCGGCGAGTTCGACGGCTTGCTCGTTGTCCGGGTCAATAGACAAATCGAGCGAATACGACGTCTTATTAGTCGTCTCATCAGTAAAGGCACTAAGACCATAAGGGCTTCGCATGAACGGAAGTTGCAAGTAGAGCTTACCCTTACCATCGGCCGTGTTAATGTATACTGTCTTGCCACCGTTCTTGTTCTTCTTCATTTTACTGAAGACAACAGAGGACGATTCGAAAGTGTTGGAAAGTTGGATCATGTTAGTAGACGACATTTGGTTTGTTTTTGTATATCTTATGATGGTGTCCAAACTTTAAGCATGTTTTTTTTCTCAGTCTACAATATAAAAATTACACATGGGTATCTTTAAAGATTGTGGTTGTGGATGCGGGGGTGCGAAGGCCCAACAGAAATTTTTGATTTCCGCTATGTCTTCTCTCGTGTTCTTTATAATCGCGAACCCAGACACATTCCGTTTGACGCGTTCTATTTTCGGTCGATGGGTTTCTGGTCCAACCGGTTGCCCCACTTTGCGAGGTCTCGCTCTTCACACCGTGGTGTTCTTGCTCATCACGTGGGCCATGATGAACATTAAGAAGGAAGGATATTCCATTGAAGAAGAAATGCCAATGATGGTTGGACCTTCCCCAGAAGAAGAGGAACCAGTTATCACCCCACCAATGGCTGAAATTCCAGAGCCTCTTCCAGGTTTTAGCGAAATGCAATACGATGCGGTCGATAGTGGTCTTGAACTCGCGCCACTCGATGTCATGGGTGACGAAATTGACAAACCAGTGACTCTCAAAGTTCATGTACAAAAGCAGGCCACTTGCCAATGCGACGACGGTAAGACTGTGACTATCAAGTAATTATTTCATTTGGTTTATTAATTAATCAATATAGTAAATGGCAAAATACCATTTAGTATATTGAAGTGTTTTAGAAATCTTCGTCGAACTCGATTTCACACGAATCCTCGTCCATCTTTCCATAATCACCCACCCTCTTTTCAAAGAAGTTTGTCTTTCCGTCGAGACTGATGGTTTCCATGAATTCAAATGGGTTTGTCGAATTCCAGATCTTTTCTTGACCCACTTGTTTTAAAAGTCTATCTGATACGTATTCAATGTATTGTGTCATTTTCTCGGAGTTCATACCAATGAGACTACATGGAAGTGCATCCAAGATGAATTCTTTCTCTATTTCTACCGCTTCTTTCACGATCTCCTTAATCGTGTCAGAATTTGGTTTAAATTTAAGCATGTTGAACAACTCAACCGCAAATTGTTGATGGAGTCCTTCATCTCTGCTTATCAGCTCGTTACTGAAACAGAGACCCGGGAGAAGACCCCGCTTCTTGAGCCAGAAGATGGCACAGAAGCTTCCGGAAAAGAATATACCCTCCACACACGCGAAAGCGAGAAGTCTTTCACAAAAAGGGCGCGACGTGTCAAACCATTTCATCGCCCATCTCGCCTTTTTCTCGATACACGGTACTCTTTGTATCGCCGAAAACAATTCCTTTTTTTCCGAAGGTGAACGAATGTACTTGTCTATCAATTTACTATATGTTTCCCCGTGAACCATTTCATTATGTGCTTGATATGCATAAAATGACCGAGCTTCGGGATATTGCACTTCATCCGCAAAGTTGTTGTTGAGATTCTCAAATACAATACCATCCGAACCAGCAAAGAATGCCAATATAGTCTTAATAAAATGCTGTTCGTTATCTGTCAGTTTGCTCCAGTCATCCATGTCCTTTGATAAGTCGACCTCCTCCGCTGTCCAGTTGCTCATTTGTGCTTGCTTGTACAATACCCATAAATTGTCATGTTGAATAGGGAACACAGTAAACCTACTCAGTGTCGGTAAGAGCATTGGCTCCGTGTCTTCGATGTAGTCCTGAAAGTCAAAAAATGTTCCGTGATGTTTTCCATCGATAAAAATTTGTGGATACGCGGCGATTGGTTTCCCGCATAATTTTTCCAAATCACCTTTCTCAATTTTTGTTTTCTTATAATCTAAGCACAAATCCTTGCATATATCTTCAGCTAGGTCGCAGTACTTGCATCCATCCTTCGAAAAAATTTCAATCCCCATGTGTGTTATTACCTGAAAATATTTTTGTCTTAAAACTTTAAGAATGATTAATTTTTCAGAGATCCAGCCTGGTGATCTCATAAAAGTTTTGTTAAATATTGACGATGTTGATGATGAGATGTACGCAACAACTACAGAGAACATGAACGACTATCTCACCGTCAATTATTACCTAGACACGTCTCTCGTGTATAAAGGTGCTCGTGTATATGAACTTGATGAAAATGAAGAACTTGTACAACCAGAAAACATGTGTGAGCATTACCCGGATGGTACATCCGTATTTTGTAAAATAGGCGACTCCATGTATTGTATAAAAGATGAAATAGAGGAAGATATGGAAAGTGATATCATTGATGAATCGGATGAAGAAAGTGATTTAGAAGGGTTCATTGTCCCAGACGACGAAATCGATGGACAGGTCATACCTCCTTCCTCGCACAGGGAAGTCGATCGCGAATGGAATGAATGGGAACCCACGAGTCCCGGTTCTCGTAAATTTAAACAGGTGGTTGATTCTATTGAAGAGTTTGCCAAAATGCATGCGGATAATCTAAATTTTTGAAGACCTAAGTGCGCATTTTCAACTTTCAAAAAAAAGGTATTTTTGATATGGAAGGATTGGCTGCTATTTGGTCGGATGTCGACCGCTTATTAAATAAACCCGCTGTAAGAAAGTCAATCAATACGCATATATGTATAAATTGTAATGGTGTAAAAGTATTTACCAGAGAAGGAATGCCCGTGTGTTCGCGGTGTGGACTCACACAAGCGCATTTCATAGATGATAGCCCTGAATGGACGAGTGGTCTCACTGAAGATGGACGTGTGAATGATCCATCTAGATGTGGAAACCCAAATCCGAATCCAGAATTGTTTTCGAATGCATGGGGTAAGGGAACTGTCATATCAACAAAGAATACATCGACGTATGAAAATAAAAGAATGGCAAAAATAAATTTTCATCAATCGATGAATCACACGGATAGGTCTCTATTTCACGCATATAAAGATATAGACGAAGCTTGCCCATCTTTACCTGAAAGTGTATTGAAAGATGCAAAGATGATGTATAGGAAATTTAACGTGGAAAAATTGACCCGGGGAGCTGTGCGTCTGGGAATAAAAGCCAACTGCGTCTTGTACGCGTGTAGACTTTCAAAAATTCCCGCACGACAAAGGAAATCGCAGACATGTTTGGTATTCAGTCAAAAGATATTAGTAGAACTACACAAATGTTCAAAGATACATTGCTTGGAAAGACCGAAAAGAATTACGTAACGAAACCATTTAACGTAATGCAACGTTTACTAAATTCGTTTGAAGTTACGAGAGCGGAGAGGTTAGAATGTAACAAGATGTGTGCAAAGTTAGAAAATTGTACAGAGCTCATGAGTAAAACACCTAATAGTGTGGCGTCGGTCGTGATTTATGTGGTGATGAAAGGGCAACTTTCTAAGAGTGAAATAAATGATAAATGTTCGGTATCTATACCGACTATAAACAAGATAGAAAGTATAATTAAACGATACTTAGAGGAATGAATGTAATGTAATGTAATATGGTCAAATTGTTTTTAGCTACACCATGCTATGGTGGTCTCTGTCTAGAAAAGTTTATGACGAGCGTCATTAAGCTTCAAATTGAATTGATTAAGGAGGGTATTCAGCTCATGATTGATACAACGGAAAATGAATCTCTCGTACACAGAGCCCGAAATGTCGCAGTTGGTCGTTTTATGCAAAAAACCGACGCTGATCTATTCATGTTTATCGATGCGGACGTTGATTTTAACGCGGACTCGGTTGTTCGCCTTGTAAGATCGGGACACGATGTATCGGTAGCGATATATCCAAAGAAGGTCGTTATGTGGGATCAAGCGAAGACTGCGATTGAGCAAGGTGATGATAGAAATATGGCTATGCTTTCATCGAGTCTCGTAGCTAATATCGGCGCACACAGACGTTCAGTTGAAAATGGTTTCGTGGAAGTTCTGGATGGACCAACGGGATTCATGGTTATTACCCGCAAAGCGTTTGAAAAGATGCACGAACACTTCACAGATTTGAACTGCAAAAACGACCACCAAAACAGGGATTTTGATGAATATTGCGCCGTGTTTGATTGTATGATTGACCCGGAATCTCGGAGATATTTGTCTGAAGACTACGCGTTTTGTAGACGATGGCAACAAGTTGGAGGTAAGATTTATGCCGACGTTCACACCACATTGGGGCATGTTGGTAACTTGCCATTCTCTGGTTGTATGAATGATAGGCTTAAGGCTTAGAGTTTTATAGTTGTTAATGAAACTTGCGACTATCATCGTTACTCGGAGTAAATCGTGTCATGTGAAAACGTTACACACGGTTTTACGCTTAAACCTTATGTGCATCCAAGCAAATGGAGTCCAAAATGAAGTCGTGTATGTGAATGACGATCCATATGATAAGTCTGATATCATTCAAAGATACATGAAGACGTCCGACCGCATCTTGTTTATTGATTTCAGTGTGGCGATGGATGAAGGGTCAATTGCTCAAGTATTTAAACCACACGATGGTCTTGGTTGTTTAGTATTCCCAGGTGTAAAAGAGGGTATCGATTGGGAACAGTTTAAAAAGAGTGTGAATGAAAAAACGACTGAACCGGTTAGTCAAATTGGTCTACACTTCGACACTGAGGTTGGTAAAATGATCTCCGAAGATATCTACCAGGTTACGAGTTCAGAGGCGAGGTGTTGGTTAATGATGTGCAAGAATACGTCTAAGTGTGTAAGGGATAAGCGCACACACGATTGTCGAGTTCCACCGAGAATGGGGCAGATGTTTTCCAAGTTCAAGGAGTTGGGTGTCAAAATTAACGCGTATACAGCATCTAAGTTGACAATGACATATACTCATGAGTGTGTAAGTAACTTGCTGAACGCGGCCGGTATTAAAGCTAATTAAAGATTAAATTTAAAATATTAAACAGATGTCACGAGTATCTGTAAAGAGGGATGATCCACTTTACAAATACGCGATAAAATACATGGAGGACACGTGGGGGACGACACCCAATCGATTTCCGGGATGTCAGCCGATATCTATCGAATATAAACATTTTGATTTACTTCGAAAAAATGATTACGTGGTTTGCGAAAAAACGGATGGTGTTCGATTTATGTTACTCGCATTCATGTATGGAAGTCACAAAGTGTGTGTTCTCGTGAACCGAGCTCTTGATATGTTTCTTTGTAAACTTACATTTAGGCGCACATTTTATGAAGGCACTATTTTGGAAGGGGAACTTTACAAGGATACATTTTTGATATATGACTGTCTGAAAGAGTCGGGTATCATTGTGGGTCACAAGAATTTCATTGATAGACTCGAGTATTGTGAAAAGGCGGCGAAAAAACTACTCGCACTGAAAAGTGACGTGACCAAAATACAGGTAAAGAAATTTCATCTCATGTGTGACTACGAATACTTCTTAAATGAGTATTTACCTACCGTGACTCAAGAAGTTGATGGACTTATATTTACACCAATAAACTGTCCCGTAAAGATTGGTACTCATGAGACCATGTTTAAATGGAAACCATGTGAAAAGAATACGATTGATTTTCAGGCGCGGTCAGTGAATGGGAAATGGCGATTGTATGTTCAAGAAAAAGGTGAACTTGTATTTGAATCTATAATTCCCGAAGATAAATTCGACACTTCGTGGATTCGTGAGAACATGATTCTCGAGTGTAAATACATGTCCGAAGATACACCAATGTGGTGGATGCCTATCATGCAGAGAACTGATAAAACGTACCCGAATAATAGGCGTACGTTTTATAGAACGTTAGTAAACATAAAAGAGAACATAAAAATTACCGATTTTTTAAAATGTATATGAGAATGTAATACCCATCTATTTCCTTCAAATTCACCTCTGCTATATGATCGTCATCTTGTACATACCACTTATCGTTGAATTTACACATAGAGTAATAATGACCGCCCCACTGTACACCTTCGTGTATTACACACGATTGTAGTGAATAACTAATATCATCTGTAAATGATAAGTCCTCTTCTATCTGTATCCGACTTTTTTTATCGAACGAAATGATCATTACTGATTGTAGTTGTTTAAAAATAGTCCGCGTCGTCGCCACGTGATGAACCTTTCCATTGTCGTCTACGTATCCCTCGAGTGTATTCCAGTTCATACTTTTATTTATTAAATCACTCACCTTGCACACGTGATCATCGATAGTAAGTGTCTGTATGCTATAATCCGTGTCACTTGTATTTTTACCATCCGGTGATATAGTTATTTGTGTCTTTTTACCATATATTAAACGCTTTATTATTCCATATTCCTTTTCTAGAATGTCTATTATACAAAAAAGAGCATCCTGGGTGTCGTGAGGTTCGTGTAACTTGAATCTAGGAAACACCATTTGAAATTCTTTCAATAGTGGTGTAAGATCAATCTTATTAGATTCTTGTCTACTGAAGTACATAGTCACGAGGTCGTGGTACAATTTAGTAAATTTACAATCACCTACATATCTACTCTTGTATATATGTTCAGATATTGGTAATATATGAAGGAGTGATTGCATCGCCGAATTAAAGTAGCAAGTGTTTCCTAGGTTCAAGAAGCCATGCATATAACACGTGTATGAAAAAATACTCGCCATAAACTCGCAAATGTTATTAAAATAACTGGTTACATAAATGAGTAGTGCAACGAGTGCCAGAAACGTAAACAAAGAATTTAACCAAAAACTTGAAAATATGAGGCTTCTTGTATATAAAATGGTAAATACACTCAGCAGAGCGACACCAGTCACGAAACCAAAAGCAAGAAAAGCTACACCACAAAACATGGGTACGTCTGCCAAATCCGCCTTTAAAAAGCCCCTACCAAAAACAAAAAAGGTCCAGTCAGTGAGAAGATCACCAGCCTCGGCATTCAAAAAATACAAAAAGTAACTTAAAACTTGTACACTTCAATTAACAAATGCCAGCCCCTACTATCCTACCAATCACTTCGGGTGAAGATGAGTTTAGGACTACGCGAATCATTGGCAATGAGATGTTCTTCTATAGCGATGTAACATCCGATGATATTCTGGAATTTACCGAAGATTTTAAGAAGCTTGAAAATAAGCTACTCAAACAATCTATCGATTTCCCGGGTTTCAAACCTGAAATCAGAATCAACATCTGTAGTGACGGTGGAGAGATGTTTGCTGGTCTTAGCGCCATGAATATTATTGAAAAGTCGAGAGTTAAAGTTGTTACTATCGCTCAAGGCGCGTGTTGCAGTGCAGCTTCGTTTATGTTGCTTGGTGGACATGAACGTCGCATGGGCAAGAATGCACATATCCTCATCCACCAATTATCGACGAATGGGTTCTGGGGTAAGTTTGAAGATTTGAAGAATGAAATGGACTCGTGTTCTAAGTTCATGGACATGATCACGAAGGTCTATCTCGAAAAGACTGAAATCCCGGAAAAAGAATTCAAGAAGCTCATGAAGAAGGACATCTATATGAATGTCGAAGAGTGCCTCAAGTATAATGTTGTTTCCTCGATTGACTGATGTCTACACTTCTCTTGTACAAACCAATAATAGCTAAAATAATAATAAATATGCATGCAGTATTCGCGTTGAGTGGAATATTTGTTGCGGGGGGTGGCCTAAGTCGCTCCAATCGCTCGTGATTTACGACCGGAATCATATCTACCCTTACTATAATGGAAACAATTTTTAAAACCGACAAAAACGGCAAAAAACGCTACTTTGATATTAGTGTAAATAAACTTCCCGATGGCACCGCCAATATCGTGAAGAAGACTGGTATGGTCGGTGGAAAGGAATCTATTTCAACCATTCATGTTAAGCTTGGATATGATAGCGCTCTTAAACGTGCGAAGACAATGTGGGAAAATCAAAAAGAGATACCTATTTTACCCATGCTCGCAAATAAATGGGATGACCGACACAAATATATTTCAGAACCGTTCTATGTACAACCAAAAATAGACGGCGTTCGTTTGCTTGTATCTAATAAGGGTGGAATTTCTCGGACGGGTAAAATTGTTCCGGGTACAGAACACTGGGGAAAAGGAACTCAAAGAGGGTGAATATCTAGATGGGGAGTGTTACGATCCAACAAAGACATTTGAAGAAATTACGAGCTTATACAAAACAAATCCAAAAGCCTTGGATTTTCTAGTGTTTGATTATTTCGACACGAATCGACCAAATCTTACATTTGAGGAAAGAATTGAGCGCGTGAACGTGGAAACCAAATGGGTACAAACAAAGGACGACATCCATAAAGTGCACAAAGAGTATATGGATGCTGGATACGAAGGAACTATGATTCGCGAAGCCTCGAGTGTATATGAAATCGGAAAAAGGAGCAATTACCTTCTTAAATTGAAAGATTTTAAAACGGATGAATATGAGGTCGTTGGTGTGCGTGAGTGCACGGGTAAAGATGTGGGTACACCCACGTGGGAGTGTGTGACAGAAAGTGGTCACATGTTTACCGTAAGACCTGAAGGTACACAAGAAAAGCGCCGCGAAATGTTTACCAATTCATCAAAATACATTGGTAAGATGCTCACGGTAAAATATCAAAATTTAACCGAACTAGGCGTTCCACGGTTTCCAGTAGGAATAGCATTTAGAGATTACGAATGATGTTATGATAAATGAAGAAGATTGCCATAGATATAGATGAAGTTCTTATGCCATTCGTTCGTCCCATGGCTCGATGGCGAGGATTAAAAATGCCACGTGCAAACCAAAAGTATTCATATGTATACAAGGATATGTTTAACATAACAGAAGAAGAATCGGCTCAAATGGTTCGTGACTTTTACAAATCTGATGATTTCTGTAAAATTTCTCCTATACGCGGTTCTCAGATAGGCATGGTTCGTTTGCGAGGAAAATTTGACAAAATATATGCGGTGACTGGAAGGCAGGAAATTGCTCGAAAAAGGACTGAAAATTGGCTACAGTATCATTTCAAAGGTGTATTCGATGATATCATATTGACGAATAGTTATACAGAATTTGAAATACCAAAAGTTGATATATGTAGGGCACTCTCTATCGGTACAATCATAGACGATAATACTGATATATGTTTACAATGCAAAGACATTGGTATGACCGCTCATAATTTCATGGGTTACGAAGAAGTATACCCGTGGTGTGAGAATTCAGACATGTCGATGTATGGTTGGAAAAAGTAGTATAAAAGATATACACAATTACAATAAAGTATGTCTTCTTACGGTATAGTGGGTGTCAACTCGAATAGCCTTAAGGTTATTCGTGACATGCAACAATTTAAGAATATTTCGGTGTACGATAAATACAAAACAAATCTTACGCCATTTAAAAATGTTAAAATGCAACCAACTGTCGCCGATTTAACATTAAATATGAATGGCCCAAGAACTATCGCTACATTCATAAATCCAGATGATTATGGATATGAAAATACAATGGACCAACTCATCGAGTGGTGTGACAAAGAAGACACAATTGTAAATTTAAATTTACAGAAGTTTGATGAAAATGCAATTTATTATGAAAATTGCAAAGATAAGGGTATCCATTACATTACTGGGGGTATGTCTAATAAATTACTCATGCTCGATGGTTCGAGAAAGGTTATAGACGCACAAGAAATCTTTTTTCGGACATTTGCAAAAAGACTCGTGCACCTCGATGGAGAACCTGGTACAGCACACTTAATCAAAACCGTCCACGAAGCTATGGAATGTAGCCTCTATCAAGTATACGCAGATGTATATGGATACACAAATCAAGACACGCTCATAAATGATTTATTGCATGAAACTCGGAAGACAGATGTGAATGGTCCAATTTTAAAGAATGCTATCAATCGCATGTATTCGGCCCCAGAAAATGATGATATTGTAAATGAAAATATGAGAACTACGTGGTGCGCCACGAGAGCAATCGAAACGGGTGTTTGTGCACCCATTTTACAATCTGCCGCAAACGCTCGCTCTATGAGTAGAGACATGAAACTTTCTGATACACAACAGGTATTCAACAAGTTTATTGATAATATCGTGGCTATACAAACCATACGTTTCATGTATGCAATGATTTACATAGAAGCCACTCGAGCATGTCCAGCTATTAAAAATTGTCTAGAAATGAGCGAGGTTGAATGTGATATGTACAAAGATGGAGATATGTATGATGTCTTAGAAAAAACAGCCCTGTATGCAAAAACGTTCTGTATTCACTGTGCAACGTCTGATATTCCGTGTGTTTCTGTGTATACTGCTTTGTGTGAATATTACTTTTGGAAACAAAGAAAGACGCCCATGAACTTTATCGCAGCACTTCGCATATAATTTTATGCGTATATTTTAAGCATGTTATTTGTAATAATTTTAATCGCTACACTCATAATTTTAAAATCCATAATATACAGGCCCCGTGTTGATTATAAGTGTTACATGCTTACGACTGATCCAAATGGAGTAAGAGCAACTCGTTTCATGAACACGTATGACCACACGATTCCACTCGAAGTAGTTGTCGGACCGGACACGGGAACTCCAGAAAAGGCGAAGCTTTATTCAGACCGCGTAGATCCTAAATATTACAGGGAGGCTCTTAAGTTGCACTACGACGAATCCGCGGTCAGACCAAACATTACGTACTTTAACCTAGGCGCAATAGGATGTTATATGGGTCACATGAACATATACGATAAATGTTTTAAAGGGCGTCACAAATATGCACTCGTGTTTGAAGATAATGTTGTCATTACACACCCAAAGCTTTTTGATGAAATTCAAGAAGTCATAGATGAATTAGGGGATGATTTCGAACTCTGTTTCTTTCATTGTTTATCGAGATATCCCGCATCAGATACATCAAAAAGTGGTCTTCAGCTCGTTCGCTGGATTTCCAGCACAAAGTGCTATTTGATACACGTAGACAATATGCATAAATATATACATAACTTTGATGTGATGGATAATCACATTGATATGAAACACGAAGACTTAGTATTTGACGGCGCCCGAGTTTATTACAAAGATTTAAGACATTGTATGCTCATAGATCGTTCACATAAAAGTCTGATAGGTCACAGTGACTGGAAAAGGAAGGATTATTTTTCAAAGAGATTCCCGGATGCACAAACGGAACTCTTGGAAAAAGGATATTAATTTTTTTGTCGCATGATCATAAGATGGTAAGAGCTGTACTTATAAATGAAAAACCAAACGATGTACACGAGATAAACGTAGATCTATCGCCCGAGAAAAATGAAATTTACAAAATACTCAGAGGTAAAGCAACTTTTGTCGGGCAATGGGAGGAGGAATTTGTAGTAATATTAAAATGTAAAGAATCCCCATTTAATCTAAATAAAAATGAAAACATGTTACCTAGGCCATTTTCAAATATGGATATAGACGGAAGAATATTGTTAATACGCATGGATGAAGAATCTGAACCAGTTGATTTTACGATTGACGAATATATGACCATGGTGGAAACGACTCATCCTCGTACACGAAGTATCACTTCCAAGGGATGTCCTGGGGTCTAAAGCGACACGCTGTTTTTAAAAATTCAGTAAATAATTTGAAATCTTTTTCTGGTTCATCTAATGTATCAAGTGAATTGAGTACATTTCCTACGTAATCATTGTACTTTTTGTGTCCACCGCGATGCGTGAGTCTATTTTCTCTGAGACCGGGTAAAACATATCTCGGCATCATGATGATATTTTTACTATCATTCACGTCGTACCTAAGGTATTTGACGACTGGATGATTTTTAAATTGACGCGGGATAACGTGATGGTCTTCTACGTTTTGTATATTCCATCTTAATTTAAAATTTCGTCTTATGATTGATCCATACTTCATATTATTCTCTTGGATAACTTCTTCGCCAAGACGCATGAGAGAATCCTCGAGTTCATCAACTTCGTACCATGCATTATAACACTCGCGAGACCCCTTGTTATCGGCACAAATTTCTTCTGCTTCTCGAATAGCTTCCCTAAATCTGAAACGCAAACGATCATTGTCGTGCCTTTCAGATTTCATATTTATACAAGGTCTTTTATATATAGTTTCAAGTATAGTGGTACGAATTTTAATACGTCTATACTTGTAAATATCATTTGGTTCATGCGTTGCACGAAACATCTACACTATAATATATCGATACTTTTTACGTTCTTCTTTTGTGCGCAGTAGTTGGACTATACCGAGGAATGTTATTAACACAAGAACAGCGTCTTCAAAATCTCGAGTCGCGGAGAATGAAATGATAAGAAGAGAGATAAGTTTGAACCAAACACTCGAAGCCACTGCTTTGGCGCGCTCTGGAAGTTCACTCACTGGTGAGATACCAAACATGGCGTGCATCATTATAATGATGCCATACAATGTGTTTTGGTTGAGTAAATTATCGATTCCTGGGTAAAAATTGGTCTGGGAAACCTTAACCCCACTATAGAGTGTGACTATGACGAGTGGTAAAAGTATACTCGTGTTTTGAAGAAATGTCATTTACATTATACAGAGAACATTTTTACATGTGTGATTCACATGTAAAAATGCTCTTAGCGGGTCTCGATCCCGCGACTTTGGCGTGCCTTTGTGAGAATGAACTCACTCAAGTATACTATCGTATAAGCACCACACTCTAACCAACTGAGTTATAAGAGCTTGTTTTACATATACATTATACGCGCTTAGTCTTTAAATTAGTTGTAAGTAGTAAAAATGTCCATGTATGTATGTTCATCTGCGAATGTTTTCAATATATCTATAATTGCCTGATTTTCGGCACACACCGCCCCGACCAACCCGGGATAAACCATGACGTCCATGTATTCTTGGAAATAATCACCTAACGCAGTTTGGCAAGTATTAAGAAACACCATTAACATCTCAAGTGCAAGGTTTTTGTCTTTTTGGCCGGTGATCCAATAAATACTAAAGTTTTCATAATCATCATTCCCATTTCCAGCATCTTCGTATACGTGATTTACATGTTCGAGGATTTGGTGTTCGAGCTTTCTAAGACCATTGAGGTCTCCCTTGATGATAGCACGTTGAAGTTCCATTTTGTATTACTGAATGGGTCAAGGGGTATCACTTAGGACTATTTTCGTGTTTTATTCTAATATGCGCTTGTGGTTTGTAGCGAGGTGTTTCTTTGATAAGGCTCGTATGCATTTAGTATTTAGTTTTTTACAGGAGGGTATCATAAAAAACCGCGTCTAACATAAAGAAGGAGTATGGAAAACTGGGGACATCAAAGACCAATACCAGAAGAGGACGTTCCTTGTAATAATTTCACGCACGTAATGATCGTCGTGGTCATAATAGTGAGTTTTGGTGTCGTATTGTACTTTCAGTGGCATTAGTAATCATACTCTATCAAATTCCTTTGAACTTCTACTGCGAGACCTCGATCGCGTACGCGTTATCCAGCGAGCCATCGCATCCCTCACCCTAGTATCTTTTACGTACATGTCCTCATCTATAACACTTAGACCGTTACATACGTCTGGTTTGTTTTCTTTGTCTGGGAATTCGCGGTTAAATTGGCATATGGTGCGATAAGGTATATCGGGAGCCTCGTCTAACAATCTATCATACTCTTGACGTTGTTTTGTCACGAATTTCATGGCGTTAGATCTATGTTCTATGTCTAATGAAAGTTCCATGTCTATGTTCCTATAAAACTTTGAATATTGTACACACATGGATGAATGCGATTCCTGCATAGTCGAACTATTACTAAATTTGGATACGGACGAAAGTATACCCGCTAATACGTTTAATAAGGCGAATGTGTATTGAAAAATGATAATGTTCCTCTTCATCTCGGGCGAAACATTATCATCACTAGGATTGAGTACGGCAAAACCACCCACACCTGTAATGGATGATATGATGATACACGGATACATGAGTGCATCCGTTAACCATTTGTAATGAAGACGCGCGTGGTTGTGTAGCCAACGATACCCTGCCGCCTTTTCCGCCCACCTGCGGAGAAGGCGCTCCTCGCGCTCACACCACCCGTTGGGACAAGACGGGGCGACGATGTCCATTATTTTACGCAGAGAAAATATGCGCCTGACGTCGGGCAAGTTCGTCGACCTCATTATTCTTTTCATTCGTGGAATGTGCCTTTACCCATTCGATCAGTGACGGAATTGTTCAGCTTTATCAGTTCTAATAAACGCACCCATAACGATTTATTTGCAACATCTCCACCAGTACTTGTCTTCCATCCATTTGAGACCCATTTTTTATACCACTCGGTGAGACCCATTTTTACATACTTACTATCCGTGTATATAATAACATCATTTTCATTTATTTCAATACACTTTTCGAGAGCACGAATAACAGCAGTCATTTCCATGATATTATTCGTACTCGATGTGAATTCCACCTTCGAGTGTACGAACTCTGGGTCATAACACTTAGCCGCCCATCCACCCGGTCCCGGATTGCCTAAACAACTCCCGTCTGTGTATATTTCTATCATACTTACACATGTATAGTGTATTAACTTTAAAAGGCATTAGCCTTGTATCCATAACCACCGTTTGAAGACATATTGATAGAATTCAAAGCTTGTGGTGCTCTATTAAGAATTGGCATCATCGAATTGTTATTCATACGGTTGGCGAATTACCTTACTTTCTTATCGAAAAACACGACATATAGGATGACCATACACACTACAACCATTCCAACCGACAATACTATAACACCCATATTAGAACTCTTCCCACTATCTGTCGCCGTTATTGCTTGATTGGTTACTTCGACTGGTTCGACTGGAAGTTCTGGTTCCGATTCAGCCATTTATATATTATATAAACAATAAAATTTAAAAATGATGTAAACGTTTTTAAATTTTATATCTTATTACAAAATTCAATTCTAATAAACCAATTTAGTTGGAGAACGCAAGACCCCCCATACCAGATTGGATGCGGAGCACGTTGTAGTTGGTCGCGAACATGCGGAGGGTCGTCTTTTCGGTACCCGCACGAGCCTTGATGGCAACTTGGGCGTTGTCAATACGAGAGAAGTTGCACGTACCGGTTGGTTGGTGCTCTTCTGGCTTGAGGGCGAAGGAGTACGCGTACACACCTGGCGATGGGGAGCCGGAGTGGTGAACGAATGGTTGGACAGTGTTGAAGTACTTGCCCGATTGTTCCTTGAAGCGGTCTTGGCCATTGAGGACAAGCTTGAAGGTGTCGAGGGTACCATCGCCATCTTCGGAGAAGTTGGCGCCTTCAACCGCAAGCATTGGGGCACCCGCGAAGGAGCCGGAGATGAAGCAGTTGGATTCAGTCGCGGAGCGGAGGACGTTCGCGGTGACAGTTGGCGCCGCGTTGGAGGTGTTCCAGGTGTCGGTGCCGTCATCCAAGCAGAAGACGAGTTCCTTGACTGGGTGGTTGTACGAGAGGCGCTTTTGCACTTCGGTACCGGCAGTGACGGAGTCGGTGCCAGTGTGTTGCACTTGCTCGATGAGGTATTCGTGACCCTTTTGCGCGAATCGGCGGCGCTCTTCGGTGTCGAGGTAGATGTAGTTGGCCCACACCTTGAAGCTACCGTTGGTAACGTTGGAGAATTCACCGCTCAAGTCGAAGTCAAGTCGGACTTCGTGGTATTGGAGGGCAATCAAAGGCAACGCCAATCCGGGATTTCTGTTGAAAAAGAAGATGAGTGGCAAGAAGATCTTCTTACCGGATTCGATCGCGGTGGTCATCTTACCGTAGTTGGACTTCTTGGCTTCGTCAAGGTACAACTCCGAGTACAAACGCCACCACTTTTGGTAGTGCTTGTCGATGCGCTGTCCACCGATGGACAGTTCGACATCCTTGACCATGCGCTCGGCCAACCAGGCATCATCGGTACCCGCGGTGGCACCCGCGACGGATTCGATGTACATGTCGGCGACAAGGTCACCGTTGCGCGCGATGGTAACGGAAACGCGACCGTTGGCACCTGGGGTACCGTTGACAGTTTGTTCGATGTTTTCCATCGCGAAGTTCGTGTGACGCTTGTACACGGCTTGGAAGAAAGTGACTTTTGGGTTGCCCGTCAAGTAGACATCTTGGGCACCGTAGGCGACGAGTTGCATAAGACCACCGGCCATTCTGAGAGTTTTTGTACTATATACCAAGAAAATAATTTCGCGAAAAAACTCAGTTTGATTTTTCCTGGTGTACTGTATACCATGACTCAGCCTGAACAGACAAAGCCACTCGACGTCGTTGAATCCGAATCCGAATCTGAGTATGAAACCGAATCGGATGTCGGTGTCGCGATCGATGAGGATGGAAGTCAACCCATGGAAATGTATGAAGATGAAGATGAAGATGAGCTCGCTGATTTTTTGGAAGACGACGCCGTCATGAAAATCGCGAACATCGCAGGCTCCCTTTTTGCCTCGGAGGAAGGTGATACTGTGTGTACTGCCCTGGTGAACATCTCTAAACAACTCGAGATGCAAAATAGAATTATGGTAAAAATACTATCTCAGATGCAAAAATCTACTTAGAAAATTAACTCAAAGGTAAGATAAGGAGCTTTGTAATGTTGGAGACACATTTCATAAACCAGGATGCCGACCCAGAAGAGACGAATCAGATTACGTGGTCTAATATGATTCAGGGTCTTAATCCAGAACAGCTCATGAACTTTTTGACCCAATTGGAAGACATGTGGGACATTCTCCGTCGTGAGGATGAAGCGGTTTCCTTTCAACTGGGTTTTAAAAATTTTTTTACGCCCAATCAATTGAACCCAGAGTCCGGATTACCTATGGTAAATATTGATATCGAAAGTATATCAGCGAAACATCAACGAATGAATCTTCAATTAGGACAGTTGTATCATCGCGCCGATGCACTCAAGATTCTAGACCTCGATGATGGTGATGATATGAAGATCTCGATGCGCATCAATCGGTTGATAGATCAGGTAGATGATGCTTGGCAGATTGTGTTTAGACATACTCGCATTTATGAACGCATTAACAACCCAACGTACATTCCTATTAACCCAGAAACAGACCCATCTATTTTTAGGTGTTCTACACTCCCATCTTCTATGGAAGAATTGAGTCCGTATCAACAGGCTATTCTTACTGTTCTAAAAAAGCTCTATGAGAATAACATCAAACGCTATAAAGGTCACTGTTGCAGACAGATCCGAACGGATGATGGTCATGACACGCGTGCATGGAAGCAAGAGCAGAGAATTCAAGACTATGTATACAGTGTCGCACAGAAAGAAACCGAATTTGAACTATGGAAAAATCTATCGTGTAGAGGCTCTGCGTATTCAGATGTAATTCGACACTTATCAAACTGTAACGACATGCAATTTCCTGAAATTAAACGGAATAGACATGTGTGGTCATTCAAAAACGGTATCTTTGTCGGTAAGAGTTGGTCTGCAACCACGGGGTTATATCAAACTGATTTTTATACGTACGATTCGAAGGAATTTAAAAACTTAGATCAAGCCATCGTAAGTTGCAAGTATTTTGATACCGAATTAGAAGATTACAGTCACATTGAGAGATGGGAAGACATACCCACACCCTACTTTCAATCTATTCTAGATTACCAAAAGTTTGATGGGGAAGTATCAAAGTGGATGTACATCATGGGTGGTCGTTTGTGCTTTGACGTGGGTGACATGGACGGCTGGCAAGTCATTCCATTCTTGAAGGGTATCGCACGTTCCGGTAAGTCTACTCTCATCACCAAAGCATTTGCACACTTTTATGACGTAGATGACGTCCGGACACTTTCGAACAACGTGGAAAAGAAATTTGGTTTGTCTTCTATCTACGATGCATTTGTTTTCATTTCTCCCGAAATTAAAAATGATATTTCACTCGAACAAGCGGAATTCCAGTCTATCGTATCCGGCGAACAAGTATCTTGTGCGATTAAACACGAAAAAGCGAAAACTATGACGTGGAAGGTACCAGGTATTCTCGGTGGTAATGAAGTTCCGAGTTGGAAGGATAATTCGGGGAGTGTTCTTCGTCGTATTTTGACTTGGAACTTTGGTAAACAAGTGAAAGATGCAGACCCAACACTCGAAAAGAAGCTCGAGAGCGAAATTCCAGTGATTTTACAGAAGTGTATTCGCGCATACCTTGAATATTCACAAAAGTACGCAAACAAAGATATTTGGAACGTTGTTCCCCAATATTTCAAGGATGTACAGAGACAGGTGGCAACCGTATCCAGTACTCTCGAGAACTTCCTACAGTCCCCGTGTATGAAATACAACCCCGAGCTGTGCTGTCCACAAAAGATTTTCGTGGAAAAGTTTAACGAACACTGTACGGCGAATAACCTCGGCAAGCCGCGTTTCAACCAAGATTTCTACGCCGGACCTTTCAGTCAGCGTGACATAGAAGTGCGTCAGCACACAGCGATGTATAATGGTGTGCCGTTTAGTGTGCAACCATTCATATTTGGTTTAGATATAGTGAGTGATATGCTCATGTCCAACGAATCTGATGTGTAATAAAAATATGAACATATATTAGATATGAATAGACCCGAATCTCTCCGGAATTTCATTAATAATTCGGGTGTGAATGTACAGAGATCGAGTTCTACCAATTTCCCCAAGAGATTACAGAACTCGATGATAAATAATCAAAATATGGGTGAGTTTGCGCAATTTTTATCAAATAGTAACACACCACCCCGTTCGCCTACGCGCCTCGTTTTAAGCGGTCTTAACCCAGGAATGTTCAATGCGACCGTGAACAAGGAGTTTGATGCCGAATCGCGCGTTGATTTGAAATATATTCTTAAGAATAAACCCCTCGATAAAACGTCCATCGGCCAGGGTCTTTATATAACCACAAAAGACATAGTAGGTGTCTATGGTAGATTCAAAACTGGATTCTCACACACGAGAGAGTATGGTAAGAAGGGGGATATAAATCTTAATTTTTTTACCGTCCAGATTAAGTTTTCTATTACAAATGGAACCGAAACAAATGGTGGGACTGTGAATTTTTATAAAAATGGAAAGATTCGATTCTCGGGTGGCTTCATAGGAAAGGGTGACGAAATAGAAAATCAACCCGAACTCATACGGCGATTCATGGTTAAGAGTTACACGAGAAGACCAACATTTTTCTACAACCCGTTTGAATACAACAACTTGAGTGGTCAATTTAGAATTAACGGTGTCGTCCGTGATATGAATAGACTTCGTGCACGGTCGCGTGGATACGGATTTCTTTCTACTTATGACCCAGAGCTTTCACCTATGATGTATGTTACATACAAAGAACATAAATATATCATAGCAAAGAGTGGCGCGGTTCAAGTGTCCGGTGCTAAAAACCCAAAAGACTTAAATGATGCCTATAGAAAAGCTCGCGATTTGTTTGAGATGCTCAACACTAAAGGTGAAATAAATATTTCCGTGAATGTACCTAATCGAGTCGTTCACCCCAAGAAGAAGATGAATGCATCTTCGTGCCCTAAAGCGCGACGACCACCGTGTAAGACTGGTTTTGAAGCTAAAAAGAATCCACAAGGTGACGAGTGTTGCTATAAAATACCCAAAAAGAAGTCAACGAGAAAATCACCAAAGAACACGAAAGAAATAACATATGGTAAAAATGGAAAACTCATGATAGGAAAGAAGAAATGTGAAGATTTAACTAAATCGACACTCATAGAAATGGCGAAGAAGCTCGGTGTTGTTAATGCCAAAGACAAAAACAAAAAAGATAAGCTGTGTGGAATGATTAAACAGTTTTCTCTGGGTAACGAGAGTTTTAAGGTGGAGGATAAACCGTGTATTAGCTACAAAAAGGAACAACTTGTCGCCATGGCCATGTCTAAAGGTGTAGAAGTAAACAATACAGATACAATAAAGATTTTATGTGAAAAACTCAAATTGAAAAACACTAAAGACAAAAGAAACGCCGGTGAGGCCATCCGCGCGAATAAAGCGCTTAATGCCGAAATTAAAAGAGAAGCTAAAATAGGCGCAATCGAGAAAAAACGAAAATTAAACAACTCTGGTATAAAGAACGATATAATAAAGCTCTATGGTCCTAGATGGATTAAAAAATATGGTAAAATAATGAACATAAACAAGGATGTACGTGAAATGTCAAATTTACTCAATAATGCGTCAAAGGAAAAGAATATCACAAATAAAATGGGTGTCCTTCGAAAAATGCCGGCGAACGATATAAAAAGAAATTTGGTATCTGAATGGAAACAAACACGGGCGGTGGAATATAAGAAGAAACTTATAAAGAATGAATATGGAAAACACGGAAATGTTGTCGTGAATTACATATTAACAGAAAATCCAACAAAATCTCAAATTAAGAAATTTATTGAAAAGTACAAAAAGACGCGGGCTAATTTGGCTAAGAACAAGTGATACTTTTATTTATAAGCTTTTCTGGTTCAGAAGCTTGCTTAATATGTTTGGTGTGATACGAAAAATCGTACCCGGGGAACCGCTTTTTGATTTGGTCAGATACACCGATAGATTCAAACGAACGTGCAGTCTGGGAACACACCGACTTTCGTTCTATTTCAAGTAATCTGTCTTCCATCATAATGAATTCTTTAAGACTTTCTTCGGAAAGACCACCCGCGCGCATTTTTTCGAGAGTTTGTCGGGACATCCCATGTGACATGTGGAAGTTTTTGGATTTATAACCCATAGAACCCACATTTTCATTACTATAATCGGCAAAGAAAACGAAATACAAAACGATCAGTATTACAAGTATTCGGATCATTAGTTACTACTATCCAATATATTAAATAAATCCTTCACCTTATGAAGAATGTTAAATAGTTCATTATCATCCTTCACAAGTTTCGGGTCTATGATTTCCATCTCAATTTGATAGACATTTGGGTCTTCCGTGTCCATGTCTTCTACATCGCCGGTGACAGCCGTGACATCGATAGATAAATTTTTCCGAATGAAGGAAAGACGGCGCTTCGTCTTGCGTTTGTCCATTTCACCTTCATAATCATCTACGGGTGTTTCTACAGAAATACCGAAACGGATATCATACGGGGCGTTACCCAATTTCTTAAAATCTTCATTGTGTACACGAGTCTTTTTAACAATCTTTTCTTCGGATGTATTCTCATCGATAGAGATACGAAGATTATCACTTTCTCGATAAAAAACTTCTTCTGTCGTGTTCACAACCCGTTCCCAGCCATCATATTTTCTAAGACCATCAAGAATGGTGTTAAATCCTTGTGCACCGACGTCTGTATCGAATGCACCAGTGTTGAATTTACCAACTCTAATTTCAAATTCAATATGTTCATCGTTCTTGTACTTTTCGAACAGTGGTTTCACTTTATGAAAGATGGCTTTGACGTCCATTATTATTCTTTTATGTAAAGGTTTTAACTTTTAAGTTCTTTTATTTTCTTTTTAATTTGAGATACCTCCCTCGGTTTGAGTTTGTTACCCACACACAAGTGATTTATGACGTCAAAATCTTGAGCGGTAAGACCACAACTTAGGTATTTTTCTATATCACCTATTCTCGCATAATCTCGTAGAAGTCCAAGTTCTTGATGCGACATTCTAGTTCTGAGCCGTATATTGTTGTATTTTTGATACCTCATTTTATAATTACCATACTTTGTCCAAAAGCTACCCGGTCTTATTGTTTTTTCATTAAGAGGTTCACCTAGATATTCCTTTGGTGTGTTATACACAGAGTTTATGAAATACCACATCGAAGTCCAGTCACCGTTATATATACTCGAATCGTATAGATCTGCATCGGAAAGTGCGTGTGATATGCGTGCGGCGTTTACACCTTCAGAGTCTACGTAATTTTCGTGAATCATACCCCACACATGACCATGCTCGTGTAATGTCTTTATATCGTCACGTGATTCTTCTTTACATAGAAGTGTTATAGCGATATCTTTTGGTTCTGTGAATATATCTTTCTCGTCCGAAAAATTAATATAATCAAAAAAGTTATATATGTTCCCTTTACACTTTACGGCCGCCGAATATGCATTGGGCTCGTTTGGTTTCAATGACGCTATTTCGGTGGGCGTTCTTTTGGGTACTATGATGAGTTCAAAATTCGGTAAGAGAAATACATTTTTAGATGTCACGACAAAAGAACCATTCGATACACGACCGCCATCGGATACATAATCTATGAGGTGCCTTTGTGCCATGACGTCATGTCTGTAATCTTCTAAAAAAATGCACATATTTGAACCCTTGAGTTCATCGGATGCTTTATAATTATATGGCATTTCTATGCTGTTTAATTCATCTAAAACTTCATTCAATATGAACGTTTTACCAAAACCATGAGCACCGCATAGCATCACATTTTTACCCCGTGATATGAGCTGTTTGAGTCGGTCTATTTCTTTGTGATGGAGCGTGTCATTTTGAACCTTTTTTTGTCGATGTATTTTAACAAATGCGTCCATGGCGAAGAATGATGATCTCACTAATCAGGCTATAGATATTATTTTTGAAAACGATGCACTTCAATCTAGAATTATTGATCCTATCAGAAGGAAGATCGTTCCTTACTTATTATGTTTTGGTTTCTTTAATTTAACTTTATTTATTCTGGTTGCATTCATCGCAACTCGTGTGTTTAATTATTCTTCTTCTACGACTTCTTCGTCCGTATACTCTACCTCACCCGTTTCTATGTCAGGCTCTTGAGTTATTTTTTTGGGTGGGGTATCGGTCATTTTAAGAATAGAGTCACCCGTCGGGGCAGGTCTTCTTCGTATTCCCGAAGCTTTCAGGGGGTCGTCGGGAATCTTTTTGTTACCGGGCATAACACGCCCCCGCAATTCATCGAGTTCATCTTTGAGTTGGTCTTCGGTTAGATTTCGTTGTTTTGGGTCTTTAAGAAGACTCATGATGGAATACTCTTTAATCGCTTTGAAAGGTAAAATTGGGTGCACGTGCAATATTTCTGGCTTTGTGAATATCTTATCATCGGGGAATTCTCTCTCGAAGTCGGATAGAACCTTTCTGGGTATGGGTGGACTCTGTTCAATGAGACGGTCCATTTCCTGGTGACAATCGTGAACCATATCTGAGCCATCAAGCGTTCTATTCACGAGTGGGAGATTAAGTTCCAGTCTGATTCTACGAGACAGTTTTCCGTACAATTGTGACGCGGAACGATGACTCTCCATCAATTCATTAATCTTGAGAAATTGCATGATAGTCGCAATAATACCCGCGATTAAGTTGAGACCACCAATGATAGACGGTACAGAGGAACGAATACTAATTGGAAATTGTTCTTGTGCAAAGTTTGCTGTACCAGTGACAGTCGAAAGTACGATCACAGGAAGTGTAAATCGCATACTCAGTTTTTGAAACATAAGAAACGCTTGATAGTTCATGTATCTGTAACACGCCGCGGCCTCACCCCATTCCTTGAGAACCTTTTCCTGTTGTGTGTGCCATTTCTTTGGGGCTTCAGGTTTTTCTATATCTTTTGGAAATCCTTCGATCCTGTTATTTTCAATATTTTCTTGTTCCATATTAATAGATGAACATTATATTCCTCATCCATCTCGTATTGTTCATGGCAGTGCTCGTAATTCCTTTCCTGAAAAATACGCAGCTACTCGAAATGTATAGTATACTGATACCATTCATATTTTACCATTGGTCGGTAAACGATGACACGTGTGCATTGACCCAGATGGAAATGTATGTCACGGGTAACGCGAAGGAAGAAACCTTCTTTGGACGAATCATGGGTCCCATATATAAGATGGATGACACCGATGCAAATAATTTATTAAAGACAGTAATGTTTGGTCTTTGGTTGCTCGTTCAATATAGACTTGGGCGAATTGATTTAACCTAAGTCATATCAATTCATATATAAATTAAACACAAAATGCCATATTACGCTCCAGTTTACGATTACCGTTGGGGGTCCGGAACCAAAATGGTGACCGAACGGTCTATATTGACCAGCTCTAGGAAGTTCCTAATCGTAAACGGAAGAAAGATTGAAATTAACCACGTTCCTAAAATTGGTGACCATGGGATTCATGGGGGTGTACTACAAATCATGCGCGGACAACGAGTCATCAATTATCACTAGATAAAAATTAGACGCTATTGTAATTTAATGGATTATAAGGAACCCAAAAAACGTGTGACTAAAAATGATAAGAAACATAGTAAACAAGTATATTCACAAAAACATGTACGAATAATGCAAGACATAGTATTAAAATCTATGACTACTAATAATGAACGCAAAGACTAGACACACGGCGATGCTCATCACTATATTCGTTTTACTGTTGATACTCTTGTACACACTCACGAAGCCTCAGCCCGTAAGACGTGTACACACACGCGAGCGTGTCGCCGTACCTGTTCAAATTCCCGTAGAGCGTGAATTTAGAGCGCCACCCATCAAGGAGTATAAACCACAACACGTCCAACAGATGGGAGTATTACTTGGTGAGAACAACGAGACACTGCCATTGTACGGTAAGGAAGTGCGTGGACGACGTGATAGATATCATTATTACACAGTGACACCAGGTGATCAGATGTACTCTCTTCCAGTGAGTTTGGGTGAAAGAGATTGCATGGATGATATTGGGTGTCAAGAAATATACGGTAACGAGACTATGAATATACTCGGACAATCAGGTGATTATTCCGCTAAATTGTATCGAACAGATAACTTTTTCTAATCATTCTTTTCTTCCGATTTGGGTAGCATGCTCAGTGCCCTGTGGTACGTATCGTACGTCACGAGGAAAGATAGAGCTATACATATCGCCAATGAACCGTAACCAACTGGTTTCATTGGTACCGGGACCCACCATCCTATGAATTTTTTGCGCATCACGTTAGATATCATGATACAACAACAAAGTATAGATAATGCAGACACGGAATAGTGTTTATTTTTATCGAACGGAACCGTTGGACTCCATGCGTCTTGTCCCGGAAATACGTTTATACCGAGTACATTCAATAGAGGAAGGATCAAAGCTGGTAACATCTGTTATTTACGTATATTTTATATTTAGTCCGAAGCGCATTTTCATGAAGCGCATTGCGTCACGTAGGTCTGGTTCACTCCATAGAAGCCACCTGGACCAAAAACCCGCAGTCCTCAAACCCGAGATTCCCCAATCCTCGAGTTTGCTCTTACTCACTTTAGACATTCTCTGGTGTACCTTTTGTGGGTCACTAAATTTTCGTGTGTCTCCGCCACCGTGTCGTAATACATAGAGACGCATACGCATGGGATCTTTGTGTATGGTATAATCCGTGTACCCCTTGCCACCAAAGTCTACATGATCTCCGTCCGGAAAAGTGACCCGGTACTTCTTATCACGGATCGGACTTTTCTTGAGTGTGACCCTCATTATTATTAACATCCGAAATTTTTTTTGAATTTCGCTTTTATGTAGGGATATACAGGATTTCAAATCAAAAGACGAGAATAATTGCGAAGCAACACCATGTTTTTTCATTTTTAAAAACACAAAAAACTTTTTTTATTTTTTCCGAAACTTTTCAAAGAAGAAAGCGTAGAAAAAAATAATTTTTTTTATTTTTAATTTTCCAGAAATGACGAGATTTTTCAGTGTTGGTAAGAAATAGGCTTATTCATTATTCAGCAATCCACTAAACAAATTAAGAATATCCGCAAAATAGTCAAATGATGCACCCACAAAGTTACCTTCATAGTTGCGTCTCAGTATGTTATTGGTATCATACACGACGAAGAGTGCGAATAGTGGTACGACGAGCTCCGAATATTTTTTTCCGGAGAAGAGTCTTAACAAAATCAAACCCATGAGTGCGATGAACAGAATCGAGCCGAGCGACTGGAGGTCATAGCCTAACATGTGTGTTGCCACACCGAGCGTAAACATGGCGATGAAAATGGTGACCGCATCGAGTAGAGCTTCTTTCGCGTTGGTGTTACCTTGTGTACCCAGGAACATACCGGCAACGGCAGACATGGCGGTGAAGAGTGTGAACCGAGTGATGATATTTTTACTGAATGCAAACATGAGAAGCGCGATAAACCACGCTATCATGTACGTGAGTGCATTTTTCGCGAACGCCTCGCTCATTTGGGGATCTTCTATGGTAGCCTTCGCAAAGCCGTATGTCACGAGTGACTGGAATATCAAGTTTGCGAAAACCTTGGATAGGAACATTCTATTAATATACACTTTTAATTTATTTTTTCAATAGTGCGTAGTGGTGGTACAAGTGAATTCCATTGATGTAAAGTCCAATGGCGAGTGGTATGAGAAGACCTGGTCGCTTCTTATAGACGGCTGGGAGTGCCATGATGACAGCAAGAAGTACCATAGTGAAATATATCACGGGTGGTGCGATCAAACCAGTTTGTGTTCGAGTGAGACCCATGAAGAATCGTTTGTCGAGTGTATCGACCTCGTCAGTTGGTTCTGGTGCGTAGTATTCCTTTCCTTTATAACCTGGCATTTATTATACATGGAGAAAATAATGAAATGTGTTCTGTTCCCTGTCGTGTTAGTAGCCTTTGACTATTTTAAGAATCCGATAGATCGCCTGTATTTTCGCAAACCACTCAGACCACTCGTTGGTATGCGCAACACTCTGATGGACGTGTTATTTCACCAACCATTTTATTATTCTAATGATTTTGGTGGATTATGCATACTTAAACTCTATCACAAAGAACTAAGAGACGCATTCCTGCATAAAATGGATGCACTTGAGAAACACTATTTCCACGACGATGATGCATGGTTTGAAAAAACAGAAAAATACTACTACTACAAACTTTCTGATATCCCTTATATAAAGAAGCGCATAGACATGATTCCATGTGTCGCTGGTGGAATGATAGCAGTGATGGACGGACCAATCACCATACCACCCCACCGCGCCGAGCACAATTTATACCTGCGATACCACTTAACACTCGAGGGTACGAGTACACTTGATACTGAATATATGACGCACGAGCACAAGGTGGGAGAAGATTTTGTTTTCGATCATTCGAGGTATCATAAGGTTGAGAAGACCACGGATGATAGAAGAATTGTAGTCATTTTAGACATTAAAAGGTTCTAAGCTAACAGGTGTGTTCTACACACGGCTTCGTATGCATCTGAACCACCGATCACTTCAATTTCTCGTGTATCTACGATACGTTTAGTAAATGGCCCGGGTGTTCCATCTTTACAACGCATACATAACGCAGATAATTTCGTAACGCTATCAGCCATGGGTATGCAGTCTAATATCTCCCCAAATTTGTCTTGTTTGTAATCTGCATCCAAACCAGCGACGATGACCGTCTTTTTAAGAAAGAGGCACATCCTCACGAAATCTGTGAGACACATAAAAAACTGCGCCTCGTCTATGGCTACGACTTCGGATTCACAGAATCCTTTGTCTAAGAGGGTATCCGAGAGTTGGTTTACTTTTATACAATTAAAATTTACGTCATCGTGTGTATGAATCACATCATCATTTGACCTCGTATCTTTTGTAGAGTTTATGACTGATATCTTTTTACCCATAACCTTGTATCTCTTAAGACGCCGGATAAGCTCCGACGTCTTACCAGAAAACATGTTGCCCGTGATTATCTCGAGACTCATCTTAACGATTATAAGACCTTTTTGTTTAACTAAGTCAAAACAAAATAATTAATATTTTAAGATGTTTCACAAGGCTTCATATAAAGGTATACGGGGTCATTACTGTATTGATACTGGTCGACTTCGTTTTGGTGACAAAGTATTTGAAAATATCAACGACGTCATTATTTTTTTCGGAAAATAAGATATGACTAAGATCATCACGGCCAATTTCTTGATGTGGAAGGGTATGGAATTACACAGTGATTCCAGGACGAAGCGTCCAGTTAAGTATGCATTAAAAAAGCAGATAAAAGAGGAATATAACTGTCCCATGTGTAGAGATAAATGCAAAATTTATAATCCAATACTGGACACATACATGAAATGTCGTAGATGTGATGGGTGTACAATAAAGTTGGGTTCGAAAGATTACGATTGGTTAGATTAAAATTATATGTAATAATTAAGATGGCCCTCACGGATCAGGAAATATCTAAGAAAGTTCGCGAACTGCGTAAAACGAAGGGTCCCATATATGCACCCCTTAAATATTTCAGAGGGCTCAATACACTCAAAGACGTAGAAACTAGATACATGAAAATGAAAAAGAAAACGTACACTAAATTCTCTACCGATAAGAACGTGAAAACTCGTACGTCCTCGTACACGAAACGATTCCGTGAAAAGTACCCGAACGCAAAATCCCTTCCCGAAATAGCGAAAGCGACGAAGATACCATTGAAGACACTGAGAACCGTGTACGATCGAGGACTCGCCGCGTGGAGAACCGGGCACCGACCTGGCGCTTCTCCACAGGCGTGGGCGTATGCGAGAGTGCATAGTTTTGTCATGAAAGGAAAGACGTATTACACGGCGGACCGTGATCTACTCTGAGCCAATTTCAATAAATTCCCAGCCGTTTTAGCGCCAGGCGTCTTCACAGTCTTCGCAGTCTTCGCAGTCTTCGCAGTCTTTGCGCTTTTAGATTTGTTAGCCGATTTCAATAAATTCACGGGCGTTTTCGCAGTCTTCGCAGTATTTGCGCTTTTAGATTTGTTAACCAAATTCAATAAATTCACGACCGTTTTAGCACCGGATGTTTTCGAAGTATTCACAGCCTTCACATTGTTAGACCATGTGACACCTTTACCTGTAGTTTTAAGGCGCTTGACTTGACCCGGTTGACTTTGTGTATTGTTTCTATCGCGTTTTACACCGGTCCTAGTAGTGAGACCTCTACCAGTGGCCGCCGCGAGTTTACCCCTGTTTTCTGGACTTATTATGTTCATATATCTATCTACTTCATCTGGTAAATAATCAGCAAACTCGATGAGTTTCTTTTTCAAGTTCGCTTTTGTGGTTGGTGTGAGCGCTTTGTATGAATTTTTGTTTATTAACTGAGCCAAACTTTTGAAACCTCTTGGTAGCTTTGGTTTGGTTTTTTCTATTTTATTTATTCCTTCCCGGATGTTCTGTGGCATATATTTTTTAGATTCTGCTTCAAAACGTTCTTTTGATATCTTTACTGAGTTATTTAACATACATGCACTACCTTTTATGTTTACACACGACGATCTAGATTGGAATTTAACATTACTCTTACCCGTGTATACAACAAACCCCGTTATACCATCTTCTATCATCGTCTTGACAGCCACGTTCATCTTTGCGTTTACATATAAACCCGTAGCTATACCCATTCTATCACCACTCGCCACTATCGTGTTATATTTACCCGCGTATATGAACTGTGACAAGTCTCCTATAGTCTTGAACATGGCTGGATATTGTGGGATCTCTACTTCCTTTCTTTTATTGCCACGCCCCCTGAATACCGTTTTCATTTCATTTTTCTTGGAAAGTATGCTTCTGTATTTTGAAAACGACTTGGCCGCTTTCGCCGCTCCCACATGTATATTAAATGTGACAGAGTTGTTAAAGCTTAAAAATTCTTTGGTAAATAACTGTTTAAAATATTTGAATGTTGTACCCTTTGTTACTTTATCATGGAGTAAATCATAATAGAATACTCTTATTATATCATCTGTGAGGGGTATGGTTGGTATACCAGTTGTGTTTTGTTTTGGAAAAAATGAACTATTTGAATTTGAGTTACCGACAAACTCAACTCCATCGTACTCTCTTATAAATTTGATGAACGCTTCCATGTTTCCGGAGTTCATTTTAACGTTGTAATTGTTACCCGCTATACCTGCATTTGCTTTACTCGAGGCAACGTTTAAAACCATGGTCTTAAATATACCAAGCGTTGATTCTGATTTTGGGGAGGGCTGATTAGGAGTTATTGAACTGATTGGTACGTAACCAAGTTTAGTTTTTGACGTTGGAACTATGTATTGAGACACGTATATAGTTTTTCCTTCCATTGTCATGGCGTACACGAATGGTCTAAAATCGAAAACTATGCTCGGGTAACACAAATCTCGTTTTCTTTTATTTATAGATTGACCCCTGTTATAAACTCTATTAAATAGATAAAGGCGACTTTCTATGTAATTACGAAGACTCCAATTTTTGGATATAGTGACACCCGGATCGCACATTCTCGGTGTGTTATAAAGTACGGGTATGTTTGACTTTTCTATCGTGTGTGCGAGTGATATCCTGTTTTCTTGATCTATAGAAGTTAACCAATATTTGGAATTTTCAGGTGTTATGAGTGGATATTGTGATTTGCATTGTCTGTGTATAGATATACATCTACCTTCTATTTCATTTATAACGTCTATGAGCATTTTGGATTCAAAGCTGGTAATTTTCTTACCCTCTGTGATGTCTCCTATTTCATTTAGATTGTAATAGAGTGACTCTCCATTTGAGGTACATCTTGCCTTCACTGACATCTTAAATTAAACACACAAAAAAAACCTAAGTCGCGTTTACCGCCATGAATAATCAATTGACTTAAAATCAAACATGAACTCTCAATCTATCGCTACCTACATCGCCAACCTTGAAAAGGAGAACGCCGAACTCAAAGAGCGTTTCCACAAATGTGAAGAAGAAAAGGCTATCCTGGAGTATGAAACAATGCTTCACTACGCTGAAGTGAGTGACAACGAGTCCGTCGCATCCGACTCTGAATATGAAACGGAAACGGAAACTGAATCTGAATCTGAATCGGATGATTACTTTGTCTGCTACAACTTACCCCTCACGGACGCTTTTGATGACCTCGCTCAAGAGGAAGAACATGAATACAAGAAATCGGTGTATGAACGAGCGGCCAATATCATCTATCATCTCGATTTCAAATTAAGCAATGGTAAGCAAATCGCTCACCTACCGGGTATCGGGAAAGGTGTCATCCGAAAAATAAATGAATTTCTTGAAACCGGTGAAATTAAGAGATTCAAGACATTCACTACAAATGAGAATATCGCGGAACAATTGGATTTACTCGCGTGCGTGGAGAAAGATACTCACAAAAGCGAGGCTTACAAGAAGGGTGCAGAGGCTATTCGAAAACTCAACTTTGAAGTCACGAATGGAACTGAGATTTCACAAGGACCCCACAAGGTACCGGGTATCGGCAGGGGCATTGCGAACAAGATCGATGAATATATCGTGACCGGTAAAATTAAGAACTTGGGTCGCCTCGATATCGGTCCGCGACGCGTCGTTAAATAATAATCATTTTAATTTAATCTTCCTTATCACCTAACACCAACATCCTCCGAACTTCATCGTACACGACACTCAATAGCGCCACCTTATATGCAAGAAATCCGACGAATGTTGCCCCATAATCAAAATCAAATGCAAAAGGTGCACTATTCCACATGGCTTCAAATATAGCAGTTCCCATTGGAGCTAATAACTGTTTTTGAAAATGTGAATTTTCTATATTATCCACGTGTCTTTCGAGTAGCGCGATGTATGCGAAAGAGGTTGCTACACCGATGGTAGAAGACACACCTTGTTCTGCTCCATGTGTGATGAAATACATGGACGTCAGTGCGCTACCATATCCGAGCGTTGCGCGGTTAATACGTTTTTTGAGTTTATCGTAATCCGTTTTAGGTTCAGTGGTGGCTCGTACGACTGCGTTATGGATGGACCACATTTATGAATTAAGCCGTATATTCCTTAATTAAGATAAAGATTACGGACTCTTATAAGTAAATGTCTGAACTCCGTGTGAAAAAACTCGTTCAAGATGCTATTGTTCCAACTCGTGGTTCTGGTGGTGCTGTTGGATACGATTTATACAGTGTCGATGAGGTTGTATTGTCTCCTTCGCAACGAAGTCTTGTCGGTACGGGGGTCGCAGTTGTTTTGCCGATGAACGTATATGGACGAGTTGCACCGAGATCTGGTCTCACCGTGAAGCATGGCATTCACGTGGGTGCGGGTGTTATTGACCCGGATTATACCGGTGAAATTAAGGTCGCTCTTTTTAATCTCGGGGACGTTCCGTTTGAGATTAAGAAGGGTGATAGAATTGCTCAACTTGTCTTAGAGAGGTGTGAAACCCCGGATGTACACGAGATTGATACACTCGACGAAACTGGACGTGGCGCTGGTGGATTTGGGTCAACGGGTGCTTAATGCATTTTTTGATCATCACAAAACCACAACATTTCTTCCGTGGGCATGAATAGAATACCTTTACGCATCGTCATCCATAACTTAGCATGTTCAACCGATGGGTAACTCCATAATACCCATCTTTCCCAGTACCCCGCACGAGAGGGATCGTTCCAGTTTTCTTCAGTACTGGTGTCTGCATATAACATGCCACGGTGTATCTCGTATAGGTCTGTTTCCACTCGAACTTCCCTGGGTATCTCGGCACCTTTACGAAGTAGGTGTGCACGCATGAGCCTTGGATTCCCATGATCTGTGTAATCTGGTGAATCCATGGAACCTATATCGATTGTTTTTTTGTTTGGTAGAGTGACCCTATATTTATGCGTGAGCGTGGGACTCGACTTTAACACTACGTGCATATAATTTAGCGAATTTTAGTTTATTGCTTTTTTAACACAACAAATTTAATATCACCCTTTTTAACATTGCCCCGTGTCATCGGATTTTTAAATAGAACCATGTTTCCGTTTGCGTTTATAGCACTTGTCATGGACATGCGAGCCATCTTTCTAAACGATGTTGGCGAAAGATACAGTTTATTTATTTTTACCGCTTTGTCTCCGTAATTGAATTCATTTGCCGTGATTGGATCTATTGGAAGATTCTTCACATTCATATTTTTCCATGTAATTTTTCGTGTCCGATTATTTTCGTTTGCATTATTTTTTACCTTTTTTTTATTCTTCATATAATTTGATGTGTTTGGACGATTATTTGAGTTGTTGAAATCAATTCTTCGACCTATAAACCCCGCGTTAGCAAAAGACATCAGTTCTCTTCGCATACGCCTGAGGTTATTCAAACTTTGACGCCTGATAATATCCGGGCTCACATTTTGTATGACGCGCACTGGACTGTTAGGTGTTTTAGGAGGTGTTTCTATGACAACTGAATTATTATTCATACCTAGTTTAAACAGATATTTTTATTGCCTAAGTCAATCAAGGTGAATGAGATATTAAGAAACATGCTTGATATTATTAGGGCAGTCGTCGGCACGGGAGGTCCATTGTTGGTCGAACACAAGGGGCGCGTCATGTGTGAACAATGTATGATAATCACACAAGACCACGTCAACCGGATGATTGATAAAATTAAAGATGTTAAATTTACTAAAATTGAACAAACTTCAGATCGCTCGTTTTCAATTTCTTAACGACGAAACGCGTTTCTACCAAACGCATATATGCATAGACTGCGAATAATTCGATAGTGTGTAATCTATTATATAACTGCCACACAAACATCTTCAATATATAGTTGTCGCGTTTATTCCAAGTTTGCTCCCTCGTAGTAGTCTTCGTTCTGGCCATAAATTATATAAAAACGTAGGTTCTAAGTTATGTATGAAGTCATACACATCATTCGATGGCATCACCATTAAGGTGGGTGAGAACGCGAAAGATAATGACGCATTGACACAATCGAGTTTTCCAAATGAATGGTGGCTACATACAGACGGTGGTGCTGGTTCTCATGTCGTCGTATGTTGTGAAGAAGATGTACTTCCTAAGGAAACGAAGAGGGATGCAGCTATACTCGCCGCACATTATAGTAAATCCGTAAGAGAAAGAGTTGTTCGTGTCAATATCGTACGCGTGAATCAGGTCATAAAATGTGATAGACTAAAAAACCATGGGCAAGTGTATCTCGATGACCCGATTACACAACTTACTTTGTTTATGAATAAGGAAAAGGTGCGCATTGAAAGATTATTAAAAGTCAGGTGCGATACATAGACACACGTTTCAGTTCAAACTTGAGTAATGTCCTGCTATGTAATACACATCTTCAAATCCCAAATCAATTAATTTCTCTGCCGCAATCCTTGCCCTCTGTCCGGTGTTGCAGTAGACGAGCAATCCTTTTTTTGGAAGTTCTGTCGTTGTTTTTTCGTTCATTTTGTTGACTGGCAAATGTAACGCTCTTGGGTAGTGACCAAGTCTGTACTCTGTAGATGTTCGTACATCTATGACTTTCTTTATCTTTCCACTTTTGATCAGTTTCTTCGCTTCCGAAGCGGAGACCAAGTTTTCTCCGGTGAATGTGTACGCGAGAGCGGCCGCACCGAGTGCTATGACGAGAGGTATCATTTATATATACTTGTATAAAGATTACACCAGAATGTTATTCATGAGTCTTCAAATTAAGAAGCTACACGAAGATGCGATCATTCCTACACGGACTTCACCTGGGTCCGTTGGCTATGATTTATATAGCATGGAAGAAGTAATCGTCCCGCCACTCGAACGTGCTTTTGTAAGTACTGGTGTCTGTGCACATTTGCCACCTGGTGTTTATGGTCGTATTGCACCTAGATCCGGTTTGACACTTAAGTATGGCATTCAAACCGGTGCGGGTGTCATCGACCCAGATTTTACGGGTGAGTTGAAAGTCATCCTACTTAATCACGGGAGTGAGCCGTTCGTCATTAAGAAGGGAAATAGAATTGCACAAATGATTCTGGAAAGGTGTGAAACACCTCTCATCGAAGAAGTACAAGAACTCGTGGAAACGCAGAGAGGAAATCGTGGTTTCGGGTCTTCTGGAAATTAATTTAGTTGGAGAATGCAATACCCGCCATACCATCTTTCACTCTCAAAATATTGTAGTTTACAGCGTAAACTCTATATAATCCATCATTGGCACCGGAGCTTGGACTTTGAATGGTAAGTTTCGCATTATCTATGCGAGAGAAGTTCAAAGAGCCACTTGGCTGTGACCGGTTCATGGTCAAGCAGAATGGCCACGTGAAGAGTGGAACCGCATCAAGAGATGATGGCGCGAGTGCAGTGGTGTGCATTTCGTGAACAACATTATGGTGGAATGTATTCGAACCATTTTCGAATAGGGCGAGGCCGTTAATGTAAAGCGACGCGGTATCGAAACTGTAATCACTCGCCCATCCAGTACCAGACACATTTGACGTTGTCAAGTGGAGCGCCCTGACTGGATGGTTGAAATAAGTCAAATCGATAGACGTGTCAGTCTTTGTCATTGGTTGATATTGCACTTGGGTCATGAGGATTTCGTGTTCTTGTGACGTGAAATGCTCGCGTTCGGCGGTGTCCAAGTATGCATACATACCGTATATTTTTGGGCTTGCCCCCAAGTTACCGAGACCAGAACGGCACTTGATTCGCAATTCAACTTCGTGATATTGCAACGCCACCAATGGGAGCGACTTAGTCCAATCTTCGCTGAAGAAGAATGGTACCATGTAATAATCGGACGCGGTACCAGCGACACCCTTCGCGTTATCGGCGACTGTTTCCGATGTCACGGAGCAAGATGCCTTGGCTTGTGTATCGCGGTACACAACGTTGTGAACACCTTGTACATACAAGGAATCGAACTTGCAAACTTCTTGTCCACCAACGTGAAGACTGAATTCAGTCACACTGGTATCACCCGAAGAAAAGAGGCCATCAGTGTTTACGCCAACGTTGGAAATATTTGGGTGTTCCACCCATATGTAGCTCAAAAGGTCACCCTTCGAGCGAATTGGTACGACAACTTCCGCGCCACCCGTGAAAGTACCGATGTAATCCATGCGCTCTGGCTTGAGAGCAAAGTTCGTGTAGCGCTTGTAGTTTTGGCGCCAGAAACTGACTTGGGGTTCGCCAGTGATGTAGGCATCCTGAGCCCCGACTGATACAAGATCGACAAGTGCAGCTGACATAATTATTATTAAATGATATTAAAATTTTAGGTACATAACGAAGTATGGTTGTCTTCCAAGCACTCACCTGGGAGACCAGGGATACAGACGACGAACACTTGATCAGTATCTTTGGTAAAACAAGTGAGGGTAAGTCTGTATGTGTAACGACGGCATTTACACCTTACTTTTTTGTAAAGTTGCCTCGTAATATAACACAACAAAAGGTGCAAATCATATACAACAAAATCGAAAAGGCGTGTCCTGGTTGTCTCACGAGTTATAACACGATTCACCGCAAAGATGTTTGGGGATTTCAAAACAATGAGCAATTCCCATACCTTCAGTTATTTTTTAGAAATCTCGCTTCGAGACGTATGGTTGCTGGACGTCTTCGACGACCACTTCCAGATGAAAGTATTCGCATGAAAATGTACGAATCTAATTTGGACCCGGTACTTCGACTCATGCACAGAACTGGTATTCAGTCAACTGGATGGCTCGATACAGGTGATTTATGTACAGCTGCGTATAACGCGCACGTTGACATCGACCTCGAATGTAAGAATTGGCGTGAGTTAAAACCAGTTGAAAATCCGAAAACTGCACCTTTTGTAGTTGCATCCGTGGATATTGAATGTAATAGTTCTACTGGTAAATTCCCCGATGCTGATATCCAAGGTGATGCATGTTTTCAAATCGCAATTTCACTCTGTAAATTTGGGAGTGACGAACCATACGATAAAACCTGTCTATGTTACAAAAAGACTGATCCGGAATTGGAAGGTTCTACTATTCTGTCGTACGATACTGAACGCGAAATGTTAATGGCATTCCGTGAATATTTACATGATAAGGACGTAGACATCATCACTGGGTGGAATATATTTGGGTTTGATTTGGAATATTTGATGAAACGCGCCATCGTTACGCGATGTGACCTCAAATTTTTTCAATTGAGTAAACTTCGTGGCCATAATTGTGAACTTACCCTGAAGAAACTTTCTTCGAGTGCATTGGGTGATAACGACTTAAAACTCGTGAGTATGCCTGGTAGATTTATATTTGATTTGTTTCATGAGGTGAAGAAAGGTTACAAACTCGACTCATATAAACTTGACAACGTGTCTAAACTGTACCTCGGGGACAGCAAAATTGATATGCCGGCGAAAGAAATGTTTGCACGCTACAAAGAAGCCGATCCAGTAAAACTGCGTGAAGTTGCAGAGTATTGTATTAAGGATACATTGCTTCCTCATAGACTCTTGTCTAAATTATGCATTCTTGTAAATCTACTGGAAATGGCGAAAGCAACCTGGACTCCATTATGTTATCTCGTCGAACGGGGACAGCAAATTAAGGTGTTTAGTCAACTCACAAAGAAGGCACGGGAAATGGGATTCATGGTACCCACAATTCAATATGGTCAGATGGCTGACCAAGGATATGAAGGTGCGACTGTTCTTGACGCTCAAAAGGGTGCATACTATACACCGATTACAGCGCTTGATTTCGAAGGTCTGTACCCCTCCATCATGATGGCACACAACTTGTGTTATTCGAGTCTTGTTATGGATCCTAAATACGAAAACGTACCTGGTGTGGAGTATGAGACATTTGAGATTCCTGTACCGAGTAAAGTTGAGGGGCAACCACCGACAAAGCGTCTATGCAAATTTGCACAAGGTGTTCCAACGTTGTTACCCAGCATTTTACTTGAATTGAAACAATTCAGGAAGCAAGCGAAGAAGGATATGGCGGTATCCACAGGTGCACTCAAAGCGATGTATAATGGTAAGCAATTAGCTTACAAAATTAGTATGAACTCCGTGTATGGATTCACAGGTGCATCAAAGGGGATACTCCCATGTGTAAACATCGCGTCTACGGTAACAACAAAAGGTCGGAGTATGATTGATGAAACAAAGGAGTACGTGGAAAAGAACTTTCCGGGTGCGAAAGTGAGATACGGTGACACCGACTCGGTAATGGTTGAATTTGATGTAGGTGACCGTAAAGGCATCGAAGCCGTCGAATATAGTTGGGAAATTGGTGAACGCGCCGCTGAAGAATGTAGTGCACTTTTTAAGAAACCCAATAATCTAGAATTGGAAAAGGTGTATTGGCCCTATTTCCTCTATTCTAAAAAACGATATGCCGCAAAGCTCTGGACACAAGGAAAAGATGGAAAGATGAACATGGATTATATAGATGTGAAGGGTCTTCAGCTCGTGAGACGCGACAATACTGCGCACGTACGGGAAGTTTGTAAAGAACTTCTTGATGTTGTGCTCGAGAGTAATGACACAGAAGCTCCGAGAGCTCTGGCTCTTCAACGTGCGATTGAACTGATTGAGGGAGACGTACCCATTGAAAAGCTCACACTTTCACAGGGTCTTTCAGATTCATATAAAGTAAAAGGACAGAGTGTATCAATTAATAGCCCTAATATCGATTATATAAATCAAGCACATGTACAAGTTGTGAGAAAAATGCGTGAACGCCAACCCGGGTCGGAGCCACAATCGGGTGATAGGGTACCATATGTACTCATTAAAACGGATGACCCAAAAGCTAAGGCTTTTGAAAAGTCTGAAGATCCAAAATACGCGAAAGAAAATGGTATCCCCATTGATTATGAATACTATTTCATGAATAAATTTATAAATCCAGTGTGTGACCTCATCGAGCCGTTGTTCGAAGATCCAAAAGAAGAAATTTTCGGTGAATTACTCACCAAAATCAAACCAAAAAGAAGGCCAAAAAAGAAGAAAGAAACACCCGTCGAAGAATTGCCATTTAAAAACTAGGTGCGTTAATGTAATAAGGATGAAGATATCTGAGAATCTCGCGAGAGTATTCGAGGATGAGGTGGAAAAGGTGTGTCATGAAAGAATGCTTTTATACGCGCGCTCAGTATCGACCATTCACAACATACCCCTGAAGCTTCTTTTGAGAGATTTACCCAATCCAGGTGGGTATTGTATGGGTATTAAAAAGGGTGGTGAGCCCTGTACTAGAAAAGCGAGTCACGGTGGTTATTGTGCAACGCACGCCGCCGCACCCAAACTTCATGAACCCGTGACCATGTGTGCAACTATTAGACACAATCACGCGTTTCCTCCCATGTATAAAGCTGGGTGTCCCGCATGTGAATCATCTAATAATAACCAATTTAGAGATTTGAAGCTTATGATGTAATATGAGGAAATCAGATATCCTACTAAATTCAATCGATTCATTTTATTGTACACCAGAAAACGGGCAAACGCTCGTACAAATTTTGTCTAAAACTGGTGGCATTTCTCTTCGAAATCTGGAATGGTTCATCACGAACTATTCTAAGAAAACTAATTTGATGTACAAGACAAACGAAGGTAAGATTTTCAGTGTGCATTGTGCTTATAAATCTACTCTTGATGGATATAGCAAGAAATTATTTGACCCCTTTTGTCGGTCGGACAAAATCTCATATAAAGTCCCCGGTACAACTGATGAAATCAATACGACGCTCGCGCAACTCAATTTCATCAAATGGTGTATTAAAAATGGGATCATTAATTACATAAAAGAAAATAAAGATAAATTATTCGGCAAGTGATTCTTCGTATATAATACGTGAATTTTCACTCATACCTTGTTCTCCTAAACTTGGAGAATACGATATGGGCTCACTTCGAGATTCAAGGTAGCCGTTTTCAAATGTAAGCGTCTTATACGCTGTGTAGTATATATGACATGTGTATGACTCATTCGTCCCGAAATAAGGATTCATTTGAAAGTCTATTGTAGTTCGGTTGTTCTTTATGTTTGTGAAGTCTAGACTTCCGGATGGGTCAACATTTCTTGGATTCATAGAAAACGTATAGGTGTATATATTTCTCGGTGTTGAATGAAACTTATGGTTCAAAACGGTGAGATACCTATAATAGTGTGAATCTACATAATTTATGAATGGAAGTTCTTGACCATCTATGAATAGCTTCGCTGCGACCGCTACGTCATCGGACAATGAATCAATTGCACGTTTGTATGATGGTTTTGGTCCAAGATTGAACCGATTGTGATAATAATCGTATATTTGATCCGTGGCGTTTGCGTTACTCGCGACACTATCGTTCTCAAACAATTTGTTTCTAAAGAAAAAGTGAAGTGTCTTTACGCGATTTTCGGGTGTGAGTTCAAATTTTACTTTATGTTCTCCGGGTTCTATGTCAAACTTGGGGTGAGTCTTGAACACATCGGTTATCATTTCGTATTTTCTAGATGTGTAAAAGAGTCGTTCTTCGGGTGTGAGTGTAATTTCTTCTGTCACGATATCAAACTCTTTTACTGTCAAATCAACCGGGTCATCTGTAAAAAATGTCTGAGGTCTAAATTCAATTTCAAACTCAAGCTTTTGTTTGTTAATCGCACACAAAGGAAAGTATGGTCTATTGTGTATATTTGTTTCATAATCAGACGATTCATAGGCTCTTGAGAAGAAAAATGGAATAGGTACATATACGGTTGTATCGAGACCTCTGAAAAAATTGAGTCCTTGGTCTAGCACAGATTCTCTGTAAACAAAACGTCCATCTGTATATATTCTACTCGCGCTTTCCGATTGATCGAGGTACATTTCATCATATATGAATCCAATATCATCTTTGTATATTTCAACTATATTTTCATCAACGCGCATGGTGATAGATTTAAATAGATGTCTCCCAACTCTATCCGCGTAATTATACTGTGTACCCGAAAGACCTGGTAAGTTTATTTTAATATACATATTCGAGAGAAGATCTCCCATATCTTGTGGTCTAAATGTAACTTTTATGGTTTGACCGAAAGGCCATCCATCTGATGCACTCGAAGGTTTGTTAACATTAAAACTTCTATGAAACTTTCTAAAATTTGAATGTCGTTTAGATTCATACTTAAAGGGTGAATTTTCGCCTAAAAGATATGTGTCCTGTTGCCCGAGGGCTGACAGACAAAGTGTGGCTCCGGTATCTGGACCGGATCTATCACACATACTACTTATTGCTTATATATTTTTAAATCCATTTTCCACATGGAGATGTGACTCGTGGCCGCCAATTTTTCCAACTCTTTCTTGATGGTATCGGTCTCCTCGTTCAGCGACTGTACAGCTTCTTTCGTGTACTGGTAGGTCTTAATGTTGAGCAAATAATCATACGAGCCATCGACCGCATCGTATGATTTAGAAATCTCATCTTCGAGTTCATTTTTCTTTCTCTTAAATACGATGATGCGCTCGTTGATGACGGCGTTTACGAAACGAGACACGTTTTCTAGTTTTTTCACCTTTTCTGTAAGAACATGGAGAAGATGCGCTTTTCGTTTCTTGTATACAGCAATTCTAATGTCCACAAAATCCGTTAAAATGTCCTCTGGGCTTTCATATTTCTTGATACCCTTGGTCGGGTGGAATAGGTGCATGTTGCTCACATGAAATGATTTTTGAAGCTTAAAATCCTTCACAAGGTTTTTCCCGGTGTATCCCGTGATAGTGAAATTCACGTCTTCTGTCGTGCTGTTGTTTACGAATCCAGAAATAATCTTCTTTTCCACGAGACCATCCAGATATTCTTTGTAATCCTGTGTCCAGCGACCCGGTGGAAGCTCGGTAATTTTGAGGTTAGTTCCAGCGCTATTGCATGTCCACACACCCTCTGTGATCCATAACCCTTCTTCGTTTTTAAACACACGACCCTTGAACTTGTCAAACCACGGTTTCATTTCTTTGAGTGTTTCGCCGTAAATAGCTCGTTCTATGTTTTCGCAAATGTCTTTTGGGTTGAACGGTGGGACATAACAACTGAATCCCGTTCCAATACCCTCAGTACCATTGATGAGAACTGTAGGTAACACTGGCACGTAATATTCTGGTTCGATGGGTCTGCCGTCATCATCGAGATACTTGAGTACCGCGTCATCTCTAGCATCAAAGAGTTTTCTTGCATGTTTTTGTGAGCTTCGTAAAGATGTACCTCGTTTGGCTCGCATCTTTACCACCCATGAGTCTCGTACCGAATTGACCACACGGCTCGAGAAGGTTGATGTTGTTCGAACCAGTAAAATTATGTGCTAATTTTACGATCGTATCCGCAAGAGACACTTCTCCATGGTGATATGCCGATGTTTCTGCGACGTATGCCGCCAATTGTGCGACTTTCATTTCATTCGTCAAATTCTTTTTGAAGCATGAATACATGACCTTTCTTTGAGAGGGCTTGAGACCGTCAGACACGTGTGCAATAGAACGCTTCAAATCTGCGAGACTGAAAATTTACTAGATCTTTGTGAATGAATTCTGTGATGTTAATTCGTTCGACATTTCCGTATGGGATTTCAAGTTCCGAACTCTCTTTTTCGGTGCTTTCTAAGAGCCACGTCTTACGAGAATCAGCCTTGTTTTATCGAACGCGAGTACTACAGAATCATCTGTTTTTTCGTCTGTATCAAATTTAACCGTGAGCTGTTCGATGTTCTTGAAATACTCTCGAGCCTCGGCAGACGTGGACGTACCGAGACCCTTGTAGTACTTAATCTTCCAACCGGGTCTCCCATTTCCATACCACGTTCTAAACATGGAATCCGTGTAGAAAGACATGGTTTGAGAACCCTTGGTGGCTTTGATGATAGGTGTCACCATGCTCACCACGAAATTTAGGTCAAGTAAACTCGGCCAAAAGTAATGAATCATGTTGAGTACAAGACCCTTGATGTGACTTCCATCAGTATCGGCATCCGTCATGATCATGAGACGACCGTATCGGAGTTCATTGAGCGACGTATACACCTTACCTTGTTGAAGACCTAAAATCTTCTTGAGGTCACTGAACTCCTTGTTCTCCGTGAGTTGTTTGACAGATGCATCTCTCACATTTTTGCACTTACCGCGAAGTGGAAATACCCCGTAATAATCACGTCCAACTACAGAGAGTCCAGCGACTGCGAGTGATTTCGCTGAATCACCCTCTGTGATGATGAGCGTACACTTTCCAGATTGTGCGGTACCCGCCTTATTTGCATCATCTAACTTTGGTATGCCGGTGATTTTAGACTTTCTCGCACCATCCGTTTTTTGAAGCTCTTTCATTTCTTTGAACTTGGACAGTGCCATGAGTTCGGATTGTACATTCGTTTTGAGAATATCTTTGATGAGCTTTTTCGTTGGCTCAAATTTGCTCCCAAATTCCTGTGGTTTGAGAGTACACTCAGGACTTGACCTGACTACTGAACGTTGGGTTCACGAGTGTTGCCTTCACGAAAACCATGAATGCATTCTTCACTTGTTGCGGTTTGAGTTTGATTTTCTTTGCCATCTCGTCGATGATGTTCGACGCGAGAATACCCGCCACGTGGTCTACATGACTCCCACCTTTGGTCGTACAAATACCATTTACGAACGACACTTGTTCGAATCCATCTTCGGATGGCGCGACACACACAGACCACCTATCTGAACTGAATGTACAAACTTCGTCTGTTTTTGTGTGCATTTTAGCATATTCATTGAATGCAGTTTTTAGAAGAGCTTCTCCTTGGAACTTGACTTTACATCCCGGTGTGGTACAGATGTTCGCGTCGTAGACACGCTTCTCGAAAATCTTGAAGATGTGTTCATCCATTGATTTCATACCGAATCTTGACCAGTCTGGCGTAAACGTGACGCATACACTTGATGTCGTTCCGGAGTAGCTACGCATCTTCGGCTTTCCACACGTCTTCATGTTATCTGTCCACTCTTGTGTGTACGTCGTCTTGTTTTCGGAATCCTTGATTTTGATGGAGAATTTACTCGAGTACACGTTCGTGAGTTTTGCGCCGTATCCATTTCTACCACCGACGACACGCTGTTGCGAATCATCGTAGTTGGTACTCGTGAGAAGATGCCCAAACGTGAGTTCCGGATTCCAAATCTTCTCTTTTTCATGTTCCTTGACCGCGATGCCTCCGAGAGGTCCATTGTTCTCAACACTGATTTCACCCTTTTCTCGGTCGATGTTGACGGAGATGGACGTTACCTGTTTTGGATAGAGTGAATTACGATCGATGGCATTGACAAGAATTTCGTCAAAAATCTTAAGAAGCGCGGGTGCATAGATGACGGTTTTCTTTTCGAAACCATCACCTTCCTTGACCCAATACTGTTCACCAACACGAGACACAGGGCCAACATATGAGTCTGGTCTCTTCAAGATGTGCTCGACGTGGGTAAGCTTTTGAATGCTTTCACTCATTTTTTACTTGATTTTTAATAAACGAGGCTTCCACTTAAGCTGTTTTTTAAAAACAAAGGTAGGGGTCTTTGTTTTTTTGACTTGAGGTTAGTACCTAAGTCGAATTTCACTTTTAATTATTTAATAAACGTTCGATTAAGATAATGCAAGCTTCCGCGTCTGTCGACGCCAAGACCCTCCGAGCATTTGACTATACTGGTGCGAAGATCAAGCACTTCAAGATGCTCTGTAACTATGGAACCGTTATGACGGAAGTGACGTCACCAAGTTTCCAGCGTTTGCGACAGTTGATATATATGGGCATTGAAACTGAAGACTTATTGAAATGTTTCTCATCGATCACCGATCAGCCAGGTAGAAAAAGCTCGTTCAAGAGGTACACTAATTTCGTTGGGTGGATGTGTCGATCTAGTTACAAGTACTCAGATGGAGAACGTATAACACTCCATATTCGTAATTCAAGCGCAAATGAGGTAATGGACGACGTTTTGAAAGCGCTAGACGGCAAAGAATTTTCCAAACGCTTGTTCAAATTAGGTTGCGAGATCACAATGTGTCTGCGCGACAACACCGAGTTGTATATCAGCCTTAAAAATCATTAGAAATGGTATAAATATTTTGATTGTAATTGACATGTAAGAAAACGGTGTCTTTGATTACACACCCGTGTGCAAATGACAATATAAATTTATATAACTAATTATATAATGGATATATACGAAATACCCAAGTTTGTTCATGATACCACGTGTGACAAAATTGTCGGTGAGATACCATCTACACCAACTATACCAGCTGATAAAGTATTTCCATTTTATGCGGGTAGAAGTAGATATGTAGAATCATTTCCATCACGTGATGTATTAACGGATATTATAGATAGAATTAAAAATAAAGCATTCGAAACATTTGGTCATAAAGTTGGGATGACTTATACTGACGTAGTCTCGTGGTATCCCGGACAACGTATGCCACCACATTGTGATACAGTGAATCTTTTTACCGGAAATCTTCACTTTCACCCAGGTACCGAAATTAGAGACTATACTGCTATATTGTATCTTAATGATGATTTTGAGGGTGGTAAAATATTTTTTCCGGAATTACTTGTGAGTATTGAACCAGAAAAGGGAAAACTCGTTTTATTCCCATCTAATATAGATTACGTGCATGGTATAACTGAAATACGTAGTGGTGTTAGGCATTCATTTCCAATGTGGTTTCACATAATAAGAGATACATCTATGGTGTAATCAGAATTAAAAAGCGTTTCATAGAGTTATTACCTGGTAATGCAGTATCTGTTCCAGTAATTTCATTTGTTTCTGAAAAATTGTGCAGTTCTATATCCTAAGTCACCTATTCTTACCCTTGTAATTACAACATTCTAAAGATGTCCTACGAACAGTGCCTCGCCGACGCCATGCGTATGTACCGAGTGGAATCACCCACCGATAGATGCAAGAAACTCGCACATGCAACGTGGAAGATGAAACAAAAATACACACAACTTCGAAAAGAAAGGGATGGTAAGGTCATTCACTTTTTAGATAAAGCTCCAGAGCAGATAGTAGAAAAAAGGCGTGTGGTGCACACTTGTCAGGCAGTGACATTGGCTGGCAAGTCGTGTGGATTTAGAGCTACGTGTGGTGGATTCTGTAAGAAACATCAGCCAAAATCAAAATATTAGTGTATTGTAAATGTTAGACCAAGAAACATTAAGACCAGTTATAATCGCCATGGCCCTCTATGTAGCTATCGCAAAAATTGTCCCCGAAAATGTAAAGAAACCCACAAACATTGGTTTCATTGATGATATCGTCTCCATGCTTATCGCTCAAAAGGGTGCCATTGCTTCAGGTGCTATTCTCACCGGGCTCATCGTTTTCATTACCAATTACATCATCGATGAATTGTTGTGATACGTGTTCTTTTCCAACCATCCATTTCGTGTGTGAGTGATCCATGTATCTCAGTCGTTTTTCATACGCATCATTCATGAATTCCAAGAGTTGTTCTTTGTTTGGTTTGCCCCACTGCATACCTTTCTTAAACAAGAAGTCATCATTCTGCAACTCTTGAAGTTCACAATCAATCGTATACGGTGTTTTTACATATTCGGGTGCACCTCCATAATTTGTAATAATGACAGGTTTATCTCGGATGGCGGCCTCAACAGCACCCATACCAACGCCTTCTGAACTAGAAAAGCTCACGTAACAATCTGATAATCTATGTATTTTATCCAGGTCTTCATCGGATATCAGATCATTTATGACTTCTACATTTGGCAAGTTAATTTTGATGGGTTGATTACACGTGGCTTTCACTATAAGCTTTGTGTCGGGCTTATTGAGGCGCACGAACGCTTCGAGGATATCTCTAAAATTCTTTCGTTGGTCAGCGACGTTTCCAATGTGATAAAAGGTGTATTTGTCTTCGGTGGGTATATGTGCTCTAACGACATAAAATTTGGTATGTGGAAATTGTCTCGAGAACACTTTTTTGCAAAACTCGCTCGGAACTGCAATTCGGTCAAAAAATGAAAACAATTTACCATAGTCTTCGTGTACGGTTTCGGTTTCACATACAGTCATACAGTGTAAGTGTTTGACCTTTTTCTTGAGCTCTGGTATTTTTTGAAACCAGTAATTAATAGGTAAAGCAAATATGAACGCTCTTTCACATGCAGGTATGTCATTTTGAATTTCAGTATATTCCCAATCGGGGAAAAGTTCGGTATACTTTTTAGCGTGTTGCCCGATTCCACTCAGAAGACTTGGTCCTATGACGAGCATTACATTTAAAGATAATATTTCCTTTATGTATATTACAATGGAATCTATCAGGCAAGAAATCCGTGATGAAATGAAGTCTCTTCGCATCAACAAGAAACATGTCTATGACATCTTGTTGCGTTTGGTTGACGAAATTGACGGAGCCACCAAGCCAGCCCACGTGCCAGAACCCGTGGCTCCAGCTCCAGCTCCAGCTCCAGTACCGGAGTCAGTCGCTCCAGCCCCGGCACCAGAACCAGAAAAACCAAAGGTTGTTAAGAAAGTGGTTCGCCGAGTTAAAAAGAAGGTGGAGGAATCGACGTCTGCTTAGGCATGATATAGTAGACACCTCCTAATATTAGGACTATCATTATAACAAGATAGCTAAATGGGTATTTTTTTGTTTCCTTTCTAGCTTTCTCTAACTGGTCGGCATCCGGTAATTTTTTTACGTTATGATTGAGATTGTCTATTTTAGACATCAACCGATCGAGTGCTTCTAAAATTTGAACCTCTTTATTTCGGGGCTTTTCCTTTACGTCTATAGTGGTTATCTCTATTATCATGTAGAACGATACATTCGGTTTTAATAATTCGTAGTCGCCATCACCCTGTGATTCATAAAGTTTAAAATGCGTCTTTTGTATAGATATTGGATTAAATAATGCAGTTTCTCTGTGAAATGATCTCCATTGTTTGTCTCTCATGATAAACGTGTTACTTCCGGAAAAGCTTCTTTCGAGTGGTATTCTCGCGAGTATTTCACCATTTCTTTCGTCCAGTATTTGTGCACGTTTTGGTATGTCTTCGCACACCACATCTATGTATTTAGAAACATTTGTCGTTCCGGTTCCATCGCTTTCACCGACTTGAGTAACATAGAAATCCACAACTTTGAAGCCTATGACTTTTGTCATGTCTTCCATATGCACATTTGAATCGAGTGAAAAATCGATCGTAAACGTGTTATTAGAACCACTCACAAATTCTGAGTCCACGGTTACGTACTGAACTTTCTTTGGAACTTCATGTAGGTTCATCTTGTAGTTAAGTTAGATAAAAAAAGTAACATATAAACACATATATGTGGTGGCTTTACCCACGTGCATTCTGCTACGCTATAACTACTACGTGTGTTTATAAATTCATAAAGGCATCTATTGTGTTTATCGCGCATGTACCAGAATATATTGAATATTCAATCGACGATTTTAGTTGGTCTAAATTTACCGAATACCCCCACCGATTTTTGAAAACGATTCGGTCTGAAAAAAGGAAACTCGAAGAAGAACATCTTAGTAAAAAGAAAGAAGAATGAGTTTTTACACTCGGTTTTTTGATTTTTTTGTACCTAAGTCTGTAAAAGAAGACACAAAATGTAAAATTGATAACGGTGACTACAAAATAGTCATCGCTTTTAACGAAGTGGGTGAAGAAGTGATTCTTCAACTTCCTAAAGCTTATAAAGGAATCGTGTGTGTATAATGCAAAATGGTTGCACGACCAGCGATTTCCGCCTCGCTTTCTGCCAAGCCACGAACACTCTCTGTACAGACGTCCAAATCACGATATGGAAAAACCTCATCGAAATTAATTCGCACCATTCGTGCCCGCGCGCACCAAGAAAATCGTATTTACGACATGGCACTGAGTGATTTAAATGTGATTCTTCGAACTCTCCGTGTGAATCAAATTTTTGGAGAACAAAAATCAAGTTTGTATGATCCCGCCATCGACATAATTCGAACAAAAATGGATGAACTCAAAAACGAACAGTCACGTGATTACATGGAGCAATATATTTCGTGTTGTAGTGAAATCGAACGATACAAAGAAATTGAATCGAGGAATACAGAAAAGGAGCGGTTTTACTCTAAATTTGATTTATGGGAACCTACTGTAAAGCACGAAGAATACCACTCAAATGACAAAGTTCTCGAAGCACAGGTTAGACTTCATGAAATTTCGAAAAGGTGTGAAGATTTTAAAAAGAGAGAACGAATATTTAAGATTAAAGCATTCGGCAAACGCCTCGCGCCTAGAGTCGACTTTTAATAATAGACTTAAAAAAATCAAACGTAAATGATATAGAAAATGAGCCTCAATACTGAACTCGTAAAGCACTGCACATCCCTTCGTAGGTTGACCCATTTGGATGACCTTATGACGAGGATGACGAGTTTTGATACCGAAGTGTGGGCTCTCCGAGCCGAGAATTTCCCATTGAAACTTATCCCAGAAAACAGTAAAGATTACCTGTGTTACATTGGTGTCGCTCGTGAAAAACTAAATGCCGAATATGGACAAGTGCATTTTTTAACATTTGGTCATGAAAATTTTAATAGCGACGGTTCCGTGTGTAATGAGGGTTTGTTGGAGCATATGTATGACATTTACTGTGAAACAATTAAAAATAAAATGACCATCGATGACGAAGTTTATTTGTATCCGGCGGAAATCGACAATGGATCCCTTGCATATTGGTCTGATATCGCGTCAAATACCTGGGGTGTCAGAGATAAGCCTGAATTGAAGGAATTTATTAAACATAATCAACTCGAAGGATGGGTAAACTGGGACGCACTCGAAGAAGATTTACCGAAAGTTTACTACCCAAGTGAGAAAGAATATGACACCGAGTCTGAGTCAGACACCAAGTCTGAGACTGAGTCTGAGACGGAGTCTGAGACCGAGTCTGAGTCCGAAGATGGCGAAATCAAACAAGACGAAGACGAGCCACCTAGAAAAAGAAGAAAGCTCATCCTCCTCAGTGAAGACGAGACCTAAATGCGAATACCCTGGGTGTTGGTATAAATCATCTAGATATGGCTGTTGTAAGGCACATGTAGATGAAGGTTTAGCGTCGGAAGCTCTATTAGAGCTCAAGTACGGGCGAAAGCAAGAAACTGTAAAGGAATGGAAGAATAGAGTCCTCAGTTCAATATTAGGCTTTTAATAAATATTTACAATATCTTTCATTCAAATTTCCCATAGGCGAATATTCGAAAAATAGATGGACGAGTGCTCCCGTGAGGATGAGCGCTCGCGAATCCTTCACAAATTTAGTAACACCCGTGTATATGACTAATGTAAGAATTCCAATTAGAATAGCCTCAACTAGCACACTCGTAAATGGACGCGCGATCATTTAAAAATACATAAGAAAAAAATTCCTAAGTCGAGAAAGTCTACTATAAATATTAACTATAAAAATGGCCGACATCGCACACCTCACCGACCTCGTCAAATCTCTCATCGATGAAGTGAAAACACTTCGTGTGGAGAATAAACAACTTCACGAAGAAGTAAAATCTATCCGAGAAGAAATGAAACCGAGGCAACGCACCGGTGTAACCAGACAACAAACTGTCAGAGCACAATGTAGTGCAATTGCCGCGTCAAGTGGGAATAGATGTAAATGCAGAGCAAAAGAAGGGAAGTCTGTGTGTGAAAAGCACGACAAACCTCAGCCATCGACGAGTACCGAATCGTCATCACCAAAAAAGAATCCTAAACTTAAAAAAGCTCCCAAAAAGACAAAGAAAGTGGCCCCGATGCACAACCACCCAATTGGTGAACCACCAACTGAAGGGTCTACATGTCAATTGTGTGAAAGACACGGTGATATTTTTGACCCCGCCATCGCAGACGCCGATTTTGAAGTAGTTCCGGAAAATGGGATGAGCATAGAAGACCGCTTGCGGTACATGCTAGAGAATGAAGATGATATATAAAAAATAAATTTGTAATCATTAAAAATGAGCGATCCTATTCGAATCATCATGTCCCTCGTGGACGAATATAAAACTGACATTCCAGAAAGTGTATATTTAGAAATTTGTGATAATCTCAAACACAGCTTCGAGTTCTGTCGACGATGTACCCCTCCCACCATTGAGAATCCGCTTTTAAATCACCATCATTTTTTCGTGTCCAACGTATAATCCAGTATTTATGATGACGTCGTACCCAGCGTCTTTCACATTTTTGCAAAATGCAACATCCTCGGAACACATGTCTCGTATCTCGTCGTCTATCACGTGAAGTTCTCGGTGAAAATAAGGGTACTTCATTTTTTCGAGTACTTCGCGTTTTACCGCCATGAATCCCATGCCAGTGTACGCAACTTTCATATGTTTAGACGCACCTTCGATGTCTTCTACACGTAAAAATTTGAATGACCCGTGTTTTTTGTAATAGTCGATGTTCCACGTTTTTATAGCTGTATAGTGTTTCATGTCTATCATTCTATAAATCCCAGATACAACTGGATATTTATCCGTGTCTTCAATAAGTTCTTCGAGTTGCTCGGGTAAGAAAAATATATCACTATCTATGGTGACCCATACATCATATTCGAGGTCTCCACCAAAAGGCGTTTGGTTTATACCACGAAGTGGATTTAATCCAAGTGTTTTCATTCTAGAAAAAGGTACGAAACTACTATGTTCGTTCATCATTATAAGATTGTATCCCTTCTGTTGCAAATAAATAAATGCATTTGTCCAATTTTTAAGAAATGCACCTGAATATGAATCTCCCGGGAGTGCGATTACAACGGTCTTCATTAAATGAAACTATATAAAAGTCTTTAATAATGTTAAGATGGAACATCTAGTTCGTTTGTTTTATTTTGAGATGAAACGACAATTAGCGCATGCGATGATAACAGAAGGTGTTGGTAAAATCTTGAAAAATGTATATAAAACATTGATGCGTAGTAATGCTAAGAAAAAATGAGAAGACGAACTGTTAAAACTAATGACCCTGACTACATCGTTGATGAATCTGATGATGAACTCGAAGACTACTACAAACCCCCACCTAAACCGTACGTTGGGAATGGGTTCAAGATTACATTTGATAGTCGCGAACAGAAGCATAGATTCATGAAGAAAGTTGGATCTAAATACCTGAGTAAACTTTAGTAGTTTGTAATAATAGGTGGTGGAACATACATTTCAATCTTTTGTGTAAACGCCAAGATTAGAGCTCCGATGACAGCCATTAGTATTGGTGCTATATCCCATTTGGGTTTACTCTTTCGTCCCCATGTGACCGTGAAAAATACACCGAGGAATACAGCGACCGAGCGAAGAAATGCTTCGAGATAAATGTTCATTATTAATATAAATATACATTTTAATTGTGCCTAAGTCAGAAGTAGCCATTGTAATAATCAATTCAAAAAATACAAACCATGATGCACTGTCACTGCTGCGGCTGGGATATTGATTGCGCCATTCAAATGGGATGCATCCATTGCTTTAAGAGGTGCCTCAAACGTGGGGAAGAGGCTGGATTGAATGGGAATACACTCGTAAATTGTGCCAAACATAACTGCCCGGTCATGTTTAGGCATGCTTTGAAAGAATATGTTGAGGGCAGAATACAACCCGAAATTTGGGATATTCCGGGTCGAGAATATGAGGTCATTACTCATGTTATTCAACACAGAAACCCAACTTGGTATCCGTACATTATGGATTTTGTTTCCCATCGCTCAACCAATCTCAGGAATATTGCTCTCTTGAAACTCGCCATCAAGGTTGGTGACACCGCTATCAGCAGTCAAATTTACCCATACTTGAAGCCGAGAACGACCGAAACCGCTACTCGCAAGGACTTGATTGATTTTATGGAATGTGCCGCCTTTAGCGGGCAAATTCACTTGGTTAGATGGGTTGAACAGCATTTTAACGAACGCAGTGATGTTCCGTGGCCGAGTGCCTGGAAGAACAATGGTCGCAGATTAATCGAAATGATTTTCAAGAATAAGGAACGGTGTAAGCGAAGACATCTTGAACCACTCGTTGAGCATTTTGCGCACATATTTGAAAGAATAGAAATTCACTGTTGGGATACGGTCGCAAAATTAATTCTCTCTTTCAAAGACGATTATCCGAATGTTCATCGTTTTGGTGGGGCGTCTCTTTTTGGAATGTTTTGGACTCAGTTAGATGGCAGAAGACATGCCACACCCAGTTGGAAGGAATACTGTATCAGGTGGAGTAAGGTTTACGAATTGGAACATATTCACATGCAATGCCCGGAATGGCCGGCTGATTTCTTAGCGTTGTGCGAATCTACACCGGGTAGAAATTATTCGTGTCGCCATGATGTGATAAGATTCGCCTCGGAGAATGGACTTGAACAGGCTCTCTATGCTCTGGAACCTGAACCTGAAGTGGTCCCCACCCCGATCGTGGAAAAGGAAGCCACGAACCTTCAAAGGGCATTGGCGATCATTGAAGACTGTGAAATTCAAGAGGGAAAGTACCTTGAACTGTGCAATCTTCTCATGGATGTACATAGACGTGGCGTTTGTTAGATTTAAAATGTAATATTATCATAGGTAGTAAGATGCACATACAAGATTATGTGATGAAAAAGCTTACGTTATGTGAGAAGTTTAGGGCGTGGATACTAAAAAGAAGGGCAAGAATATACGAAAAGAAAATGGATCGTCACATCATCAGAGCTTTCAATAATAATATGAAAGCGTGCAGGCACGAGGACCTTCTTAAAAAGTCGGATGAGGAATACTACGATTTCGCCAAAAAAATGAATACGAAATATTCCTAAGTCAACTTAAAGACCCTTAAAAGTCAATTCAAAATGCGCTGCCAAGACTGCAAAACGTGCTTATCTGCTATTAAAAAAGGACACACAGAATGTGTTATGTCTTTCGATTATAGGAAATGCAAGAATGCTTTGATTGAAGCCGCTAAAGCAAAACAGCTTCATGTATACAACGCTCTCAAAGAAATGCATTGGATTCGGAATTTGAACCCCTCCCTTATCGATGACTGGGATACCCTTGGAACTCATCTTATCTTGAATAATTGGTATGATCAATATCATGAAATGTATAGACCCATCATTCAAGAAAGACCCTCTGGTATGGAGCCGCGGCGCAAACAACACGTGCGAAACGTTGTGAATGCGTGTATTAAATCCAATGACTTACAAACTCTCCGCAAATACGTGTATGCGACTTCTGTGGTTGGTAATGATTGGACGCCCGCTCATTTCTATGTGGCACACTATGGGTATCAAGTTCCGGGACCACGGATTATGGATTCTTATATATCTGAAGATGATATGATGTATACGATGGAATTGGCTGTTAAATCCAAGAATAAGGATATCATTAAGGAAGTGTATGGATGGTTTCAAAACAGAAGCATCCATTGGAATACGTGGGATTTTGATTATGCGATTGAAACCGGTGACATCTCTGTTTTGTTTCAAGTCATCGAATTATGGAGAAATTGCCCGGATGGAATGAGAGGGGTTGGAATCCAAATGAAATTGGCCACTATCGCAAAAAGTCGCTTAGATATGTTAAAGTTGTTGGATGATTTCCTTCCTAACAAGGAATACCCAGAGAATATGATGCGCCAGATTAATTACAGCAGAGGTCAATCTACCAGAGACAGACGAAAGATGGCTTCGTATGTATCCCAAAAGATGCTTGAGCTAGGACAAACGCACGCTAGTAACCAAGCGGAGGAGCGACGAATTGAGCGGGAGAGAATTGAACAGCGCCAAGCCACCACTACGCCCGTAGCCCCCGCGCAAGAAAGACCCACCAATCTCCAAAAAGCATTGTCTCTGATTGAGGATTGCGAAATTCAAGAGGGAAAGTACCTCGAAATATGTAATCTTCTAATGGACGTTCACCGAAGAGGGGTTAGAGCATAGAATATAATAGAAATAGCCATGTAAAAAATATGTAACGAATAAAAACATGCACCTAAAAATAATATTAAAGAATAGGGTTTTGTAGCATATAATGGATAATGTGAAGGAATGTTCAAAGTGTCATGAAATGGAGGAGCACAGTAGGAACAGGTCGAGACTGAATGGACTACAGGCATATTGTAAAAAGTGTGAGAAGGCGCACCGCGACAAACCCGAAATTAAAGAAAGGAAGAAGGTGAACAACGCCGAGTACCATGCCAAACCGGAAAACAGAGAAAGGAGGAAGGTGCGCGACGCCGAGTACTATGCCAAACCGGAAAACAAAGAAAATAAGAAGGCGCGCGACGCCGAGTACCGTGCCAAACCAGAAAACAAAGAAGAGAGGAACGCGCAGGTGAGGGAACGCCGCAAAAACGATCCGGTGTTCCGCGCCAGGGAGTGTCTGAGAACGTTACTACGCGAGTTCCTCGACGGGACATCGAAGAGTGAGCGCACAGAGGAACTACTCGGGTGTTCCTATGAACAATTCGTTGAGTACCAACGCGCGATCGCGTCGCCCGAGGTTATAGCCGCCCTCGCCGCCGGTGAAAAGATCGATCACGATCACAACGTACCCATGACCGTCAAGGGACTCGATCCTCGGATTGAATCCCATCGTCGCGCGATGTGTCATTATACGAATTATTTCTTGCTCGAAAGCCTGGTAAACGTTCGAAAGCGGAACCACACCCCTGAAGGATTCAATTTCGCCGCGTGGCTCGAGGAACAAACGCAGCGCATAGCCGCGTGTGAGGGAAAGACACCCATGGAAACCATCGAACAAAATAGAGAATACATAGACGCCACCCACGCGTTTGCGGATCGATTCAGAGAACCTTCCTCTCTCACACCATAAAGGACTCGCCGGCAAGAGATAAAAACTCTATTGATTAATCTCCATATATAAAATAATTCTATCCTCATCTGACAGATTTTCTGCCCAATGTGGTTTCCTCGCGTCTAGAACAATATGTTTCCCATTTTCTTCTATGACGTCCCCACTCTTTGAGTGGTGTAGAATACAGTACCCATATGGTACAATTAGACCTAGATGATATGTAAATTTATAGTTAGGACCTACGTCATCAGTGTGTAATTTTAGTTTTACGCCACCTTTCATGAGTGAAAATCCAGCAACTTTAATGCCTTTGATAGAAGACAGGAGTGCATGTGTTTTGGGGCACATCTCAGAGTTTCCAATCACTGGGTGTCCATCCCACACGAGTGGCCAACTTATCCATTCCTCGGCCACGTGATCTTGACCACCCTTAAGCCACCCATGTTTACCAGAAGCATACATAGTCACAACATCCTTGAGATGTTCTGACCCAACCCATTCACCCTCTTTTCTTGGTTTTTCTGATATGAATGTATTGGGTAGATTTTTTACTTCCTCTCGTATGGTTTTGTAATGGTGCTTTAAGTCTTTGATAAGCATCTTATGGATATGTCTATTTATTTTTTTATGTATCTATAATAAATGACCCTTAAAAATCAATTCATAAATGAAAAACTTATGAAGCAATTCAACAAGGAAATTAAATCTGTGAAAAGAGAACTCGACTTTATCATGAAGAGTATAAATTCAATGACACCGAAGACGCGTCCCAGAACTGCAAAGAAAAAGTCTGCGAAGAAGTAAATGTACTCTTTATTGTGTAAACCAATAATACTTCCACCTCCATCACCACAATCAAATGATGTTATGATGATGGGCGTGAAAACGTGTAGAATAGTAATAGTTCGTCCTTCTCAAAAAGAAAATGTATATGAACTTGAACTGATAGAAAATGTACCACCAGTTACAGTGGACTAAAGAAATAACACTACATATACGTAAGTATGAATGATGAACTGAAAACAGTCATGCGTCTCATAGACAAGAACTCTGATAAATTGCCAGAAGGTGATTATCTTGAGTTATGTAACACTATGCGTGACATTTATAGGGGTTATACGCCCGAACCACCGATAATAGCGAGAAGTGTATTCGAAGAAGGTATATCTTTAGAAGATGTAGAACTTGGTGAAGATGAATTGCGTTATTTTTATGAGCATTACGAACATCGCATGAGAACCATAGATGTACGTCTTAAGAGAGCAGAACTAGACATGATTAATAAAATCATAAAGGAATCTGCACCAATCAGGCGCATCACAAAAAAGGTTCAAACTCAAGTGATTGACCACTTTTGTAAAATAAATGAATTGAATCTCCCCGAAAATACCATAGAGTGTTTTAATACATATACCAGCGCATGGAGTGAAATCGAAGACTTGTGTCCAGGGTATGTATCTACGGAAAATAAATTTAATGAATTTATTATACGTGACCTAAACACAAGAGTTCGTGAACTTAGTGGTGAAATGGAGTTGATAGGTGACGGTTTTATTTAGATTTGTAATTTTGATATCTTTTGTGTAAGTGATTTTACTGGAGACAGTTTTGCCTTTTTTCGTGATGTTTTATCTGGTGACCTCTTCCTTTTTTTACTTGGTTCTGTTTTTTGTTTCTTTTTGTCTACAGATTTACTCAACGATGCCGGACGTTTTTTTGATTTTCGCATCGCTTCTTTTTTTCTTTGTTCGAGCATTTTTAATTGTGTACTCGTTCTAGCCGCGTATTTAGTTGTAGAACTCGATACTTCGTCTGATGGTACGTTTTTGACACCTCTACATGATGCTACGATGTAAATAGCTTCTTCATTTGGATTTTCGTTTAAAAATGTAGATACACGCTTTTTTGGTGGTGTAGTGGGTGTGTTTATATTCATCATATTATGAGTTTCTTTTCTCAATCCCTTCTTGAGTGCGGGTTGTGGTAATTCATATATACCGGTCCAAAAATATCTATCGTGAAATGCCAGAATTGTATCCGGGAATTGTTCTGTTTCTTTGAGAAGTGTAAATTTTTTAGGTAAATTAGAAAGAAGTTGTTTTATGCTTGACTTATCACCTAATTTACGTGCGAGAGCTTCTGCGCCAGTGTATGTTAGTGTCTCACCCAAATCTACTGGGAGTATTAGATTTTTACCAGTGGGTACACTCCTTATAGATTGTGAAGGAGAATAGTCTTTGCCGTGTGCGAGCACAAAGTATACTGGTATTTTACCATCTATTGCCTTTTCTAACAAAGTCTGTGGCATTCTTAAAATATACTCACAAAAAAATATCATATATATGTAAGATGTCAGAAGAGATATGCAGTGCCAATCCAAATGACACACGATGTTCGTGTTATAATATCATTAACCGAGATTGTGACGCTAACCCAGACATACCAGGATGCAAAGAGAGTAATGCATGGAGGGACTCTCTTGTTGATGCAATTCCAGATAAAGAAGAATTTAAAGGACAGAAGGATATCGCCGTGAGAGAAATACAATCAAGGTATCACTGTGGTAACCGAGCATGCAGTGATGATAAATATTTACCTCCTGAATATTATGATCTCATCGACGTGGGTAGGTGCGACTTTCAACTGAATATATGTGCTTCTGATGTGAACGTCGGTGAAAGTATAGATACTAAATATTTCAGAGACTGTTCGATAAATGAAGTTGCGTTCCAAGATCTTGATTCGGTATATGCACAAGATGCAAGTGTTCAGGCGATTCTAGGTATCAGAACTGGAGAAAATGCGTCACTCATAGCCGCAAAAAACAAGAAACTACAACTTGAAATTAGAGCCAATGAACGCGAAAAAGAAGCCGAACGACAAGCTTCCGCTGATGCGGGACAATTGACTCGCCTAGATGCTATAGAAGACGTGAGACAAGCACAACAAGAAAAGAAAGAAAATAGAAACCGTTTAATTCTGATACTCGCCGCAGTGGCTATATTGTTAGTGCTGGCAATTTTAAATGTTTAGTACTTATAAGATGTCGGAGTTGGTCGACGAAGCATTCTGTGCACAGGATGCAAACAAGAATGACGAAAGATGCTCATGTTACAATGTCGTTATGCGAGATTGTGAAAATGAGCGCAATATCCCTGGGTGTAAAGAATCCATGGATTACGTAGACGATACATTGTCTAACATACCAGAAACACAGGGACCGCACAAGGCAGTCGCCCGCTTAGAACTTATGCAACGTTTGTATTGTCCTGGTAGAGTGTGTGTAGGTGCTAATAAATATAAACCACCTATCATGGATGATTTAAGAAAGACATCTCCATGCGGGTTTAGTTTAGATATATGTGTTCAAAACACAGAAATAGATACCGCAGTAGACACAGAAGTGTTTAACGAATGTAAGATTAATGAAAACTTCATCGGTACCGACCCCTGGGAACTTGAATTTGACGAAGATGAAAAAGAGGATATCGCGCGTCTAGCTGGTGAACGCGCGGACCGACTAGAAGTGAAAAGGGCGGAATTAGAAGAGAGAAAACTCGTACGCGAACAAGCTGAAAAACAGAATAAAATGTATACATACGTGGGTATAGCAATTTTTGTACTCATATTACTCTTTCTGATACTTAAATAATTTCTCATTCAATATAAAGAGATGCCATGTCGGCGATGAGACTGGTAATCATTCTCGTTATATTGATCGGTCTCGGATTTTTGGGTATGCAGATAACTGCAGACACAGGTGACGAAGATAAATTAGCTGTCGCTCTCGATGAAGCTACTAAAACGGCCATCGCCAAGGGTGAATTTACAGTCCCAGAGGGAGTCACATTCGTCGAGTCAAAAGATTGTGAAGGGACCCAATGGATAAAACAGCAGAGCTGTTCTTTGAATGGTAAACCAATGGATGGTACAGAGGGAAGTTGTGGTCCAGGCAAAGAGATTTGGATTCTTGACTCGACACACGCAGATTTCAAACCAGCGACGGGTGACGGAAAGTGTGAACCCGAAGAACGAGACTGTAATGTCGAGTGTCCTAAACCGTGTGAAGGAGACACATGGATAGAAGGTGCATGTGTCCGTAAAGAGATAAAAGACGGTGCAATCATAGAAACCGTTCTAGATGGCACGACCGGTAAATGTGGGGACGGTATCACGACTTTTAAGTTAGATAAAACTGCACCCGATTATAAACCCCCTATTGGAAGTGGTGCATGTGTTACTGAAAAGGGTGGCGCGTGTAATGTTCCGTGCCCTGTACCTGAACCACCTAAATGTGTAGAGTATGCACCGGGATGGCAAAATAACGACATGGGGTGTGTGAGGAGTCAAACAGATTTAAGACCTGTGCGTTGTGGAAAAAAAGGTACTAAAAATCAATACAAAATACCACTCGATGCGGCAAATTGTCCAGAGTTGACACAATGGGTGGAGTGTGAAGGTCCTCCATGTCCCGTAAACTGCGAAGGGTCTTGGTCTAACTGGAGTGCACCAAAGTCTGACGAACCATGTGGTGTGCAACCCTATAGAGAACGTACATACACCATAACAACACAGGCCGCGCATGGTGGATATCAATGTGACTATCCACATGGTGACACCGAACGGCGTAATTCTGGTTCACCCAAAGTGTGCTGTGAGCAGCAGGGTAATTGGGCCATGGTTGGTGCATGTTTGGCTGATGGAACTGCCAAGTATACACAAACGTATAAAGAAAATAAACCGGGTGGGTGTCCATCAAGTGCAAAGGCAAAGTTTATGCCGTGCTGTTATCAAAAAAATGATTGGACGGATAAGACTGGGTGTAATTCTATGGGTAGAAAAACACAACAGCAAACAACAGCTGGAAATTGTCCAGACAGTGTAAAGACGAGAAAGGTGGATTGTCCATACGTTGGACCATGGGTTAAAATAGGTGGATGTGGTGCAGATGGTAAACAGTATTACAGAAGAGACGTTGTAAACAGCGGAGCAACCATGAGTAAAACCGAAAATTGTTGTTTTATTGGAGGGTGGGGTGGATGGACCCCGAGTGGTGATTGTGACGGTTCGAAAAGGATACACACACGCACAAGAACGGTGTTAAATTGCCCGCCAGGTACATCAACGACTGAAAGTCAACAGAGAAATTGTAATGATTGCGAAGGTAAATGGGTAGAGGGAAGTATGCGAAATAAATTTATCAGTCAAATCAGTACCCGACACGGGGCCACAAGATATCACGATAAAATGAAAACTTATACATATAAAATATCAAAACCAGCTTCGAATGGTGGAAGATCGTGTCCACACAAAGAGGGTGAAAAGAAAGAAGAGAAGATAGGTGAATGTGAAACGGGTCGGATAAGGTACCGGGATCGCTGTTAATACCCAAACAACAAACTATTTTGTAATAATTTCTCATTCAATATAAAGAGATGCCATGTCGGCGATGAGACTGGTAATCATTCTCGTTATATTGATCGGTCTCGGATTTTTGGGTATGCAGATAACTGCAGACACAGGTGACGAAGATAAATTAGCTGTCGCTCTCGATGAAGCTACTAAAACGGCCATCGCCAAGGGTGAATTTACAGTCCCAGAGGGAGTCACATTCGTCGAGTCAAAAGATTGTGAAGGGACCCAATGGATAAAACAACAGAGCTGTTCTTTGAATGGTAAACCAATGGATGGTACAGAAGGAAGTTGTGGTCCGGGCAAAGAGATTTGGATTCTTGACTCGACACACCCAGATTTCAAACCAGCGACGGGTGACGGAAAGTGTGAACCCGAAGAACGAGACTGTAATGTCGAGTGTCCTAAACCGTGTGAAGGAGACACATGGATAGATACGGGTACGTGTATTAGAAAAGAGTATGATACCACTGGTAATCTCAAAGAGATTGTTTTGAATGGTACCAAAGGTAAGTGTGGCGAGGGTATCACAACTTTTAACTTAGATAAAACGGCACCCGATTATAAACCCCCCATTGGAAGTGGTTCATGCCCAGTGACAAAAGGTGGAGCGTGTAATGTACCATGTCCAGAACCAGAGCCCCCAAAATGTAACAATTATACAGGATGGGTAGAGAACACTGGTCTTGGATGCGTTATCACCGAGGATAGTCAAATAAAAGTTGCGTGTGGTCAAAAAGGCAAGAAGATGTTTTATAACATCGCAACAAATCCAGCAGAGTGCCCGGAACTTATTAAGTGGGAAGAATGTACGGGCGCACCTTGTCCCATTGATTGCGAAGGGTCTTGGTCCAATTGGGGTGCACCGAAGTCAGACGAACCATGTGGTGTGCAACCCTATAAAGAGAGAATTTTTACCATAACAAAACAGTCACAATATGGTGGTAAAGCGTGTGATTATCCACATGGTGACACCGAACGGCGTAACTCTGGTTCACCCAAAGTGTGCTGTGAACAGCAGGGTAATTGGGCCATGGTTGGCGCATGTTTGGCTGATGGAACTGCCAAGTATACACAAACGTATAAAGAAAATAAACCGGGTGGGTGTCCATCAAGTGCAAAGGCAAAGTTTATGCCGTGCTGTTATCCAAAAAATGATTGGACGACATAACACAGTGTAACTCAGTGGGTAAAAAACACAAAAGCAAACGACAGCTGGAAACTGTCCAGACAGTGTAAAGACGAGAAAAGGTGGATTGTCCATACGTTGGACCATGGGTTAAAATAGGTGGATGTGGTTCAGATGGTAAACAGTATTACAGAAGAGACGTTGTAAACAGCGGAGCAACCACGAGTAAAACCTGAAAATTGTTGTTTTATTGGAGGGTGGGGTGGATGGACCCCGAGTGGTGATTGTGACGGTTCTAAAAGGACACACACACGCACAAGAACGTTGTTAAATTGCCCGCCAGGTACATCAACGACCGAAAATCAACAGAGGGATTGTAATGATTGTCGAAGGTAAATGGGTAGAGGGAAGTGTGCGAAATAAATATATCAGGCAAACCAGTAACCGTGGTCACTACAACATATTACGATAGATTTAAAACTTCTACATATAAAATAACTAAACCAGCGACGAATGGTGGAAGATCGTGTCCACACAAAGATGGTGAAAAGAAAGAAGAGAATCTGGGTCAATGTAAAAATCGGGGGATGTCATCCACCGTGATGCCCCGATGTTAATACCCAAACAACAAACTATTTTGTAATAATTTCTCATTCAATATAAAGAGATGCCGTGTCGGCGATGAGACTGGTAATCATTCTCGTTATATTGATCGGTCTCGAATTTTTGGGTATGGATAATGAACCATGGTTTGATGTAACGAAAAAAATTAAACAATAAATAATATTTTAAATTATTATGCAATCATCACAATTGTCTTTACCTATAATATATTTGTGGTGAAATACAGTACTCTGGTATGACACGCGATGATATAGATGAAATACATTCGATAGAATTAGAAGTATATGATACAATATACGAGGTTCCAACTAAATTATTTAAACGCAGATTACTCGAAGTCTGCCCGGAGCTGTGTATGGTCGCCAGAGATGAAAATAATGAAATAATCGGTGCAATGTATGGCGCTTTAATGGATGGAACATCTATAACTATGCATAAAATAAACAAAGGTCATAATCCAGGGGGTGATAGCTTATTTGTGTATTCAGAGTGTATCAGAAATGATATGAGGGGTTATGGAATTGGAAACGAAATAAGTAAATATTATTATAACGAATGGGTAAAATATGGAGATAAAATAAAGTATGCTTCAACCTGTGTTAGACGTAGACATATAGGGTGGATGGAAAAGTTGGGTTTCTCATATGTAGGTTTTTCTGCTACACTTGTTGGAAATGAACCGTGGTTTGATGTAATGAAAAAAATCCAACAATAAATAATATTTTTAAATGAATATGCAATCGTCGCCGTTTTGTCTACCAATATATACACGTAATGATAAACATAGACACGGTATCTCTACATACAGGGCACCATGTAAAAATAATAATTTAAAACCCAGAAGTAAATTTTCTACCTCCTTTTCCCCTTATACTCATATACGCCTCGAGGATGATACTATTGTATCACTCAAAGATATTAAACTTAATGATGTAATAAAGGGTGGTATAGTCGTTAATACCATTTTGAAAATAAGAAACGTAGACATGGTTCCATTTTATAAAGTTTTAAGTGAGGAATTAAACGAATACATATATGTAACCGGTTGTCATTTTATAAGAGAAAGTGGTAAATTTATCAGAGTCAGAGACTCGCCGAGCGCACAGTTAACAGATATTATTGAAGATATGTTCATATGTTTAATTACGAGTACACATCATATACCTATAGGTGAACATACCTTTTGGGATTGGTCAGATTTTTGTGAATCGTGTAATGATGGAAATATACCACAGGAATTTTTTGTGCGTGATAGATTTAATAAAGTTTAATTTTCTTATATTATATAAATGGGTATAAATGGTACTCCCAGTATGAGTCAGGTTGCCGCTGAATTTGGTGGTTCAGTTCCACATTCGTTAAATGAATATTATGGAGTTCGATTCGCAAATGGTGGTAGCTCGCCGTATAGTGGTACTATAAGTCTCAATCATTTTAGAAATATGAGTAAATACAATCCTCCATCGTCGTGGTGTTTCTCACCTGATACAAAAATAAAACTTGAAAATGGAAATGTTATAAACATAAAAGACGTAATGCTCGGTGATATACTCGAAGGTGGTGTATCTGTAAACGTTACATTACAAATTAGAAATATAGATAAAGTTCCATTTTATAAATTATTTAATAGTGCATTGAATGAATATATATATGTTACCGGTTCACATATGATAAAGGAAGGTGGCGACTTTGTACGTGTTGATCAATGTGCAAGTGCCGAATTATCAGACGTAATTAATGACTCCTATATTTGTCTAATCACCGATAATCATAAAATACCAGTAGGTGAACACACTTTCTGGGATTGGGCAGACCAATGCGATGTGTGTGATGTTACAATTCCAAAATAAAAAAATACATCTATTTAATAATGACAACTGGTTTTTATAAAATTCCAGTGTTTAATTTTAATGTAATTACACGAGAAGAAGGTGATTATATTAAAAATAAAGCTGAACCACTTTTATCAGATACGGCCGCATCCGTATCTGGATATATAAATCATAATGTGTGTAAATGTGAAAGTGCAAAATTATCACATAAAGATGATAATGTGCTAAAAGATATATTATACAAAATAACAAAAAATACAGCTAATTGTGAGAACATCGAAGTATTTCGATTTAAATCCAGTGATTTTATTAATTTTATACAGGATGGATGTACTTATATTAAAAACAAAAGGGTTAAAACTTATTATATTCCATTAGTAGAAGATACAGAATATGAGGGGGGAGAAATATTATTCGAAATGATAAATAGAATGTATAAGTTGGTATTTGGTTCTGTTCTTAGCTTTGATACAATCAATGAAGATGGCACTGTAACACTTGAATCAGTGCATTCACACGAACAAGTAAAATCAGGTGAAAAATGGATATGTAAACTATGCACTAGAGAAAATGAAATAAGTGAGATGGGTGATATTATAAATTTAGATTTGAGTTATTCTCGTATAACACTTGATGATGTAGATGAAATAAAATTAATTGAGAGAAACACTTTTTATGATCAGGAACTTGTACCATCAAAAGAATATACTGAAAAATTTGTAAAAGAATGCCCCGATTTAACGATGATTGTGCGAGACCAAAATGGGAAAATAATTGGTGGTATGTACGGTGGTCTCACCAAAGGCACAAAAATGACGAATGAGATAATGGATGCCGGTCATAATCCAGAAGGCGATGCCTTAATGGTTTGTTCGATGTTTGTGACTGGAGAATTAATCGGAAAAAATGTTGGTAGGAAAATTGCTAATTATTACTATGATGAGTGGATATTAAATTTTAAAAATGGTTTAAAAAGACCTATAAAATACTTTTCAACTGCTTTGCGCGAACAACACATAAAATGGATGGAGGGAATGGGATTTGTATGCACAGGTAAATCCGAGGTTGTTTACGGTAAAGGTGTGTGGTACGATTTTCATAAAATTGTGTAAAAATCACTAAATATAATTGCATCTTTTATATTAGAGATAATGTCTATAGTTCCAGACATTTTAAAAATTTCTAATACAGAAGATTTTATATGTATGGTATCAAAATATGACATAAAGTGGTCTAAAAGTAAAATAAAAACACAAACATTTGATATTTCTAGATCTCTCATACAATTGGGTATCATACCAAGATACGAAAGCGTTTCTATATTTGCAGGAAATTCACCCGAGTGGGTAATGTTTTTACTGGGTACAATAATTGCTGGTTCAAAAGGTTCTATTTTACATTATAGTTCTAATTACAATACATGTGAATATATACTAAATGATTCTGTGAGTCGCGTGATATTTGTAGATAGTAGACAGAGACTTGATTTAGCTATAAAAGCAAAGAGTAAATGCACTAGACTTAAACATATAGTTTTGATGAAGGGGTGTGATGAATTACTAGTTGGTGCCCCTTCTTATGTGTATGGATGGGAACATTTTATTGAACTCGGAAAAAGGATACGCCACGAAATTGTATACGAAAGAATCGATGCACAGAAACCATCGGACTGTTGTATGCTTGTGTATACATCTGGTACTACCGGAAATTCGAAAGGTATTATGTTGTCACATGATAATATAATATGGACTACAAAAGCTCATATAGAACATAATCCAATCTTATTAAGCGAAAAAATGCGAATGTTATCGTTTTTACCGATTAGTCATATAGCACCCATAATGTTTGATATATTTGTTCCTCTAATGTGCAATTATATATATAACATTGAATCAACCGTGTTTTTTTCAAGTAAATGTAACATAGATGTAGACGAATTAAAAAGAGTTAGACCAACTGTTATATTCGGGGTTCCGCGTGTATGGGAAAAACTAGCAGATATATCTAAAAAAATAGAACCAAAATATGAAGGTATTATCTATAGAAAAATGAAAGAAATATGCAAGGAGTCTCATATAAATAGGCAAATATCAAGTCATAAAGTCAATTCGCCTTTTGCTAAATATGCTACATATTATATGAAATCACGAATCCAAACTGAATTGGGTTTGAATGAATGTAAACTCTGTTTTACTGGTGGTGCACCCACAAATCCAAATATTTTTGAATATTTTTCAGAAATTGGAATAGACATAATAGGTGCGTATGGTATGTCTGAGTTATCAGGATCACAGTGTTATTCTAAACCAGAATCATTCATAGATGGATATTCTGGATTACCGGTTCCGGGTACTGAAGTTAAAGTAGAACCCGCTACAGGTGAATTGTGTTTTAGGGGAAGACAGGTGATGCTTGGATACAATGGTGATAAATCGCCGTGTATAGATGAAGATGGGTGGTTTCACTCGGGTGACATTGGCGAAATACACGAATCTGGACACATTAAAGTTACTGGTAGAAAAGATGATATTATAGTCACGTCATATGGAAAAAACATAAATCCAATTCCAATTGAAAATTATTTGAGAACTAAGTGTGACGATATACAAGATATACTGATTATAGGTAGTTCTAGAAAATATCTATCTGCAATGTTTTCATTAAAAGCAGGTGGGTGTGTTAAATCTGTGTTAGAGTGCATTGATGTGTATAACATGGAAGTATCGGGTGACAGGTGTGAAATAATACACCGCACCATGTATACAAAAGATATATTTACGATAGAAGGCGGCGAAATTACACCATCAAATAAAGTTAGGCGATTTAATATTTTAGAAAAATATAGGGATGAAATTGAAGGAATGTATTATAATTTTTATTAAAATTTTACTATGCTAATTTTCCACCCGACTTAATCTCGTGTTCCATTTGTGCGATAGTAAATGGATAGAACGTTAATCCAGAGAATATGTCTTCAAATGCATTACCATACACATTTCGTTTGTCGCGCAGATCTTTACGCATCTTTGCGACAATTGAAACAAATGCGAGATACATTAGCCACCCCCATTGAATTAGCCCCATCACGGAACTTAGATGCAACAAACAAAGAAAGTGCCATCCATTGGAAAAAGTTTGCCGATAGACCAATAATTGTTGCCATGTAGGGAGTGTATTCACACTCCAAAGCCGTGTTTTTGATAGATTTAAATGGGAAAACGATTGCTCTCAGAACAGCGAGGCTTCTTTCTTTACGGGATGGTGCATTTGGATGCTTTGATTCTGGATCAAAACCTTCGAATACATCGAATACGTTTGTATTGAATGATTTTCGCGAAGATGTAATCTTTTCGTCGCCAGTTTCGAGTTTGAGAGTTCTGAATAGAGATACACAAAGGAAGCACATGGCTATCGTGTATGGGAATGTTGCTACAATTGCAACACCTTGAATAACTCTGAGACCGCCACTTACGACGAGTGCATGGGCAAGAGCACCTTCAGTACACGCCCAGTATAGCTTCTGAAGTGGGGGTGGATTTTCGTAACCCTGAGATGCAATTAAATCATCGACATAAGAACCAGAATCAGATGAAGTAGTGAAATATAAAATAACACTGACGAGTACCAACAATTGAAACCATTTAGTCAAAGCACCATATGGTTCCATGATGTCTAGAATTTGGTCGGGTCTGGATCTGCACGAGAGTGCATAATAACCTTCTGATGCAAGTTGTAACGCCGCTTCACCGACCGGTTTGTTATTGACGTAGCCAAGTGCGGTACAGTTAATAGAACCAGTCGACCAGTCGATTTGTGCATCTTTTCCAATTGTGTATTCAACAATTCGCTGCATTTTAATACCGAGTGTACCAAGAATGTTGCGATTAATAAACATAAATGTAATTGGAGCGAGTAGACCACCTTTTACAACTTCGCCCACTGTTCTACCTCTGGAGATACGAGCAATGAAGGTTCCAACAAATGGAGCCCAGGCGAGCCACCAAGCCCAGTAGAATACAGTCCATGAGTTCATAAAGTTATACGGAGAACGACTACCCCATGCTTCGTCTTGAAGAATAGATGTATCGAGTCGTGTACTATCGAAGTTTGTCATAGCTGCTACATCAGTCGACTTTGACATGCCCCACGTTAATCGTTCCCATGAACCCTTGTCGGTGAGTTGACCAGTGAAACTAGCCCACGTTTCACAGTCCCAACTGAGAGTGAACAGCCATTGAATGTAATGTCCAAGTGTTTGAACATACGAATTGAATATAAGCCCCGGGTTATCCGCACACACAAGACCCGCCATAAGAGTGATTCCACTGAAAAATGCAAGCCTCGCGAGATTCTTAATGCCAGACTTGAGACCAATGAGAACAGAAATAGATGCCGCGGCGGTAATTAACCAAATGATAGCCAATTGTGTTGCTTGTGCATTTGCATCAATGGTTGGATTGAGACGATTCAGTGCCGTACCAATCGCAGCCACACCCAAACCGAGAGATGTGCATACACCGAATGTAGTGGTTGAGATAGTAAGGGCATCAATGATGTCACCCACAAGTCCATTTACACTATCGCCAATCAATGGTTGGAAAGCGTAACGCATAGCCATTGGTCTTCCTTGTCTGAAGCAAACAATTCCAAGAAGAATACCAATTACAAGATAAGGCACCCATCCATGTAATCCATTCTGATAATATGAAATGAGCATTGCCATTTGAGCGCGTTGGTCATCATTTATAAACGGAATTTTGACGGCATTGTTATTTGAACGGTAGAACCAAATGGGCTCGGCAACACCGAATGAGAAAATTCCAACACCTGTTCCACAAGAAAATAGTAACGAAAACCACGTGAAATCAGAAAAATGTGGTTTTTCACCATCTTTACCCAATCTAACGTCTTTGTATTTTGTAAATAGTAGACCGAATATGAATAAGAGCCATATGTTACGCGAACATATGTAAAGCCACGTGAAATTGATAGTAACCCATGACTTCCAATCACCCAATTGTTTAGTCGCATTTATTTCGTCATTGAGTGTCCATCCAATGAACCCCCACATGATAGCAGAAGCAAATAGAGATGTTACCCAGTTACATCTCAAAACACGATATCCTTTAAAATCTAAACTCAACCATCTATTCTTACGAACAAAACGGGTCAAGTTAGATTCTTTTGAAAAATCACAATCATCTATAATTTCATGTTTGTTCAATATGGTCTCTTCCATGTCTACTTGATATATCTTATACGCACCTATTCTATAAGTACCTACCCCCCCACGACTCACGAGTGTTTCCCCACGCTCGATGGACTCACGTTTCCCACGCTCGATGGGTGTTTCCCCACGCTCGATGGGTGTTTCCCCACGCTCGATGGGTGTTTCCCCACGCTCGATGGGTTTCCCCACGCTCGATGGGTGTTTACCGAAGCGTACGAGAACACGCGGTACGCGGTCGTTCGTGGTTTCGGTTGATTTAGACATGGGATATATTTTACAAGAAATCTTAAAAATTTACAAAAACTTTTTTTATTTTTTTGAAAACTTTTCAAAGAAGAAAGTGTTGAAAAAAATAATTTTTTTATTTTAGAATTCTAGAGAAATCCTAGCGGGATAGAGGAACATAGAGAACACCAAAGCAATTCACGGCGATGGTGATTTTGCCTCGGTATGGCCCGACCCGTCTTTAGACATGGTTTTGGTCTCGGCCCTACATGGAGATAGATTTTCAAGGATATAAATTTACAAAAACTTTTTTTATTTTTTTGAAAACTTTTCAAAGAAGAAAGTGTTGAAAAAAATAATTTTTTTATTTTAGAATTCTAGAGAAATCCTAGCGGGATAGAGGAACATAGAGAACACCAAAGCAATTCACGGCGATGGTGATTTTGCCTCGGTATGGCCCGACCCGTCTTTAGACATGGTTTTGGTCTCGGCCCTACATGGAGATAGATTTTCAAGGATATAAATTTACAAAAACTTTTTTTATTTTTTTGAAAACTTTTCAAAGAAGAAAGTGTTGAAAAAAATAATTTTTTTTATTTTAGAATTCTAGAGAAATCCTAGCGGGATAGAGGAACATAGAGAACACCAAAGCAATTCACGGCGATGGTGATTTTGCCTCGGTATGGCCCCGCACGGGTATACACGAAATGAGACCAACGGACGAGCTTAGACATATAAACGGCATAGGTCTCATTTACAGTAGGGTTTGTGCTTATATAGGGACATACACGAAATGAGACCAACGGACGAGCATAGGCATAATGGACTCACAATATGACGCGTCCTGGAGATTGCGCAAAATCCCAGGTGAATTATTTTCTTAGCTATATAACGAGAGAGAGTATGACCCGACCCGTGGTAAGCAACAAAAATCAGCCCTAATTCCAGCCCAGAAATACGGGCAATTTTTGTCTGATGTTC